AGTCTGCTTCTGAATCTAGTTCTGTAAGCCCATCTGCTTCAGTATCGGCATCTGAGTCTGCTTCTGAATCTAGTTCTGTAAGCCCATCTGCTTCAGTGTCTGCCTCTGAATCTAGTTCTGCATCGCCTTCTGGAAGTTCATCAGAGTCTGCTTCAGAGTCTCCTTCTGTAAGCCCATCGGCCTCAACGTCAGCTAGTGAGTCTGCTTCTGAATCTAGTTCCGTAAGCCCATCGGCCTCAACTTCTGCTTCTGAGTCTGCTTCTGAGTCTAGTTCTGTAAGCCCATCGGCTTCGGCATCAGCTAGTGAGTCTGCTTCAGAGAGTGCGTCTAATAGCCCTTCTACGTCTGCTTCGGAATCAACCTCAGAGAGTTCTTCTGAGAGTCCTAGTGTATCGCCATCGTCCTCAGAGAGTGCTTCATCGTCGGCTTCCGTATCGGCTAGTGAGTCGGCTTCTGAATCTAGCTCAGTAAGCCCATCGGCTTCTGTATCGGCATCAGAAAGTAGTTCAGAAAGTAGTTCAGAAAGTAGTTCAGAGTCTCCTTCAGTAAGTCCATCTGCTTCCATATCAGCTTCTGAGTCTGCTTCTGAATCTAGTTCTGTAAGCCCATCGGCTTCCATATCGGCTAGTGAGTCGGCATCAGAGTCTACATCAGCTTCAGCTTCAGCTTCTGCTAGTGAGTCGGCTTCTGAATCTAGTTCTGTAAGCCCATCGGCCTCAACTTCTGCTAGTGAGTCGGCTAGTGAGAGTAGTTCAGAAAGTAGTTCAGAGTCCCCTTCTGTAAGCCCATCGGCTAGTGAGTCGGCTAGTGAGAGTAGTTCAATATCTCCTAGTGCTTCTGAGTCGGCTTCTGAATCAACTTCGCCTTCTGCTAGTGAATCTAGTTCTGAATCTGCTTCAGCTTCTCCTTCAATCCCTACTAATGAGGATTACTCAAGTGAAGAGAATGCTACATTATCTTCAGATGATAGTGATCTTGGGATTCTATTTAGTCCTCAAGACTATGCAGATGTTGATACAGAGAATCAGGATTATGTATACCAAGATTCTGATAATGGTAATTATGCTGTATTCCTTTTTAAGGATCAGTATGAAGCTTGTGTGAAGCATATTAGAGTTACATGGATAGGTAAGTCTACAAAATCAACTGATATTACGCCTATTAGCCTTCAGGTGTATAATAGAACTACTGAAGAATGGGAAACTGTTGATAGTTGTAATTGTGGACGTGTTCATAATGATAGCATAATTACGCTTACCGCTCTATTAGATATGAATATTAATGACTACTTAGATGAAAATTATACTGTTGCTTATAGAGTCTACCAGCTAGATGTTTAAGGGGATTACAATATGTCAGTTCAATTAGCCACAGATTATTGGGGGCATGAAGCATTAACCCCTATAGTCACTCCCATAGCTGCAAGGTATCTGCCTGAGTGGCTTACTATATTGAGATATAAAGATGAAGCATCAGTTAGCGGTTTTGGAGAAATGCCTGATCCTGATCCTTCAGATATTGGTAATATACTGACACTTGGTCATGTTAAGGGTAGGATTAATACTGGTGACTCTCTAGAGCCTGATGTTCTAGGTACTATGAAACAGCATGGAGCAGATACTACTGAGATGTGGATAGGTTGGTTTGCTATTCCAGTAGGGTTTGAGATCAAGAATGGTGATATTGTTATCAGTGTTACTGATGCTACTAGGATTTGGCAGATACAGTTCATAAACAGATATCCTGGTGGTACTATAAACCACCACTATGAAGCAAGGCTTCAGACAACTGAGGTATGGCGAGATGGCTAAACCTGGTTCAATATACCCTTCTAAAAGGATCACAGGTAAGAATGTAGAAGTTCTTATTTCTGATAGCTTCATCAAGTTCTTAAGGTTAACTGGTGAGAATACATACATCAAAGAAGTTCTTAGTGGTATGCAGAAGGCTGACGTTGTGGTGATGAATGAGACTAAAAAACAGATACAGACTATGAAAGCAGTATGGTCTGGATATATGAGGAATAGTATTTATGCTTGGGTTGACGCAAGTGATAGAAATCTAGGATTTTCTACTGGTACTATAACATCTTGGATTGGCACTAAGGCTTGGTATGATATACTTGTTCACGAAGGGTTAGGGATACATTCTTCAGGAGGTGGTAAGAAAACAATACAGCCAGAATTCTCCCCTACTGCTTCCCAGAAAGCTATTGCGCCTAAGTGGAGAGATGTGAAACATATTGGTAAGAAGAAAGCAAAATCTAAAGGCCCAAGACGATTTATGAAAACAGCTTTGAATAATTCTAGTAGGAAAGTATATACAGAATTAGCAGATGGAGTTATAAAGGGGATTAGGAACACTATTGCTTCTGGGTCAAAGATACCAAGGCAACGATTAGATAAAGCACTTTCCGCAATAAGTTTTGGAGCATAATATGGATACTGTTGACGTAATTGAATCAATACGTAGCTACCTAGCTAATGATGATGACTTGAGAGCTTTGTTCTCTGGTGTAACTTCAGTCTCCCTTATGCTTAGGAGGATACTGTATCAGAATGCTCAGTACATTAGCATTGAAGATGGTTATCCGTTCCCTATGTTATCTGTACAGTTAGATGAAGAAGATGAACCTACTTATGTACCATCTAACATAGTTAGATTGAATATAACTGTCCACAATTCTTGGAAGAACTCAGCTTGTGCGGAAACAAACGTCCGTATTAAGGATAGGGTTAGAGAATTGATGGCAAATAAGTGTAACACTGATGCTAAAAATGAAGCTATTAATAGTCAAGCTACAGAGCTTGGTCTAGTTATCAAGGTAAGGCAGCTGACCTGGGTGGGTGCAGCAACTTACGAAGATAAGGAGCAAGGTTCTGAGAGGCTGCATAAAATTAGTTGTATAATACAGATGACTGTGGGAGATTAAGTTATGTCCCTACAATTTGGCATCGGTAGCATGTTCACAGGCCCAAACAACGATGAAACGGAGTTTGGTTGTCTGCAGGGTGTTACCTTTGACTTTAGTTACGATAGGGCTACTCTATACTGTGGTGCAGGTTTGTATCCGTCAGATGTTCGGATTCATACTTCTACTATTACAGGTAGAGCAACCTTTGCTGAAATTGATGCTGCTGCTTTCTTCACCATGATTGGTGGAAATGGCTATACTGATGGAGACACTGATATTGTAATTCTTAACACTACCAGCCCTGCGGCATTTAGGCTGAGAGTTGTTACGACTACTGACGGTGTTGCTATGACAGTACTCTTCAACCAGTGCCGTTCGGATTCACTTTCGTTCAGCATGGAGCGTACAAGTTACATCATTCCCGATTTTGGGTTCACGGCTTTTGCCGACTCTGGCGGTAATGTTGCTAACATTGTCCTTGGCGATGCAAGCTAATTTAAGTTAATATGAGTAGGGAGTCTGAGGTTTGTTGTTTACTGGTTCAACAATCTAAGGCTCCCTACTATTATTTCAAATTTCAACCAGTACACGAAGAGGTAGATTAAATGGCTGAGTTCAAAGATAGTGAATTAAAGGGCGATGTTGCTGAAAAGATTAAGAAGATAACTGACGAAGTTGATACGTCCATGCTGAAGGATGATAAGGAACAGGTTGATGAGGTTCTTGGAGAATCTAAGGGTTTGTTCAAGGCATCTAGATCTGGTAAGGAATATAATTTTATTCCTGTCAGTCTAAGGCAGATACCTGAAATAACACAATTGATAAATAATGTCACAAGCGTATTCACATCTGCTAGTGATGGTGCGAAAACTGATGCTGAGGTTCTTGATATCACTATGATGGAAAAAATGGCTAAGATAATTGCCATGGGTGTTAGAGAGAATATCGGTTATGAGCAAGTGATGGAGGAGTTCAGCTTAGGAGACTTCCCTAAGTGCTTTGAACTGACATTGGACTTAAACGATTTTTTAGCAGGGATGAGGGACATCATGATGAAAAGGGTGCAGAGCGCCTAAAAGATGTTCCTCACTATTCCAATAATTATTATTCGGACATAGTAGATATATTTGCAAAGAGATATGGATGGACAATTGAATATATAATGAATATGACCCGCGCCCAAGTTAGAGTACTTACAACAAGCGCAGGAGATCATGAAAGAATGCCTGATCCTGATTCTGATAAATTAGAAGATGGTGAAGTAATTGACCTTAAGGAAACTGGCGGTAAGTTTAAGAAGGCTAAGATTGAACAGAAATATCTTGATCTACTAAGAAAAGGCGTCAAACATCCTGGCAAGTGGAATATGTTTGGAGAGAAAGAAGATGATGAGATAAAAGTTTCCGTACCTACTAGCAAAAGCCCAGTAAAGCCGCAAGGTTCCAAAAGCTCTCCTAGTAGCAAAGGGGATATGAGTGAATTTATTAATGCCGTAAGGCAAGCAAAAAATAAAGGTAAATCTGGAAATATTAAGTCAGACGGTTCAATAGGTTAGAACAAAAAATGGCACAAGTAACTGTTGGAACAATATTAGCAAAATTGGTGCTTGATCAGACCCAGTTTAAGGCGGCTCTAGGCGGTGCAGGAGCTGCCACAAAGCAGATGGGTGGATCATTAAACAGATTGTCTAATGGATTTCAGGGCATGAGCACTGAACTGTTTAGGGCTAGTGCAGTATTGACAGGAATGTCTGCTGGACTAATAGCCCTAAACAAATCTATAGCAACTGTGGCATTAGGCTACAATAAGAACATGACAATCATCAAGGCAGTCACAGACGCTTCTGGAGAAGAGATGGAGCGTATGGGTATGATTGCTAGGGAGATGGGTCAGTCTACTATCTTTGGAGCTACTAAGGCTGCAGAGGGTTTACTGGTTCTATCTAGGATGGGTCTAAAGGCTTCTCAGAGTATGCAGGTATTATCCCCTGCTATGAAGCTTGCACAAGGCCAGCAATCAGATATGACAGCTACTACCGAATTGCTTGTGCAACAGCTTAAGGCATTTGGTAAGGAAACTGACTCAGCTGATTCGTTTGCAAATGTTCTTGCAGCTACTTCTAGTAAGACTGCTGCAGATCTGACTAAGTTGAGTACTGCTCTTAGTTTTGCTGGCCCAATTGCTAAGTTGGCAGGATTAAGTTTTGAGGAAGTTAATGCTACTCTTGGTCTGATGTTTAATGCAGGTATCAAAGCTAGTAGAGCGGGTACTTCACTACGGTTTGCTATTGCAGCGTTACTTGGTGCTACTTCTAAGTCTGCTAAGGCTTTAGGTAGATTGGGGCTAACAGTTAAGGATGTTAATCCTAATCTTAATAGCATGGAAGATATACTGAAGACTTTAGCAACTAGGCTAGAGGGAACAAGCGAAAAGGCTCAGATTATATTTGATATATTTGGTAAGCGTGCAGCACCTGCTATGGGTGCCGTACTTAATGCAGTACTTAAGAATGCTGATGCATTTAGTGATCTTGAGACTTCTATTACTGGAACTAATGAAGTGCAGAGGCAGTTTGCAGAACAGCAGAACAGCTTTTTCGGCCAAGTCAATCTACTGAAAACTTCTTTGGAAGGTTTAGCAATTGAATTTGGAGAAGTTCTTTTACCTACATTCCAAAAAGGTATTGAGATACTTAAAGTATTGATAAAATCATTTAAGGAGATGCCTGACTTTGTCAAGAAGGCCATTGCAGGATTTGTAGTATTTGCTACAGTTGGCACTACATTATTAGCAGCTCTGACAGCGTTAGCCTTTTCTATTAGTACCTTAATTGGGTTAGCAACTACTCTTGGCCCATATTTAGCAGGAATTGCGTTAGCACTAGGTACATCTCTTGGGCCAATTACATTAGTTGTAGGAGCTATTGGATTATTGACTGCTGGCCTTATTGCGTTTAATGTTGCTGCAGGAATACAAAAAGAAAAAACTGAAGCATTGGCCGAAAGTGTAGGGAGCTTAAATGATTCATATGTTAAAGCTGCATCTGCATTAGAGGCAGCAGAGAAGAAGAGATTTAATGCCAGAGGCTATGACCAAATAATTGCAGCAGAGAAGGAATTAGATAAGGCAAGGAAGGATGCAAGGACAGCGTTAGATCAATTAGTTACAAAACACCCTCAAGTAATAGCTTCCTATGATATGATGACTGGAGAGATTGATTTAAATGCAGAAGCTATTAGGAATTTGACGGCAGCAAGGAAAGCATCTGTTCTGGAAGAGCAAGATTTTTATGAAGTTGTGAAGAAAAATCTTGAAAATGAAATTTCACAGATGAAGTCAATAATTAAGTTATCTGGCGAGAAGAGGAGCAGAGCCAAGCAGACTCAGGAAGAAAAAGAATTTACACTTGAAGATAGGACTCGTGATAAGGATATTGGCGGGCCAGCTATGGGAATGGCTTGGGATGCTGCTAAGAGAGATACAAAAGAAGCTAAAGAAGAGTATGAAAATATCAATACTGTATACACTGAATCAGTTGCCAAGCTTAGATCATTACAGAAGGAGCTTGCAGGTCTTAAAGATCCAACTGAATCAGCTTCTATGGTATCTGGAGAGCTTTCAGAGGAAATAGATGGTCTTGGTGATAAATCTGAAAAAACTATCACTAGGCTTACATCTTTAATTGATAAAATTAGGGATTTGGAAGTCGAGCTTAAACAAGCTTCAGAGCAGTCTGATATAGATTTTGGCTTAATAAATGCAGATGATTTTTCTAAGTCTTTGGCTAAATTGGATGAAAAGTTTGGAAATCAGTTAGAATCATTTCAGAAGAAAGCAACTAAGGCTGGCGATAGATTAGCTAAAGCGTTGCAAGGAAGAGATGAAGATGGAAAAATTATTAATCAGAAAGATGTAGATGAAGCTACTGCTGCTTTGGCTGACGTTACTTCAGAGATGACAGCTTTTAAAGATAACCAATCGGTTCTAGTTGATGCGATGAAAGAGAAATTGATTACTGATTATTTTGATGAGATTGAGGCAAAGAGCTTAGACACACAAGCAGTTATTGAGTCTACAAATGCTTCATTGGCAACAGATTTAGAAACTAGGATGGCTGGTGAGCTTGTTGCAATAAAGTTAAGGCATGCAGCAGAGGTCAAGCAGATCAAAGAGCGCATAAAGCTACAAATGCTTTATATTAAAACAGCCTCTGTGAATCCTGATACTGATCCAAGAGTATCTGCTATGCTTAAAGAACAGCTTATTGCTCTTGAAGCTGAGCAAGCTGCACTAGAGATGGAGAATGCAGCAGAGGTATCTGAATTTAAAATTAATTCCGCTAACACAGTTAACAAGATTATTGATGATGGAATACTAAAGCATCATAAGTCAAGAGTGGATAATGAGAAAGCTGTTCTTAAAGAAACTAAGCGCCAGATATCAGCCTTAGAGGAGGCAAGAGATTCAGGTGTAAAGATTGATCTTAAGAATTTAGAAGATCTGAAAAATAAAAGGCTGAAGGATGAGGATGCAGTATATGTTGCGCAAGTCCAAACTGTTGCTAATGTTGCTGTTGCTGTTGGAGGATTTGCAAGAACTATATTTGAAGAAATAAGTGGTACGACAGATGAGCTTACTGGAAAGATATTGGATAGTGCACAAGGTTTTGTCTCTGCTATAGCAGAAGGCTCTAAAGGTGGAGTTGTAGGTGCTGTCATAGGTGCTGCTACTGCAGTTGTTGTTGAAAGTATCAAGGCTATAAAATTTAACATGGAATTTGCAGATAAAGCTCTGGCTGCTCAAAAAGCTGCCGCTCTTGCTGCTGCTCAAGACTTACGGGAACTTGGAGTTGCTACACAGAAATTGAATAGAGATTTTACTTCATTTGCATCAGATATATTAGGCTTAGGCTCTAGTGAGCAAAGCTCTAATGATGCAGTAGATATAGCAGGTGAGAAATATACAGAATCTTTCACAGCTATACCAGGATTTGAAGATTATGATATAGAGGGAGCTTTTGATGAGCTATTTTCAAATGCCAAGATAGATGAAAATGGATTGGGCACAGTTACAGGTATATTTGACTCACTGTTCAGTAAGCTGCTTGACCCAGCTTCATTAATTCCTGTGTCTGGAGGAAGCGGCCCTGCTACAAGCGCTGATGGTACTGTTATAGGAACAGGGGTGCAAGTATCTAGAGGTGATAATCCAAATGATATATATTTTGAGTCAGAGTTTTTAAGGAATATAACCAACCTACTTTCACAGGTTGCCCCAGATGATCAGCTTGGAGCAGCTACTGCATTCTCTGAATTTGCTGGTACATATCTGTTGAATTCATTCCGAACTGAATTATATGCTCCTATAAATGCTATCTCTTCTGATTGGTCTGTTACTACTGATGAATTTATAGATGCAGTAAGTACTATGAGAGGTAGTATTGAAACCCTGCCTAGTTTTGTAAGTGATCTTGGCCCTAATATACAAAATGCACTAGCTGGTGATTTTAAAGTCCTAGCAGATTTAGAGTTCAACAAGAAGAGAGATAGAGCAATAGAGGGTGGCAACACTGATGCTATTGAAGGAATTTTTGATCAATATGAAAATAGCTTGCTTACTATCCTTAATAAATTTCCAAACGTAACAGGATCTACAAGACTTTCTATAAATGACTTATTGACTCAGCTGCCAGGTCAAGAGGCTGCTGCATTAGCAGCATCTTCAGTACCTGCAGAATCTCCATTAGATCTAAGTGAAGTAACTGCTGCTGCAGATAAAATAGTTGATGCCTTTACTGATGGGTACATAACATGGGAGGAAGCTAATCAGAAATTAGGTATTCTGAGGGATGCTGTTGATCAACTACCTGCTGGTATGCAAAAAGAATTTGATGATATGTTAGATAGTATGTCCCTACTGCTAAGGAAAAGTGTTGGCGATAGGTTAGCTGAAGCGCAGAGCATACAAGGTGATATATCAGGTGAGACAGATACATATAATGAAGATCTTGCAGGAATTGCTGAGGATACTGCTGATGTTATAAAAACTTGGAATGACCTTTTAGATAAGAGATCTGATATAATTAGTAAGTTTGAATCTGATGCTGCCAAGCTAGAGACTGATTCTTCTGATAGAGTAAGCGCATTAGAAGCTGAGAAGGCTGCTATAGTCGGAGTATTTGATTTTAGCGAGACACAAAGTAAAAGGTCTAAGAGGTTTGCTGATGCTAGAGGAGTTGAAAATAAAATACTTGAAGAAATTATAACTACACAGCTAAAGCTAAGTGACCTTACTGAAAAGTTTGAATCTGATCTTGAAAAAGTTGGAGAAAAGATTACTGACCTTAAAGTAGAATATGGAAGTATAGAAGGTGTATATGAGCACTTTGCCAGTATTAGGGCTACAAGGGAAGCAGAGTATGTTGACTTCCTAACTACTCAGATTAGTTTACTTGAAACACTATTAGGACACCAGTTAGACTTAGGGCCAAATCCTCAGAATAGTATGGGTAGTGATTCTGAACTAGGTTCTCATATAGCAGGTATGGATTTGTCTAATGAGTTTCCTGATGTTGGTGATGTTGATACTGATGCTAAATTAGCAGCAGTAGATGCCTTAGATGAATCTATTAGTAAGATAGTAGGGCCAATTGATCCATATAGCGGTGGCGCTGGTGGTGATACTACTGGTAGACCTGAACCTGGTCCAGAAGGTATAGCAACTGTTGATGCATTTGGCGAAGAAGTACCACGTGGTACACATGTCCCAAATTTTATCTCACAATCATTAATACCAACCAGAACAGACTTTGGAGAGACTGATGCTGTTGGTGCTGTTGCTCCAGTGTTTGATTTTAGTCAGCCAACTCCATTCCCTACTAGCGGTAGTAGTGTTAATAGCATGATAGAGAATGAGATGAATAATATACCTGCTGCTAATGGATTTAGTGGGATTGTAAGCAAGCCTACTCGGTTCCTAGCTGGTGAAGGTAGATTTCCTGAGATGGTGAATATAGATCCTTTAGATGGTATTCATGATTCTGCTCAAGGGTTAGGTAAAGGTGCAGGTACTACAATTGTACAAAATGTTAACTTAGATTTAAGAGGGGCATACGGAGTAGACAATCCTGATATTGCTCAGAAGGTATGGAATAGAGTTTGGGAACCTGCAAGAAGAAGAACAATCAATAGAGTTCTTAATGTCAGAGGTAAGGTAACAAGATGAGCAAATTAGTTGCAAATTCAGATACCGTAAAGAGACTTGGTATAACAGGAATTGGTACAGATGCAATAGGGCATAAGCTGTTATTGTTTGAACAGCTTGATGCTAAGATATTGCAATACAAACCTAATACTGGAAGTGGTGGCACCTACTATATAGAAGGTGATGTTACCAGTTTCATATCGGACTATGATTCTTTTTGGGTCAGCAGTAGAAAGTCTGGAGATTTTAATGTAGTGGCAAAAGACTCTGCATCATATGACTCAGATAAATTATGGACTGAGCTAGTTCTATCTAGTACTGCTGAAGATAGCTCTACATTCAATACAGATATATCTGATGTTGGCGCTTACTTATGTGGGCGTACTGATGTGACAGATCTTATTAAGGAAACATCTGAAATATCTAATCAGCTTGTTGAAGATGGATCACTAGGTAACTCTGTAGCAGCTCAGTATGGGTTCTCTTTATATGATACAGATAGGGTATACTTTGATAAGATTAATAGAAGTGGTAAATTGTATCCTAAAGATTCAATAACTGAATTGATGTCAGTAGCTTCTGAATCTGAATACTCTCCTCAATCTGGAGTATATGAAACTTTCCTTAAGGTTGCAAACCTCACAAAATACTATACAGGTACTGATTTTGAGTATGGATATGTGGAGTTCTTAACTGGAGTGGCCGCTGGCAGTAAATCTCTTATCATAGGCAGTAACGGTTACAATTTGAAGGTACTAGGGCACCTTGCCAAGGACTTTAAAAATGTTAGCGAGTATTCCCTACCTATTAGGGCCAAAGATCGTGTACGTGTGTTCAAATCGCCTACATATTGGTTCAGATTAGACTTATGGCATAGAGATTACTTATCAGAGAAGTTACAGGTTGTTACAGGTAAACTTGATCTAGAAAGTGTATCCACTAATGATAAGGAACGTATAGTATCTGTTACAGGATATGGTACTGTAAAAGATATGATGAATAAGGATCTGTCAGATATAAACTTTGATGCAGGTTTGAACCTTCCTAGGCTTCAAGAAGTCAAGGCTTTGTATATAGATAAGTGTGCTAACAGATCTCTGAAGGTTATACAGAGGTCTGAAGTTGATCCAAATCCTCTTGCTTCTGTAAATGTTATGCAGGTAGGGTATGATGTTGACCCAGGATGGCACTTTTTAGATTACAATCCTCAAGATAATATGTTTAGGTTTGATCTTGGTATATGGTTTGTTGCAATAGATGAAGGTAGCTTTGAGAAATCTACTAATTCTATATTTATCATAAGTAGGGATAATTCTTATGTTGCTGATGGATATGATTACCCAGCAGTATTGCCTGACCACACTCTTGAGTCTAACACTAATGAAGAGAATGTTAAGATTGAGAGGAAGTGGCACGGCAAGTGGTGTTCATTTACTATAGATGTGAAAGAAGATTTTTATGTTGGAGCTTCTCAATCTGATAGGCTTAAATTAGGAACAACTCACTTTAAGAAGTTTTCAGAACTACCTAGTGAGCCTTTCAGACTTATGTTTCGTGTAACTGAAGATAGGACTATAGCAGACCAGACTGTTTTTTCATATTCTTATGATCACGGTGAATCTGTAGTTCCTAACCTGTTCTTTGATTATATATATGAACCTGGATCTGGAGCACAATATGATCGTGATTTGACTTATGATTTAGGTATGGAAGCTATGATGGATAGGAATACTGCTGACTCACTACCTTGGTATGACTCTGCAGGTGGAACTATGATGCAATTCTGGTGCTTCAATAAGTTTAATGGCATTATGCTTAGATTCCGTAATGATGATTACACATATAACTCTCAGACACTTAGAGCATTACAGCATACTATGTTATTCCATACTAATGGATTAGGTCAAGAATTTGATGATGTTGGTTCAAATGTGAACCCTAGATTTAATGGAGGGTATTGTATTAGTTCTCCTGCTGCCAAGGATACTTTAAGGTTAGAGACTTTTGATGATGATGCATCTCAGATAGTTGATGCTGATAACTTTTTAGATTTATGGCTACTTTCTACTAATGGTAGTAATTTTGGAGAGATACGCCAGATTGATACAGCATCAGAGCATACTGACAAAAGTCAGTTTGATCTTACTTTGAAATCTGGATTCAGTAACAATATAGCACAGTATGATAAATTTACAGTAGTAAAGAAAAGCCAGAGTATTCGTGTTATAGATTTGTTTGATATATTTAAGGATGGCGAGTCTCCTGATGTATTAGCAGAAGAGCACGGTGGCAATATTGCATCTGATACTTTTACAGATATAAGAGCTACCAATATAGATAATGTGTTATACTCTGATGTTGTAATTAAACCAGATAGCAAACTTCACATAGGCCATAGACACAAGTTCAGTTCGTTCATTGTAATGCTTGATACAAATACAACTCCTCTAAATGTTGACTATGCAGATATTGCTTGGCAGCTTAGAGAAGATTCTATAGAGGTAGAGTATTGGAATGGTTCAGCTTGGTCAAAGGCTTCTAATGTAGTAGTAGTACCCACTTCTGTTTCAAATATTGATGATACTTCCTCTACAGTATATGACCAAGATGATAAGATAAAGATTAAGGTTCTGTTTGATGCAGATGCTTGGAATACTGGATCATATGATTATACAGATTATGCTGCTGGTGATTCTCCTTCTGATATAAATGAAGATGATCAATTTGTTGTTAGGGTTAGGCTTTCTAATTCTATGCCAGTAATATTAGACTATGTATGCTTGAGTGATTCACAAGAACTTAATGCGGCTATTGTATGGGATAATTTAGATGCTTGGCGCCCTACCGCAGTCAATACTGAGAATGGAGCAGTACTTGTTAATAATTTAAATGAGATAGATGCTAATTTTATAGCATACGGTATATTCTTGAGAGCATTTGAGTCTCGTTCTGATTTGATATCTGCAAGACCTATAGAAAAACTTGTTGGATCTTTAGGGGATACCCTATATGCAGTAATTGATCCAAATAATATTGATCCAAATAATAGTACAGATTTACTTGTGTGCAATCCAGATAATAGAAACAATATTAGTTCAATTCCAGTCAATATAAATTACCACCACTTAATGAGCCAGATACTGGATGATTCAGGATTCAAATATAATAAATTAATCAAAAGCCAACTAGACCAGTATAATGATTTTGATGTCAACTCTGTAAATCTAATAGGTTCTAATTATGATGGAGCACTTCCTGTTAGAGTAGGCTGGGATAATGCACTTGTAGGAATTGACTTATCTGATCAAGCCTTCTCTGGTTCTTATCAGCATATATGTACTATAAGAGATAATGGAGAGTATAAGTCTTTTGCTGTACATGCTGATCTTGGCGGTATAGATATGTGGACTTCTACTGATCTGAAGAGTTGGACTAATCAAGGAGATGTTGTTGCTAATATTGGTGACTATAATATCATAGCAGTAGATGTAGTAAAGAATAAGAATGATCCTACATATGCCTTTTATCTAACTGCAGCAGATACTGCTGGTGTTAATAGGTACAAGATATTTGTCAAGACTACTACTGATGAGACTACTGTAGATATTTCAACCTCTACTGAGATAATTGATCTTACAACTAAGAATGCTGGATCAGTATCAGTACTCAACATAAAAGGTCTAACAACTGATTCTACTACTTGCAGAAGAATAATGTGGGTAACTGTTTATGATGGAGTTGCAGTAGATGGAAGTAATATTCCTACTGATGGAGCAGATATACATTTCTATCAGAATCTGAATGCAGCTATTACAGGAACGTATACGGCTAGTGGCGCTGCAACTGGTGGCGGTGGACTCAATCCTTCCTTTATAAAGGGCAACTATGCTATAAATGTTGGGGATGATACTGACAATACTGACAATATGCATTTTGAAGTAGTATTCATAGAAGGCACTTCTGCCACTGAATTATATAAGTTGATTGCTAATTATGGTGACAATGAATTAACTGGAACTTGGGATGGGCCTTATCCAGTAACATCTGAAGCATTCTTGGAAGGATTTTCTGTAATAAAAGATTCTACCATATACAACTTAAGGGACATAGCCGCTAAAGATGCATTCACCATGATACCCCCGACAATTGACGCATTTATCATGATAGGGTTGGGGAGTGGAACTAATACACCTGAGATCAAGGCTATAGACCTAAAAGTTACAGATCATAGTTCGGCATATCTTAAAAGTGTCAAAGCTGAACTTAATGGATATGATTGGTTCCTATCTAACAATTATGATATTGAGCTGAATAGTAATACAAATCCTGCCAACTTATTCCTAGGATTCTCAAAGAAGTTTAGCAAGCTAGAAGCAATTACCTCTGACGTCAAATATAGCGACAAGCTAAAGCTAGAGTATTGGGATGGTTCAGCTTGGCAAGAATTTGATAATATATATCAGTTAAGAGAGACTATTACTGATAGTGAGATATGGCCTTTGTTTGGGTGCTATTGGGATATACCTATTGATTGGAAATCTGATGATATCAGTAATGTTGATGATTTTGCATATTACGATTTAGATGTTAATGCTCAATCTCTATATTGGATCAAGGTTAGCTTATCTGACAGCTATGCTGCTGACTCTGCAGTTAATGTGAGAGGGTTTAAGAATTGTTACACAAACTTATTCTTGACAAAAGATAGGAATCTTTATGTAATGGAGAATTGGTCTTATGTAAGGAATGTATACACATTCCCTAATGAAATAGATAAGGCGATGAAGATTGATAGTATATCATATGATGAGGCTGCTAATTTAGTCCTTGTGAATCTTGTGCAAAAAGGTGTATATAAATATCTGATTGATCAGACTTATGTATTTGATGTATATGGTAGACATCAGCAAAAGACTCCTATATGGGACTTAGGAGATATGCACATTACTCTAAAAGATACTCCTGAGTCTATCTATAGAGTAGGGCACGAGAATCAGGTTGACGCTACAACTGGTTCAGGATTTGAGAATTTTATGGTTAATGTTATTGGCGGTTTGAGTGATGCTTTAATTGAAGATTATTATAGAGATGGTACTTTTTCAGGATTTGCCAAGGTAGGATATAATGTGCCAATTCCTAAACCTCAGTTCATTCGTAAGTTTTCAGCTAGGAATACTGATTGGGATTTGACAGGAGCATTTTGGGAAACAATATTCTTGAATAACATATACATATTCAAGACTCTATCTGCTTCCTCTTCACCCGCATCATTAGCCACTTATGTCATAGCTTCTCTGACTAATAGCGGATTGCTGAATGAAGAACTTGTTAACGCTCCATATAGGAAGGTGTTGCCAGGATTCTATTCACTTCTTGAGAGATCGCTGATGGGGCTTAATCTTAAGTATCATGTTCTTATAACTGATGTAATAGATGATGCGCCAATAGCTCCTGTTGAGGATGAGGATTATCTTGTAAGCCTTTATGCTTCTTCTGACTGGAGTTCGGTATTTGTTGGCAAGGTTAATGAGATTGCAACTTACAAGCCTGATACTCCTGAACAGTGGAGTATTTCTAAGCCATCTGAAGGTACTATTATATTCATAGAATCTGACCAAGTATATAAGTGGTGGGACGGTCAAGAGTGGAGATCGTATGAGACAGATATAATCTGGCCTGGCAGAGAGGACATTGCTAATGAAGATGGCATAGGTCTAGAATTCACTATGGGGCAAACTGGAGTGAAGACTAAGCACTTTAGGAATCGTGATAGTAAGCCAACAAGGTTCTTGAACAATAATGTAAACCAGAGTTTTGATGATAAGATTGTATCAAGTTATCGGCACATTCCTATGGGAGTTGCAGATAGTACGGTTTTTGGGCATCAAGATACAGGATGGTTCCCTAAGAATCTAAAGCCTACTTGTTCAGCAGATATGCCTGACCTTGCTTCGCTTAAGGATTCTAATGGGTTTACGGATGATCGTAGAATATTGGAACCAAGTTCACCTGCTATGGTATTTGGATCTTATGAGTTCTTAGATGTTGAGTTAGGTGATTCTATTGAAAGAGAGGAGGCTGCTACTGATGATGTCAACCCTTATGGTAATATGTCTATTAATGTATTCAAGCAGCAAGGTAGAGTAGCTAATTGGTTACATGCCTTATACTACGATGGTGCTGGTACTACATATACTGAGATAACAGATGATATGAATTATAAGGATTCTGGTAATAGTTATGATATGGATCATGCTGATGATGCTATATACCTTTGCCTTGATAAGAAGTTCTTTTCTATAATGTTAGGTTCAAATTCAGATTTTATTACAGAACTTAAGTCTTTCGCTTATCTTGATACTACTGGTGGATGGACTGGTCTGACTGTTGGCAATAATTCATATGGCAATTACAATACAAAAGATAATACTGATTCTGATCTATGGATGAAAAAAGTATTAGGTTCAAGTTACTATTGGGATCAATTTCTTAGGGATTGGGATCAAGAGACATTTCAGAGTGTGACTGGATATTGGATCAGAATAAAAGGTAGCGCTGCTGCTGGTAGTAAAATATTCTGGTCAGTAGTTAATGGATATACTATCTTTGACTCTATGAGATGGTGGCAGGATTATTCTACAGAGATTACTTCCACACTTGCTCCTACAATTATCGGTATAGCAGATGCAGACAAAAGATATTTTGATACGTTTGTTCCTATATCAATTGACTATGATGTATTCAGCAAAAGAGTTACTGGGTGTTTATGGAACTTCAATACTGATCAGTACTATCCATTCTCAATACAATTTGACTCTACTAAATTGAAGACTGCAACTGATAATTATTGGAGTTGGGAGCTTAGTAAAATAAACATTATAGATAGCGCCGCCTATAACTATTTTTATAAGGTACAAAGTATTAAGAGTACATCGCCTGTTGATAGCAAGGCCATACTAATTGATGATAGTAAGCCTGAGTCTATAGCATATATGGCGAACATTAAGAATTTTGATTCTGGTGATGATCTATTTAATTTCCAGTTAGGTTCATAATATGGAAAACTTGATTGAGTACAAACGTATCCTTTTTGGGTTTACGTCAGAGGGTGATGACAAGAGGATAATGGCATTCCAAGATGGCGGTAGCAAGGAGAGCCTATCTAATTCTAGTTTCAATTCAAATGAAGAAGCTATTAACTTTATTATATGGGAAGGTGATTTATATGCTCTAGTGACTACAACATCAGAAGGTAGATTACTAAAGTTGTCAAATATAAATACTGGTTCTGCTGATACTTGGGAAGAAGTTGTTGGGTATGTAGTTCTGAATGAGAGACTTGATGATTTTGTTTACCAAGCTAACTCAATAGTTATATTTGGAGCAACTAAGGTATGGGAGTTTGATGGTGATAATGCCATTGTTATAGATTCCATGCCAGGCAACCTGACAATATACTCTACTATATATTACCAGAGGAATGTTTATATATTTGGAGAGTACAATTCTACACAAGCTCTCTATAGTTGGAATGTAGATGATGGATTCATATCTTTAGATACTTCTGCTGATCTTATGGATTTGACAGGGAATTATAATCCGTATGGTAAGAAGCTGATCACTGAGTATATGGGCAAAATATACTATCTGTTTCTGATAGAGATTGCTGCTGTAGAATTAACGCTGAGATCATATAACCCATCTACTGGCCTGATTGTTAGTGAATATGTGTATGGAGATTTGTATGAAATTGCTACATCTTTGATAACATATGAAGGAATGATTGTTCCAGTAACTTTTAATACTGACCAGTATTCAGCTAGTGTGAAAATTTTTATACCTGTAAAGTATGAAGTTGAGAACTCTCTAGTATCTGGTGATGGTGATGTAGCAGAGGCTCTGCTGAAAGTAGAATCTGATCCAATCTTTTCCAATAGGACTAAATCTTTGAGCGGTATACCAGCCTTTGATACTTTCCCTATAGTAGGAGTATTAAAGGGTAAGTTTGGGTATGCATTCAAATATGGGCATAGGCCTGAATTTTATACTGAGCTTACTAATGTAGATGCATTGCTTGACTTGAATCTAAAAACTTTGATGGATGAACTTTGTAGCATGACTAACAATACTCTTAGTGTTGATGGTAGTAATACTGCAACTATTGCTAGTAGAGATGTAGTTGGTTATCCTAATAAGTTCAAGGAATATAATCTCAGTACTGATTATGGTGATGAGTACATAAGCAAAATAGTAGAAAGTGAAGCATACCCTAATAACTTTAGAAGGATTGTGATAAATTGGAGTAATGCAAAATGGGATACAAATAATCCCGTTGCAATTGGCTCAGTAGCTTCCCTAGGTAACGTATTTGAATTTGATTCAGTTCTGATAAATGATCCTAAGACTGCTCTGAATATAGCAAGGGTTCTGCTGAAGCAATTAGTATCTGTTGGCCAATTAGAGACTGTACTGTCCTTGGCTTATTATCTTGAGAATTCTGATAACATTACTTATAATGTATCTGATGAATTCCTGTATATTGACAAGACTATTGAATATAAATTGTATAAGGTAATCCATAATATCAATAACATGACTACTACTTTGGTTGTTGTTGAAAGAATTCTTAGTGATGAGAAGGAGCTGATATAAATGGCACTAACTCTTATTGATACAGTAACTCCGTTTATTACTGCAGGTTTGTTTTATGATGGAGCTAGATTTTATGCAAATCACCTTAATGATGGTTTACATTTGTATACTATGGGTGGTGGGGCTTTATCCGAAGCAGACTCAATAGATGATGGTGGAGTATATCACGGGCTATTTGTAGATGGTGAATTTATATATACTGCTAATCTTAGTGAAATTAGAGCATACAAGAGGACATTGCTAAATTTGGCTATTGTAGATACTGAGTCTACTGGTAGTAATATAGTTGATATTGTTAGATATAAGAATTATATTGTATCAGTGTCAACTAGTAGTGGTTTATATGCTCATACTTTTGATGGTACTACTCTGACTTATGTTGATAATTTTAATAGTGCCGTACTTATTGGCCAAGTTGGGTCTATTACTGCTGATGATGATTACATATATGTATCAGCTGCAGGATTTGCCTTTCAAAGTTTAAGTCGTTTCACCATTAATGGTGGAGTTATAACATTTGTCGATAGTGTTGATACTAGTTCTGCTGGTCGTGGAGTTTGTACAGATAAAAATTATGTAGGAGCTGCCTCTGTAACAACAGGGTTAGATGTGTTTAGGAAAACATCTGGATCATTAGTTCATCTTGCAAATATAGATGATGGTGATAGTTATGATAGAGTAGCTAATATTGGTAGGTATTTTTTCTGTTCAATAAATACTGGTGATATTAGAGTGTATCAGCTGTCTGCTGACGAGACTAGCCTTGCTGCTGTTACTGATACTTCAATTGCTGGAGCTAGTCCTGTTATATTTGCTGGTGGCTCTTTCTTATTAGCTGGTGACTCTACAGGTGGGGATGAAGAGTGGAGACTTTATAGCATGCCTGAGCTGAAACAGATTATCAATAGTGTGAAACCTTATAATGGTATGCTGTGTTTTGCTTCTGAGAATTCTTTGTATGATGGATTATTTGCTCATAGGTTAGATCGTGAAGCATTCAGCGGCGATGATCTTATACAATTAATAGAAGACACTTCAGGGGAGAATTTATAATGTCGCTTTATACACAGGATTACGGTGGTTACACCCTCCCCTATAAGGAGAAGACCCCCGAACGGTATCAGGTTGAGGACACGCTGTATAGGGCCTTGATAGATGCATTAGGAAGTGGTCTAAGCGGTTCGGGTACTATTAATACTATACCAAAGTTTACTCCTGATGGAACAACTCTTGGTGATTCTATTATTTCTGATTTCAATGGTAGGGCAACAGTAGCTGGTTCGCTTACAAGTAACCAAGATGTTGATATTGGAGATTCGTCAGGATTCGTTCATAATATTAATTTTCTAACTAGCTCTGTTAATGGTTTCCTTAGATGGTATCAGACAGGTGCTTCACCTTATAATCCTGCTTTTCAGTTATCAGATAATTTAATTATTGGTAAGGGTAGTGCTGCCACAGATTACAAGCTAGTGTTTCTTGGGAATGGTGGCCAAGGAGAAGTGTGGTGGATGAATACCGCCCAACATTTTAGGTTTAGTACCGCTGCACTTGGTGATGTTGGTATGGGTTTCTATGGTGGATCTAATTCTGGACTATTTACATGGATGGAGGATGAAGACTATTTCCAGTTTGCAGATGACATTTTAATGTCCACTAGTGAGAAGATTTATTTTCGCAATACTAATGTATATATTAGTTCTCCAATTGCGGATTACCTTCAGATTGACGGAAGTACCTATGTAGGCATTGAAGCCGACACTTCTATTGACTTTACAATAGGTGGTAGTACAGTAACCCAACAGAAATCAAACTACTTACTTGTTGGTAGTGGTGCTTTAGCACAAGGCTCACCAACGAATGTTAACTATACTCCGCTGATGGTTGGATCACAAGGTAATGCTAAAGTAACAGAGGATTTGATTGAGATTCTAAGGACTGTTAGGTCTACTGATATGGCAGACACTGGTACTGGGATATTATTTTCCCAGTATTATTATGATGCAGTTACTCCAGCAAGAGCTGCTGCTGGAAGAGTTGCAGTAGTAACGGATGGCAACTGGACATCTACTGCATCAACCCGTGAGTCTAGATTATCTCTGCAGGTAGCCAAGGCTGGATTGCTTACGGAAATGGTTTCAATAAATAGCTCTGGCTCTACAGTAACTGGATCGCTTACTTGGTCATCATCTAATTTCATAGCAGATAATGCATCTCACACTTTAATCTTAAGGAGTACTTCAGCGTCTAGTGCTGATTATGGGCAGCTATATTTAGCAGGAGGTGGATTGCCATCAAAGGCTCGCGGTTCTTATATACACCTTGCTGGCATTAATGCTTCTCTTACACCAGGGCAAGTAACTGTTGTTGCAGGTGCAAATGGCAATATTGTTTTCAATACTTCTAAAATAACCTCTGCTACAAAGGTATCATTTACTAATGGACTGTCTGCTGAAGTGGCTCATATTGACGCTGCAGGGAATATATTTGCTGTCGGTATAATGAATGTATCTCAGGTTACTGCTGGGACAGGATCTTATTATCTTGGGTCTCTGAAAGATCTAGCTCATGGCATAACTGATTATTTACCAACTGATGCTTTCTATAAGATAGCTCCTGCTAATGCAACTGGTGGCGGATGTATAATTACTACTGCTACAGAGCAAGATGTATCAAATGCTACACCGATGACTATGCGCGGAATACTTGGTGTTGAATGTAGCGATGGAACTCTTGAGCCTACATTTGTTATGGATGGAGCAAGGAAAAGCGGGGCAAGCATAGCAGCATTGACTGTTAGCGATATTCTGCAGATTAAGAATTCAGGAACAACTAAGTTGGCTATAGATAAGGAAGGTATACTGGCATTTAAGGGAACTATGGGGAATTCCACTTTAGACCCTACAACTGATAGTGCTGAGGATTGGATAGAGGTTGTGATTGGAACAACAACTTATTTTGTACCAGTATATTCACAATCCGTATGATAACAATACTGATACCTTTAGCAGATGGTGAATGTATTCACCCTTGGACTCTGAGTAGCATTGCCATGCAAGATGTTGAATGCCACTTGGTTCCAATTAGTAGGCCAAGGCAAGATAATTATAGGTTAAGTGAAGCAGAGTGCAGGAATGAACTGAAAAAATATGCTAGTGATCCATATGCCTTCTATTTAGATAGTGATGCATATTTCACTAGCCCTCATGATGTTAGTGATTGCATTCAGTGGCTACATGATAATAGTGAATATGGTGCTGTTGCATTAGATACCAAACACGCTGGTAGCATTGAGAAAAATGAGAGTAGGAAACACGTTATAATTGCAGCTATGTGTGTTAGAAGATCTACACTTGATAGGATAGTTTTCAGGCAGAAGCCGCACGACTTGAAGAAATATTGTTTGTGCATAGCTTTTAATGAAGATGTGAAAATTAAATATTTGGATCACAGAGTACTAGGTGAATTTTAATAACAATTAAACAGAAGGGCCAAAAAATGGCTAAGAAGAATTATTCAAGGACTGATCTGACAAACATCTTTATGACTATTACTGGATTGCTAAAGTTAGACCTGACTTTAACAGGAAAGTTTAGCTACAGTCTGATTAAAAATAAAAAATCATTGAAAGCAGAAGCAGAAGAGATAACAGAGATGTTGGGGAAATTGGGCAAGGATAGAAATTCTTTGCAGATTGCAAATTGCTCAAAGGATAAGGAAGGTGAACCTATTATTGTTAATGATAATTATCAAGGTTTAGCTTATGGTATGAAACCTGAGTTTGATACTAAGATTGATGAACTTGATGATCAGAGGAATGCGTATCTTAAAGAGGATGTTGAGGTTGATATATGGGAGTATGATGGAAAAATAGATCAGAAGAAGATCCCTATTATGTTTCATGAAGGTTTGTTTGATTTGTTTGGTGAAGAAATTTTTGATTAAGTTACTGATAGGAATTGATTATGGAATTATGGTTGAAAATAATTGTTGCAGCGTTGCTTGGTTCAGCTATTTCAGCTTTAATAACTTACTTCATGTCTACCAGAAATATGGAAAGTGCAATGAGGCGGGTTACTAAGGAGTTTATGGAGGAACATTTGAATTATAAACACAACATAAAGATAATGGGTAATGATGATATGTGGAGAACTGCAAAGGTAGCTATCAAGGAACACAAGGATACTTGTGGGGAATCTCTCAAAGGAGAACTTGATAAATTAGATGATAAGGTTGATGGAATAGTTAGGACTCAAGTTAGACATAATACTGAAATATCTATGATGAATAAGACACTAGGTGCAATAGCGCGTAAATTGAATGTAGTTGAAGGAGAGCAATAATGAGTTTACCAGATCCGCAAACACAAGTATGGGTAGATGAACACGTTGGTGGATCTTCAGATGATCCTGTTATCTTGCATCTTACTGAAGAGAACTTAATGTCCAACGGTGACTTTGAAAGTATCCTTAGTGGATGGAGTAATGAATCAGGTACGGCTCCTAGCAGAGTTGATGCAGGTAGCAATGCTGCTAAGGGTAACTATGTAATGAGATTGCAGACTGCTTCTGCTACACATTGGACAGTAGCTTTTTCTGGTACCAAGATATTGCTTACTGGATTTGTTAAGTTTATAGATACTGCTGCCGCAGGTAGCTTTGATATAGATCTGTATATAACAGGAGATGCTAATTATGTAGCTAGTCCTGCTGCAAAACACGTATCTGTTACTATTAATTCTGAGGATGCAATAGTTGATGAGACAGGTTACTTTGCTCATTTCTATGCTGAGTTGGAAGCAGTTGCTGGTAGCTATGTGCACATTAATTTTGGTTGTGATACTGATGTTGAAGTTCAGATTGATGATTTGAGACTATATGAAGTAACAAAGAATGTAGCTCTCTATAAGCCTAATAGAATGTCTCTAAGGTACCAAGCATTAGTTGATGCTGATTATGAAATGTATGATGGTTCCAAGAAAGCATTTCTTAGAGGATGGCGTCCAATATACTCTATAGGGTATGATTATATTGATGCAGCTGGTGTTGTTAATACTATTGGACTTTCAGAGAGCCTGTTTAATTATTTGATCCCGCACTCTAATAATTTGAGCGGTGGATATGTAAGAGGAATTGCTGACTTTGATGCTAAGCCCTTTGCTGGTAGGTATCTAGGCCATCAACAGGATTTGCAACTTGAAGGAATTTTTATACAGAAGTACAAAGCAAGAGAATACGGCAGCACTTATTTTACAGTAGACGCTGCCTGATAGTATATATATTTGAAAATAGATTAAACATTTCTTCAGAGTTATTATCTTACTATATTCTTATTAGGGAGATAAGATACTAACACATTATGATCAGAATATTTAGAAACAAAAAAGACCAAGAGAAGGTCAACGTAGAATTCCAGTCAGCAGATAGCTTCTTTGTTATCAAGAATATTATATCATCCTTTATAGGATCATATTACAATAAAAGGGATAGGACTTGGAGAGTAGATATAGATGATACTGACGATCTGCTTAAAAAGTTAGTTGAGGTTAATGGAGAGATAGTCCAAGTTGATCTGGAAATATTTAAGGTATTTGATCTATTCAAGGAACGTAGGGCTGAAGTACTTGATCTGAGGAATAGATTAGATGGTATGGATAGTGGCATAAAGCTCAAAGAACCTTATAGCCTATTACCATTTCAGCATGTTGGAGTAGAATTCCTATATCAAGTTAGAAAGGGTATTGTAGCTGATAAGGTAGGTCTAGGTAAAACCCTTCAAGGCTTATGCGCTGCTTTGAAATTAATTAATGAAGGTGAAGCTAGTAAGTGTCTGATAGTTGTGCCTGGAACTTTGAGAAAGAAATGGAAAAGGGATATCATGAAATTCTTAGAGGTTCCTGAGCCTTTGATAATTGAAGGATCTCCTACTAAAAGGCAAGGTTTGTATGAGAAGTGGATGGGTAATGGTGATCCATTTGCTATAATATCTGATGATACTCTGAAAAGAGATTGGGAGAATTATATACAGAATAATGTAGTTCACCCTTTTGGTATCATAGTAGATGAAATACAGAGAGAGAAAAATCCTCAGTCTAATCGCTCTTTGAAAATTAGGGAAGTAGCTGAGCATAAACTATGTAAGTTTAGATTTGGCCTTTCTGCTACTTATGTTGAGACTGGATTAGAGAATCTTTTTGGAGTAATGCTAATTATAGATGAGTCAATATTTGGCAATAGTTTGTTCAAGTTCTCTACTAAGTATATACAGCTGAATGAGTATACTGGTAAGGTAGTAGCATATAAGAATGTGGAAGATGCAACTAAGAGAATGAAGTATGTGGCAATAAGACGCCATAAGGAGCAGGTTAAAGATCAGATGTCAACCTTCCTCCCTAAAGTGAACGTAAATACTCTTTGGGTGGATTTGAATAAGGAACAAAAGCAAGTCTATAATGAAGTAGTTGCTAGAGTTGCTGATAATATCCTTAATATGGAGAAGGCTGATAAGATAAGAATGGCTACCGTATTGACTGAGCTTAATTATCTGAGACAAGTATCAATATCTACTGAGCTAATTGGACATGAAATATCTTCTTCTGTAAAGATGGATGTTTTAAAAGAAATGCTACCTGAGATAATTGAAGAAAATAAGGTGATGATATTTTGCCATTATACTGGGTTTGTGGATCAGATTGAAAGAGAACTGACGGCTATGGGTATTAAGTGTATTGCTATGCACGGTAGCCGCACGGAAGGTAAGTCAAATAACCGTCAAGATATGATAGATAAGTTCTCAAATTCTAAGGACATAAATGTATTGGTAACTTCAGATATTCTTAAGGAAGGAGTTGATGTACCTGCTGCAAGCTACATTATCAATACTGACATATTATGGAACCCTGCTGGAATGGTTCAGCGTGCTGGACGGATAGACCGATTGAATCAATCTGCTGAGAATATATTTGTTATCAATATATGGTCAGAGGCTGGTATTGAGAAGGATATGTTTGATGTGGTATACAAAAGAGAGGAGTTAGCTAATCAAGTAATGGATGATGGGTTCAAAGAAAAGAGAGTACGGAAATTATCATTCAAGGATATCAAAAGAATGCTCAGGAGAGTATAATGAAAATAGAAATGTATAAGAATCACATTGCTGGAATGATAGCATTCCAAGTTCAAGAAGATGAACCTGATAAGGTAGATACTATAATTGTTACCACCAATAATGGTAATAGGTATGAAGTTACTGAGACGCGGAATGGGTCATTAAGTCTTCACTCTATTGGGGCAAGCCGTGAAAAGCAAGAAAAAACCTTTTAAAGATGTAGAGATTACATCTCCGTATGTGACCTATACAAATATAGATTATCGCATACGGTACAAGCTACTTAACAATCAAGTAAAGATAGATCTGAAAGAGATAATAGACAAGATACTTACTGATGCAGGCATCACAGGATTTAATACAAATCAAGTTGAGTTTACTATCCCTTATGATATTGATGATGCCGCTTCTGATAAGACGTTCTCCCTATTGGTTGATAAGAAAAGGTTTCAGATTAGATTGCCTGAGTTTCAGGTTATTGCTAACAACCAGCAGAAGATAGATTGGGATAATACGCATCCGCATAGATGGTCAAAGTCACAGTGGATAAAGTTTATTGAAAAGAAGTTTTGGGATACATACGGATTTGAATCTGTGGAGCTTAATTTAAGGGGCCGCCAAGGGGCCACTAGGAGAGGCAAACTCTTCGGCCTAATAGATAACCTAATTCGTAAGATCAAGGGCTTAAACAGCCTTGAGTGTGATGAGAGTAGCGTTGTAGAATATATTGTATGGGTCTTCTCTCATAAGGGGTCTAAAGTATCCCTATCTATGGGATTAATCTGTGCTGACCCTATAATACAAGAATGGGTGCTATGGAAGAGAAAGCAGATATCCAATAAACCTGCTAAGAAATCTAAAGGTTTGCATTCAAAATGGAGAGATGAATGAGCAAGTATATAGATGATCTATTTAAATCAGCTGGGATACCATCAGCAGTAAGCATGAAGGGTGTAGATTTGAAGTCTAGTAAGAAATGGGCCGTGACTAAGAAATTTATTGAAGGCAGTGGGAATTTAGTTCTTCTAAGTGATGAACAGTACAAGTATGTGATTAAGATTATGAGACTGAAATTACTATCTCATCCTGATAAGGTTATGAGTATGGTCACATTTAATAACATATACTTTCTGACATTTATGGAATTGTTGAATAAGTATGGAGATAGAGATGTGATAGCAATATCAAATATTAGCGTTACTGATTCTGAACATAAGAAAAGAGTTGTGTGTAGTTTCATAGATTGGATGCTTGTAGAAGGCAAGCAGATTCTGCTATCGTCAAGTAGCTTAGATGTGTTTGCCGAAAGCGTAGAATACTCATGGGATACTATTGACAATAATTTTGATGTAATACAATATAAGGGGTAGCATGGAATATATCAATCTTAAATTAGAGCGTAGTGTCCTGAGGTGTATTTTCTACCATAGGGACTTACTTATAATGCTGATAAATAAAGGGACGTTCCCTATGGAGGCATTTGCCGATAAATCCATAAGGAATATTTGCAAGATAGTTGTATCATTCTTTAATCATAATGGTAAGGTTATAAGTAGAGATCTGCTAATAATGTATATTGGTAGGTATGCTACCAGTCAGAAGAATGCTTCATTATTTATAGAGAAGATGGAATCTGTAGTTGATAATACTCTTAATAATGAGCCTGACGAAAGAGAAATTGATTTATTTGATAACCATGTAAGTGAATTAGTTATACTGCTGAATGCTCGTATGCTCCAAGAATATCAGATGGAGTTATTTGAGAAGGTAGACACTAATGATATAGATGGTGCTAAGAAGCTGATACATACATTTAGGTTTATTGATGATGATGAGGGTATAGATAAGGGTGAATTCATAGAAGACTTTAAGGAGAGGGAAGACCTCATATTGAGGAAGCATAATAACCCTCTTGAGTATCAGCTAGTTGCTACAGGGATACCTAAATTAGATGAAGCTCTTGATGGTGGCATTGATAGAGAATTTACAGTTATAGCTGGACACTCTAATGATGGTAAGTCTATGCTGACTACACAAATTGCTACTAATATTTGGAGAATGAAAAAGAATGTAGTATTTGTTACTGTTGGGGAAATGAATAAGAATAGTGTACAGAATAGAATTGATAGCAATATTGCAGATATAGATTTCAAATTCTTCCGTAATCCGAATACCCATTATGATCCTGGCACTCATGAGCAATGGAAGAGAGCTATTGAAGATATTAAGAAGACAGCAGGGCTTTTGAAGATAATTGAGTTTAGGAAGACTGCTACAGTAGCAGATGTTATCCAGAAGACTTATGAGACTATGCATGAATGGGATCAGCCAATCCATGTTTTGATAATTGACTCTTTGGATAACCTCCAAGCCACTATGAAGAAGGGTGTTAAGGATTGGATGTCATATGAAGAGATATGTTGGGATACTTTTCTGATAACCAAGAATTTTAGGAACCACAATAAGATGAGTGGGATACCTGTTATTGCTACTACTCAGCTTAAGAAAGCTAACAAGGAAATATCAGATAGCAATAAGACTAGGCACTTGAGAGAAGATGATGTTGGTTCATCTCCTTTCCAATATAGGTATTCTGAACTATTTATAGGTATGAAGAAGCACGGAGAGATACCTCACGAAAGTGAGCTGCAGATTATGAAGGGCAGAGGAGTTGGTAAGTCAACTGGGATAGTCTGTCATAATAATTTCCCTTTTGGTAGGTATCACGATCCAAAAGTTGAAAGTGTTCATAAAGCAGAATTAGATAATGCAAGGAAGGCTGAAGCTGTTAAGGATATAGAATATGAACCAGATGAGGATTAGATGAGACCAGAAGAAGTAGTAGACTGGACAGAACTATTGAGCGATAATGATTGCTCTGGAATTATAGATTACTCAGATTGGGTAATGTGTCACTGCCCATTTCACGATCAAAGTGATAATATTAGGCCATCATTTGGAATACATAAAGAGAGTGGTACTGGCAACTGCTTTGGATGTGGCAAGCATAGTTGGAGTGAGATATGTGAACTATTTGGAATGGAAACTGAGGAGTTCATAGAAGGAGTCAAAGAGACTACTTGGGCTATGTTCAAGAAAAAGGTTCTCAATAGAGGAACCAAAAAGAAGTTCAAAAGGTTTTCCTTACCAGAAGGTCTTGATGATACCAATACGGAGTTTATTGAATATATGATGAGAAGGGGTATAGACTCTCAGATACTTAAAAGATTTGGAGTTACATATTGCTTTGATCGCAATTCCAAATATTTCGAGCACATAATATTCCCTATTGTTGATGAGAAGGGAATCTTGTATTTTCAAGGACGCTATATAGGTGACAAGGATTGGTTGGCTAGATGGCGCCAACCTAAAGATTGTGCTAAATGGAAAACGTATTGGGGATGGGAAGAATACAAGGATCGGGAAAGTGTGTTCTTTGTTGAGGGGGTATCTGATGCAATAAAGATGGTTCAATTAGGCTTCCCTGCAATTACTGCAAAGAACTTTTCCCCACATCAGATAAGTATGATATTGGGATCAAAGATCAAAAATATATTCCTTTGTTATGATAATGACCCTGCAGGAAGGACTCTTCAGAGTAAGCAAGGATATGACATACACTTTACTGCTAAGGCTAAATGGATATTGCAAGATTCGGGTAGAATGATCTTTGATGTTAAGCTGCCTGCTAACATAAATGATCCTGGTGATCTTGCTCATTCCAACGATTTAGTAGATTGCAACTCAATAATTAGGGAATATGCTGATACTTTCTACGCTGTCTGATAGAAAGTTAAAGAAAACACTATTTACAGTAAGACTTTTTAGTTATATTACTATTACTTAAAGGAGAGACTAAGAATGGCACGTTCCTTATCAAAGGAGTCTAGGTATGAAAAACTAAGCCTTCCATTTCTTTACAAGCTATGCCACGAACGTGAAATTAAGGGCTACTGCTTTAAAGATGAAGGGGAAGTCATAAAAATGCTAACTGAATATGATGTAGAAAATGATGATACTGATGAACAAATTAAACCTGAGGAGAGTAGAATGGGGAAAGATGAAATTGAAGACCTTGATGACGACATCACACTTGATGATGATGACATCGGGGAAGATGAAACTGTAACTGAAAAGGTGGAGAAACGCCTTGCTGGTGATGGTGAAGCTGGAGATGATCTAGATGATCTTGATGATCTAGACCTTGATGATGAACCTTCTGAGGCTGCTGTTGAAGAAGTTGCTGAAGAAGTTGTTGAAGAAGTTATTAGCGAAGATGATGCTGGTATTGACGATCTTGATGATGAAATTGATGCTCTTGATGATGAATCAGAAACAGAGACCAAGGAGACAAAAGTGGCACCTAAGAAGACTGAGAAAACTGAAAAGAAGGTAGCGCCTAAGACTGAAAAGAAGGCTGCTAAGACTGAAAAGGCACCTCGCAAAAAGATCGGTGATGATCCTGATGCAACTTCGCCTTTCGTTCCTACTACTGCTGGGCATTTCGTATTTATGACTCTTCTCAAGTCTGCTGGCAAAAAGATCAGCCTTGACAAGATTGCAGAAGTTGCTAACTCTGCAATTGAGAAGAAGCTTGGAGCAGAAAAGCTCCCCAAGGACACTAAGGCTAAGGCTAAGATCATCATCGGTGAGGTCAATAGCGGCAAGCGTGGTGACAAGTGGGGAAAGTTTGAAGTAGCTGATGGTAAGGTAACGCACGTTCCTGCGTAAAGTCTTTTACGCTGTAATGTTTGACTGGAGGGTAGTTGCTTGCCCTCCAGTTTTCTTCACATTTAAAGGATACTGTCATGCTAACTTTAGTAGAAGGTTTGAATTGTAGTGGTAAGACTACATATATAAAAAATCACAAATCACAAGTAATAGATACTTGGTATGCAAACCCACTAAGATGGGACAACTCAAAGAATTTGCTTATGGGTTCTTTAGAGAAGAAGGAATATTATGGCATAGGCGTATATGAAACTATACTGAGAATGTTCCTCAGCTCATATAGTGCACCAGATTATTATTGGGATAGAACTTGGATATCAGCTTATGTATATAAGACTTTGACAAAACCTTCTTTTGATTTTATTTCTGACTTATACTGTGAAAATTGTGTAAAGGTTATTTGGCTAGATACAAATCCTTTTATCTGTAAGGATAGGTGGGAAGCAGAGAACAAGAAAGATGAAAAGGATTATGTTGTTAATTTTGATTGGAAGGGGTTGAGAGATGAATTTGAAACTGTAATGACAGAGTTAGATAAAATGGGGATGAATGTTGAAGTAATAACAAACTATGGAGTATGAAATGAAAAGATTCACATCAGGGAAGTTCCCTAAGTTGTCTGTATTATTGTATGCGCCTCCTATCTTCCCAGAGAAGGTTATAGCGCATAACTATCTTGAGTGTATTGAAGATCGCCAGATAGATGATCCTACTGAGATTGATCTTGATGAAGCCAAGAAGATAACTGAATGGGTTATTAAAGGCGGCCATACTCCTGCTCTAGAGAGTTTGTATATGGGGTTCAATATTAGAGGAATGAGTAAAGTAGTTTCTCACCAGATAGTACGGCATCGGATAGGGGTAAGTATAGGACAGAGGACACAAAGGGCTAACTCAAAAGAGTACCTTGGCAAGTTTGCAGATGGAGAGCATTATATATTGCCTCCAAGTATAACTCTTGACACTTGTACTATTGACCCCAAAACGCAAGAGAATTTGAGAGAGTACCTGCAAGCTGCTCAAGATATATATAATGAATTGATTGAGCAAGGAGTATCTGAGGATGAGGCCAGATATATCATACCGCAAGGTGCAGAGACTTCTATGGACTTCAATATAATATTGAAAGCACTTATGGGAACAGCATCTACAAGATTATGCCATCTTATGCAGGGAGAGATGGTTGAAGTATTCCGATTGATTAAGAAAGCGGTTGATGATTGGCACCCTGGTATTGGTAGCCTTCTAAAACCTATTTGTATGGTAACAGGTAAGTGCAACCGTAATGAGAATAATCCTATTGATGGCCATCCCCACGGAGTATGTGAGCTTACTGTTCGTGGATTGGTACCGCCAAGGGAAAAGGATGACACCTTCAACTTAACAAAGTATAGCAAAGATGCCGACAAGTAAACAAGGGAATATGGCGGAACTGGTAGACGCTGAGGATTTAAAATCCTCTAGCCTAGGCTGTGGGGGTTCGACTCCCCCTATTCCCAAAATCATAATATTGGGAGCTGGCCCATCTGGTCTTATTGCTGCAAATTATTTGAAGTCTAAAGATATAGATTTCAAAATTATAGCAAAGGATGGGCACGGGTTCTCTAACATATCTACTCATGACTTCAAGTTTAAACTTGGTCAACGTACTATGTTCTATACTGATAGGATGCATAGCTTCCTTGAAGAGATGAACAATTATGCTGTTGAAAGTATGAATTTGAGTGATAGTATTGGTGTTGTATTTAAGGGAAAGTTGCACAAGTATCCTATACAGAATAATTTGAAGACACTATCAATTAAAGATAGGCTGAGTTTCTTCATTAGCTATATTTTCAGGAGTAAGACAAAAGAATCTGATTATGCAAATTGGTCTTGTGCTAACTACGGTAATTGGTTTGCTAACAACATACTACTTCCTCATACAAATAAAACTCTTAAAGAGGATTTGTATACTATTAATGCAGAATCGTATGGGAAGAAAGTTGTCAAGCTTGAATTGCTGAAGAAGAAAAGTAATTTGGCATTTGAAGAGCCTGATAAGATTCTTGCAAGGTTAAGAAAGAATGTTGAAATTCACATACAAGATGAATTAGTTACAAGTATTGATACTAAATGCAAACAAGTTAGCCTTCAGTATAAGGGATGTGCTAGATTTGAAGATTATGATATACTGATAAATACTATTCCTATACTATCACTTATAGATCTGATGGAGTATCAGAATGATATCATAGAAGTAGCTACTAAAAGCCTTCAGTATAACAATATGTTTGCTGGAGTATTCATTATGCCGACTGCTATGATAAAAACTGATATGAGTATCATATACTTCCCAGAGAGAGATTACACTTTCTCAAAAGTCAATATAGATAGGCGTAATGGAATAACTGTTATAGTGTGTGAGTGTTCATTCAGAAGGAATGATGAGGACAAGTTTTCCTGTACTGCTTACAAAGAGAAGTTCCTTGAGCGCATAGAGTATGATTTGAAGAAGGCAAGATTGATAAGTAGTGATATGTTTGTATCTATTCAGAGAGATTATAAGATCATATCGCCTTGCTACATTATTACTGATAAGGATTACAATGCAAGTAATTCCTTCCTACAAGCTCACTTTGAGCACAAGGGCATTTTCAATTGCGGTAGATTCTCACAGTGGGTACCATGGATGAGAGTAGAACATAGCTTAGAAAGGATGGATAGTATATATGACAGTATTCTCAGGAGAATGTGATGGCTGTGGGAATTTAACCACTACATATTGCAATGGTAGCTTAGTGCTGAGAAAGATTGTGAAAGTGGTAAGAGGTCTATTTATTGAAGATAGAATAATATTCTGTCCAGTGTGTGCCAAGGAAGGTAAGAAGATGATCAAGGCTCACAATCGTAAGATGAGGGGAATAGATGTCAAATAAAGATTTTGCACATATCCATTTGCATACTGAGTTCAGCTTCCTAGATGGGTTCAGTAAGGTATGGGATGATGACCATAAAGAGCCGTCTGACTTGCCTTTACGCATAGCAGAGATAGGCCAGAAGTATTGCGCCATAACTGATCACGGTTCTACTGCTGGTTGGATTAGATTTGATAAGGCTATGAAGAAAGTTGGTGTATCTCCTCTATTTGGTGTAGAGGGATATTACTGTGATGATATGAGTGTTAAGGGATTAGATGAAACTAGAAAGCTAGATGCTACCAGAGGATTAACTAATGCCAAGGAAAAGAAAGCTGCCACTAAGAAGATGGAAAAGGAGTTGGGGCTAAATAAGAGAGCGCACTTTGTAGCCTTGGCTATGAATGCTGATGGCATACAAGAAATATTGAAGTCAACTTCCATAGCTGCAACAGAAGGATTCTATTACAGGCCAAGATGGGATTTTAGCCTAATAAAGAGTATGAAGAATTGCATCATAGGAACAGCTTGTGCTGGTGGCATTCTAAACTATTGGTGCAACAGAGAAGACCTGCCTATGAAGGAACGCTTACAGATGGCTGTGAGAGAGGCTAAGAAATGGAAAGATGAATTAGGCGATAGGTTTTATCTTGAATTGCAATCCATAGATTGGTCAAGACAGACCAAGTATAATAAGTTTATTTGGAAGATAGCTCAGCATTTAGATTTGCCTTGCTACCTTGCTAATGACTCACATTATGTTAAGGCAGAGGACTGGGAAGCTCATGATATTCTTTTGGCAATACAGTCGGCTCACGGAGTACCTTCAAAGGATGCTCTGAATAATCCTGATAGGCTTAGATATGATATGCATGATCTATATGTCAAGACTAGGAAGGAAATGGCTCAGAGCTTTCTTGCTAGAAATGATGTAGATATATATGGTAAGAGTAACATATCAAAAATGTTAGACTGTACACTTGAGATAGCAGAGCGTTGCCATCATTCTGTGAATAAGAAGAAAATGATCATGCCTGCAATAGAGGTTCCTGATTTTGCTAAGTTGGATAAAACAAAAACTACTGATGATGATAGAAAGAATTATTTGAAGTATTTGTGCAAAGAGGGATGGCAGAGAAAAATTGTCCCTTATGTATCCAAGAAGGATAGAGTAGTATACAAAGAGAGACTGAAGGAAGAACTTTATCAGATCATTAGCCAAGGGTTTACCCCTTACTTCATTATGTGTAATGGTCTGATGAAATGGTCTGATGAGAAGGGCATAGCAAGAGGCCCTGCGCGTGGTAGCTCTGCTGGCTCCCTAGTAGCATACCTGTTAGATATAGTAATGGTAGATCCAATTCCTCACAAGCTATTGTTTAGTAGGTTTATTGATCCAAACCGTACTGACTATCCAGATGTTGATATGGACTTTGGGGATTGGAGAAGGGGAGTGATTGTCCAATACTTTGTTGAGAAGTATGGCAAGGAGAAGGTTGCTATTCTTGGTAACAATATGACCTTCAAACCTAAGATGGCTCTCAAGGATGTTGCTAGGCTATATGGAGTTCCTATATTTGAAACACAAGAGCTTTGCAATTTAGTTGTGAATAGATCTGGAGCAGATAGTAGGCTGAGTTTCTGCGTTAAGGATACTTTTGATCAGCATGAGTTTGCTAAGGAATATGCTAGGAAGTATCCCAAGGTGGCAAAATTCTCTCAGCAGCTAGAAGGGCTAAAGAAGATACAGGGAGTACATGCTGCTGGAGTAGTTATAGCGGATGGAGACATAACTCAGTATACATCTATGAGATATGACAAAAGACAAAAGGACTTCCTAATTGCTACCATAGATAGGTATGACTGTGAAGATATAGGTCTACTAAAGATGGATATATTGGGATTGAATACTATGTCTGTACTTCAAGAGTGCCGTGTACTTATAAAGGAAAGGCACGGAGTATGGATAGACTTTGAGGAATTATGTAGAGATGTCACATATAAAGGTGGAGATAAGAAAACATATGAGGCATTTGCTGACGCAAGGACTACTGGTATATTCCAGTTCAATAGCCCTGGCCTGACTCGTTTAGCCAAGCAAGTGAAGATAGAGAACTTTGATGAGATAAGTGACTGTACAGCCTTACACAGACCTGGCCCAATTCACGCTGGAGCTATGAATAGGTATCCTGCCCTAAAGAGTGGTGAGTTGGAGAAGTTTGACCCTTTGCACAAGATTGTAGAGGAAGAAACGCAAGACACCTATGGGCTAGTTATCTATCAAGAGCAGGTTATGCAGATAGTAAGGCGGTTGGGTAAGTTTGATTGGGCCCAAACAAATACAGTTCGTAAGGTTATGAGTAAGTCTGGTGGAGCAGAATACTTTATGACCAACTTCTGGCCTACCTTTAAGAATGGCTGTGCTGATGAAGGATTGGATGAAAAGACTGCCCTAAAGATATTCCATAGAATTATGAGCTTTGGATCATGGGCCTTCAATAAGTCACACTCTATCTCGTATGCGTTTGTTTCTTACTTTTGTATGTATATGAAGGTAAACTATCCCATAGAGTTCTGTACTGCTTATATGAATAAGGTAAATGATACAAGCGGTGAGAATGTACCTAAGATGGTGTTGGAGGCTCAGAGATTAGGGATCGGTATGAGAGAACCTGACATCAATATATCCAAGAGTGGATTTGTTATTGAGGGAAATACTATTGTATCAGGGCTGAGTAAGATAAAGAATGTAGGAGCAAAAGCTGTTGTTACTATATTGGAAAATCAGCCGTTTGATGGTATTGTAGATTTTCTGATTAAGATAGACAATCGTGCTTGCAATAAAAGATCTGTAGAGAACTTGGTTAAGGCAGGAGCTTTTGATTCATTTGGTTATGATAAGGGAGCTTTACTAGAGAATGTTGAAGCAATACTGAAGAATGTCAAGAAGGGTAATGATAAAAGCCTCAATATTGCTAAAGAGTTTGTAGATGGATGTATGGGGGAAGAGAGCTTATCTGAGCAGCAAGTAGCTGAGCTTAAAACTGGGGTTTCCCCAGTATCAGTAGGTAAGCATATAACTAGATATTATGATGATGTTGTAGATAGTTTAGCATCTCATGTTAGAGTTACTAGGCTTATTGACATAGAGTTAGATGATGCTGCACAAGTACAGCAGCAGCAACAAGAGAACCAATCTCAAGTTAAGAGATTAGATGTATGGATAACAGGTCTATTGACTCATGTTGACTTGAAAAGGTTATCGCAGGAGGTCAAGGAAGTTATTGATACTGGCAAGGAAGAAAGATATGCGTTATGTAATCTAGAGGATGGTACAGACTTCATAGTATTATCTCTCAAGAAAGGCATATATACAAAATATGAGCAGGAACTGTTCAACTTTATGGGGAAGGTTGTTCTAGTTAGAGGAACTGTGAATAAGGGTTGGAAGAAATGTTTTGTTGATACCATATATATAATGGATGATTTGAGAGCATACCTTGATGGTGGACACAAACCTTTCAACTATGATTATGAATATTTGTTCAAGCATCCTCTGAATAGATACTTTGATAAAAAGGGTGGGATTGCCAAGATAAAGGCTAAGTGCGGCTGTGTTGATATGATAGATGTCACTACTCTACCAATAGGCCAGAGTATTTGGGCTATGGGGATAATATCTGATATACAAACATTTGTAGGTAGACCTACAAGTAAAATACCTGGCAAGAAATTTTACTGGATATTCTTTGAGGATGATACATTCTGTGGGAGTTTTATGGTATTCCCTACGGATAAAAGGTTCAAGGCTATGAAGAAGGATATATTTGAATTGTATAAGTCTCACGATCCGTTCCTATTGCAGATACAAAGAGATATGAGTTTTAAGGAAGGAGATAGACAATACAAGCAGGTATGTATATCTATTGATAAAAGATCTAGTTGGGAAGATATGATCCGTAGACCATTTAAAAGGAGGAAAAAATAATGGGTGAGCGAATGGAAGATTATGTGAAGAAACTTAATGGTGAGGAAGGTACTGTTACTGTTGAGAAGGATGGTAGGAAGATAGTGCTTACTGTTGGGCTACTAGGAGATGTTAGGGTTAAAAAGAAGAAAGAGAATATCAGGCTTATAAAGTTGGTTGATGAGATAGATAAGGAAATATGGTATTCCAAGTGTAAGGGTTTAGTCATGAAGGCATATCTATTCCCAAAACACGTTGATGCTCTTTCTGTTACATTTCCTGACTCTACTGTAATTTCTGGTGAGCATTTTGATTTGGTAAAATATTGGGATCATGCAAGGAATGATGATATTAGATTAAAATAACATTTTGTTCATAAACCGTAATCTATTATATTATAGTAGTAGGAAAATTAAACATGTCATTTAAAAATATGCAAGATGGGCTAAAGAGCCTTACAGACAAATATAGCAAGGAGCTTGATATTGAAGGGCTGCTGGACATATCTGATTCAATATCAGAAGATCCTGCCGCTTTGTCATATGAGATATCAAGGCAGCCAGCCATATATGCATATGTAGCTAATATGAAAAGAATTGCTGAATCAAATTGCGACAAATTAAATGATAAGTTGGAAAGGTTCAAAGATAGTAAGCTGAGAGTTATAACTGAATATCTTAAATCTGATGGTGTTGCCAAACCAACGGCAAAGATGATTGAAACTAGATTCAATCAGCACTTTAAGGATAATGAACTTTACAAAGAATTAACTGGTCAAATTAAAATGTGGAAGACCAGAAAGGAGATGGTGGCAATAGTATTGAAATCTATAGATAGCAGAGAGCAAAGTTTCAAGTCTTTAAGCTATATGATGGATACTATGGTTAAAACTGGTTTAATGTATCCTAAACCATCTAAGCGTAATGGAGTTTGAGATGCTGAAGTTTGGTAGGAAAGCTGTTGATACAGTTACAGGATTGGAAGGTAAGATTACTGGATTTGCCAAATATATGACAGGCTGCAACCAGTATGCATTAGAGTCTTGTGAAAATAATGAAATTAAGGCAACTTGGATTGATGAGCAAAGAGTTAAGTATGTAGGAGATATGACAAAGAAAATTGTGCAGAAGAAAACTGGTGGGCCACAAAGAACTCCACCTTCTAGACACTAATAACAAAAGGAGAAACCACTATGGGTTTCAGAGATGGCAAGGGCGGCGATTCAATTGCAAGGCATCTATTCAAGCCAGAGAATGGCAAGACGTATGTTATTCGTATTTGGCATGATACCTTGGAGCAGTGGTCAGAGTGCTGGCCTACTTTCATAGGTGATGATGGTAATAAGATAATGCGCAGATTTGTCGGTAGTGATGGTTTCGCTAACTTCAAGCCTATTAATGATTTCAAGAAGGCAGTTAAGATTACTGAGATGTTTGCCAATATTGAGCCAGAGAGAGAACGCAAGCGGCTTATTGGTAATTGGAATGCTGGGCATCAGAATGCTTCAATTGTTATTATTGGTACTGAGCAGACTGTTAAGGTTGATGGTAAGACTAAGCGTAAGATTGAATGGGATAAGGATGCAAAAATCTATCCTTTTGGTTCCACAGTATACAAGCAGTTGTATGCTATTAACCATAACCCTAATAATATTGAGAATGCTGAGAAGGTCAAGCAGCTTGCTGGTAAGATGTCTGATGGTGGTGATGGAGAAGGACTGCTTTGCACAGACGTTTATGCACTTCGCCTTACCAAGACACGGACTGGCCAGAAGACAGATTTCACTACCGAAGCAGATAAGCTGTGCGGGCCTGTGAAGAGTATCAATAATGCGGAAGAGATTGAGAAGGTTCTGGCTGGATTTATTGAGCCTAGCCCTGAGAGCGAAATTGAACAGTATCTCTCTAATAATAGTGAAGGCGCTTATTCTGGTTCAGGTGCTGAAGCTCAATCTACTGAAGAGGAAGTTGATGAGCCATCTACTAAGAAGAAGACTGCAACTGTTGAAGAGGATTCTATTGAAGAAGAAGTTGTAGAAGCTGAAGTTGTAGAAGAAGCTGCTTCTGGTGAGATGTCTGAAGATTTGGATGATCTTGAGATAGAAGATCTCTAAGTGAAGCTGAAAGAATGCAAAAGGTGCGGCCTCTGTAAGGGGTCGCACTATTCCCTTTCAAAAGGCAGAAGCCAAGCTTCTGTTATGTTCATATTCCATAGGGAATCTACAGATGATGTTGGTAGATATAAGGAGCAAGAATTTATTAGGAATTTGGATCGCAAGTTGGATCATGATTGGTATAAGGCATACGCTATAAAATGCTGTAGTACTACAAAAGCTAAATTGAGTCACCTTAATAAATGTAGCGTATGGATCCAAAAAGAATATGAGCAAGTTGATCCATATCTAGTAATTCTAATGGGGATGGCTCCTGCTATTGCTTTATTGGGGAAAAGATATGGCAAGTTAGTACAGAATGCTTTTTACATTAGAGATGGTAAAAGATTCTTTGTAGGTGAAAGAATTAATGGTGATATGAAAAAGCTTGATAAAAATGCTTCGGTACTATATGAATACATCAAGAGATACTACACATAAGGATTCTACATGCCACCGAAAAAGAAATCAGAACCAACTACTTTCAATAACATAGATGATCTTGTCAATAAGCTAGAGAAGGATCATGGCAAAGGCACCATTATGACGCAGGGCCGTAAGGCTCTAGATGATGTTAAGTTCATTCCTACAGGGCTGGTGAGCTTAGACTGCGCCTTGGGTGGTGGTATACCTTCTGGTAGGATGATAGAGTGCTACGGGCCAGAGAGTTCAGGCAAAACCTCATTCACATTACACTGCATAGGTATTGCTCAGCGCCTAGGTAGAACTGCTATGTTTATAGATGCTGAGCATAGTTATGATCCTAAGTATGCTGAAAAATTTAGAGTTGATAATGAGAAGCTACTTCTCAACCAGCCTGATTCTGCCGAACAGGCTTTGACTATAATGGAGACTTCTGTACAGAGCGGTCTAGTGAATCTGATAGTATTAGATTCTGTTGCAGCATTAGTTCCTCAGAGTGAAGTGGAAGGAGAGATGGGAGATGCTCAGATGGGCAAGCAAGCTCGCCTTCTATCTCAAGCTTGTCGCAAGCTGACTTCTATTATTGGTAAAACTGATTGTACTGTAATATGGATTAATCAGATTCGTATGAAGATAGGTGTTATGTTTGGTAATCCTGAAACTACTACTGGCGGTAATGCTCTGAAGTTCTATTGTTCTCAGAGAGTTGATGTGCGCCGTATAGGTAGAATACCAAAGGCCAAAGAATCTATAATGACTGGTATGCTTCAGCGTTTCAAAGTAGTCAAGAATAAGGTAGCACCGCCTTTTAGAGAATCAGAGATTGAACTATATTTCAAGAGTGGATATGATTCTATAGGAGATACTGTATCAGCTGCAGTAGACTTTGATATAATCCAAAAGGCTGGAGCTTGGTATAGTTATGCTGGGGAACGTCTTGGCCAAGGGTTAGCTGGAGCAATAAAGGGATACCGTCAACTGGACAAGGAAAATAGGCGCACTATTAAGAAGAAGCTGAAAGAATGCTATGAGGCTAATGCGTGATTATCAAGAATGATATTAAGGGACGTAAGAGATTTGATGAGGATGTTCTTGAATGGGATAGATGTTACATAAATGGATTTGAGATAACTGAAGATATGAATGGTGCATTAAAGATAAGGGATGCTGAATGTATGAATGGTGAGAGAATGGTGGTATTGCCATCAGTATCCAACATTATTGGAATAACAAGGGTTAAAATATGAAACTTGTGACAAAATTTGATTATCTTGATTATGTTAGATTGGAAGATGTTGGGATGAAGGGTAGGATAGTGAAAATTGAGTTCAGCGGTGGCATAGTCTATAAAGTTGAATATTGGTTACATGAGGAAATTAAAACTGTATATGTGTATGAAGATGAAATTGAGACATGGAATACTGAATTCAGAAGAATAGGGTTATCAAAATGAAAATCTTACTAACAGCTGATTGGCACTTAAAACATAAGCATCCATTCTCTCAAGTGGTAGAGGGCAAGGTGTGGGATGAATTATTTGAAGCAAAAATGAGAGTTCTTTGGGAGCTTCCTAATATTGCGAAGAAAGAAGATGTTGATTGGGTAGCTATAACTGGTGATATATTTGATAACACAAATCCACCTGAAGCTATCAAAGCAGAAGTTTGTAAGTTATTGGATAAGTTCTCTTGTCCTGTTTTCATAATAAACGGTAATCATGAAACTGCTAGCTTTGGCAACCATGCCCTTATGGATATAGGCCAAGCATATAAAAGTACTACCAGTAAGAAGTCTCACGTATTTGTATATAATGACCATAATGTTACTGATGGAATAGGTATGTTCCATATAATGATGGAAGGCATAGATGAAAGATACAGAAATGTCATTAAGTTTGAGGATTCTAGATTTGCTGATTGCAATACAATACTCCTTGGAGATTATCATGCTTTCTTCAAGAAGAATTATGGTGGTAAGACTTTTGTCTATCCTGGCACTCCATATCCCACTCGTTTTGGTGAAGAAAATCATTCTGTTTGTATTTTGGAGTGTGACGCTCAAGGAAATACAAGAAATAGTAAACAGGTTGAAATACCCTCATATAAATTCCTTGAATGTAACACGAGTGATATTAAAAAGACAATTGGGGATGCCGATGCAAAAGGCTTTCAGTATGTACTTAAAGTCAGGACTACTGCAAAACCAGAAAATATGAATAAGATAGCTTTGAAGCTACGGGAGTATAAGGTCAAGCTGAGCAAAAGAGAAAATTGCTTAGACTTTGTATATTCTATAAAGGCGGCAAAAGTTGTAGCTGAGTTAGAAGATGTGAGCAATAGATCTGTTGAGGATGTTGCTCTTGAGTACATAGGTAACAATTGCATGTATCCTGAAGAAGGTAAGGCTTTGTTTAAGGAGTTAATGACGTGAGTTATCCTACAAAAAATGTTACTGGTGTATTTGTAAATGGTGAAAATGTATCTCACCTAATTGATCCTGAAAGTATTGAAATAGATTGGCAGTTTGATAGAACTAAATTGTATTGTGGTGGATCAGATTACCCTAATGATGTTAGAGTGAATGGTTATCATCCTAAAATTAAAATGAAAACAACATTTATACCAAAAGGTGAATTTGAATTTGATATAGATTTGAATAAAGGTGCTGAGAAGATACATTTTAATAGATGTATGGTAGATTCTTCTGAAGATGGTGAATTGACTTTGAAGGCTTTTGTAGATAATAATGGTGGTGTAGGTAGGATTGATTTGAAATTGGATTGGACAGAAAAGTACTTCCCTACATTTTTGAAATGGTTCAAGAATTTAAGGCGGTACTGGCGGAAGATTAAGGGCGAAGCATGAGCGCTGGCAAAGGTAGTGCAAGGCGTCAAGAAGATACAAAGGCTATCCGTGATAGATGGCCTATGGATAAGAAGCCAGTTGGTGAAACAAAGTTTGGTAACTTTTATATGTGCATTAATTGTTACAAACCTGTCATAAATGGAAAGAAGTGCCCAAGATGCGAATCACAAGAATAAAAGCTGAGAATCTATTCAGCTGGGAAAAACTAGATATTAAATTTGAAGATGGCACATATTCTCTTACAGGCGAGAATGGTTGCGGCAAGTCTTCTATCTTTGAGATTATTACTTGGATTGGATTCAAGAAAACTACCAAGAAGAATGTCAAAGGCGATTATGGTAAGAATAATGGCTGGGGGGAATTAGAGTTTGATAATGGTGAATATGTCATTAGAAGAAATACCAAAGAACCTATGAGGATATTAGTTAATGGAGAGGAAGCTGAGCAGGATTATGTTGATAATATCCTAGGGTGCCATTATGATACTTTTATGGCATCTATTATGTGCAACCAGAAAAGAGTATCTTCATTTATAAATGAGAAGACTGATACTGGTAAGGCTAGGATATTTGGAGAGATGTTAGGAGCAGGTAGCCTTGACAAAATTAGATCTAAGGTAAGTAAGCGCAAAAATGAGAGAGAACTAGAGTTTGAAGGTGCGCGCAGTAAGTTTGAACTTTTGACTGAACAGGTGGATACTGCTAAGTTAAAGTTTGGAGGTAAAACTCCAAAACAGTACAAGGCAGTTATTGAAAGGGACAAGGGTGAATACCACAAGCTAGTAGCAGGGGAAAAGTTGCTACAAGATAAGGTAGATAAGGCATATGATATAGCAAATCTTTGGAGAAACTATGAAAGCTCTCATGTAGAATATAATAAGGCTTTGTCAAAACGCAGCAATACGGAGACTGAATTAAAAGAGTCCAAAGATAAATTTGATACTATGGAGATACCTGATGAAACTGGGGCAGGTAAGTATGCGGGTATGTTGGTTAAGGCTGACAAGATATACCAAAAACTATCTACTGAAGTAATTTACCTTGAAGCAGATATACAAAAGCTAGAAGACATCAAGAGTCTAGGTGAAGGGGAATGCCCTACTTGTGGTGAGAAAGTTACCATTAAGAAGATTGAACATATTCAAGGTATTATTGATAGATATGGAACAGATCTATACAAGCTTGAAGAGAAACGCGCTGAGATAGATACTAAGGTTGCCAAAATTAAGGTCAAGCTTAGAAAGATGAAGGAATATGAGGATGAATGGCAAGAGTCAAGGAAAGATGCAGTATTCCTACAGCGTATCATAGATAACCTACCCAAGATAATTAAGGTTGAACCTCCTAAACAAGAGAAGATGGACGTTTCAGAGCTTAAGTCAGATCTAGCTAGGAGCCGCGATAAGGCGTTTGAACTTAAGGGGGGTATAAGGGATAGGGTAAACGTATTGAAAGGCTATATAGAAGCTGAGAGGAGCTTAAAAGCGGCTGAAAGTATCTATAGGGATAGGGAGAAGGAATACTATGTAGCAAAATGGTTGTTCACTTCCCTACCTTTGATAAAACTTATGTTTATTGAAGAGAATAAGATGGTGTTGGAGAATGCTATTAATGAATACTTGTCTACTATGAATGTACAGTTCATGGTTAAGATTGATACACAAAAGGAAATGAAATCAAGGAAAGAGATTAAGGATGAATTCTCATTCCAAATATTAAGCTCTAACAGGAAGGTTGATAAGGCAGATTTATCTGGTGGAGAGGAGACAATAATACTACTTGCTACTCAGTTTGCTATTAATGATCTGATTAATCCTAATTTGAAGCTAGAAATATATGATGAGATTTATGGAGCATTATCTGACAATAATGTCAGCACAGTAGTAGATGCTATAAAGGATAGAGGTGAGTCCAAACAGATATTCACTATATCCCACAAACCTGAAATAAGTAACTCATTTGATAGTTCCATTCTAATCAAAAAGAATGAGGAAGGCAGTTATGTTGAAAGAATTTGAAAAATTAGTCAAGATCTGTAAGAAGTCTAATGCGTTGGAGTTTGTTACAGAAGGTGAAGTTGAAAATAATATAGGGGAAACTGAAATTGGAATCTTTACCAAAGGATTTGGTGTGGTATTCAAGAAAAAGAATTCTGAAGGAAAACCAGCAGAAGAAATTGACAATCCTGATAATGAAGTTGAAGCTGAAGCTGAAGAAGTAAATGCTGAGATGCCTGAAGATGGCATAACAATAAATGGTAAAGTTCAAAAGGTTAAAGGTGAAGTTGGTATGAGAATTAAAACTGATACTGGCATAATTGAATTCTTTGTTCCTGAGATTGATGCTTTCTTTGGCGATGGTGATGAAGTAGAGATGAAGTTGGTTAAGAATGCCTGAAGGGAAGGCTGATAAGGAATTCTTTGATGAGATACTTGGAAGAGTAGACTGGGACTACTTCCTACCTGATGTTATTGATTTGAAAGATAAGATTACAATAGCTATGCTGATAGAACTTAACGCTACTCAAGCGCTGATGTGTAATTTGTTGAATGAAAATATGGAAGATAATAATAGAGCAGGAGCAGATTGTGTTATCTGCCCAGATTGTAAAAATGAAGTAGTGCCAGACGCTTTGGGCTACTGCCCTAAATGCAAAAGTGATTTAGCAAGGTTTCTTAAAAAAGGTGCCTAGCATTTAGGGACATAAAGTTATTTACTTGGTGGATAGTTTCTATTATATTAGGGGTAATGATGGCTAGATTTCATATGTATAAAAAGGTGATAACTTGGGAGCAATTGTGGAAATGTTGCAACCATAGGAAGTTATGTAGGTTCTGTGACATCATAACAGATGAATGTGAAGATAAGGATTGCAAGCCAAATAATGATACAAAAGCTAGATGCCCAATATGGAATGGTATGCTAGAGAATTTGGTTATGGTTCGTAAGGATAACTATAGAAGGGACAATAATGGACAGGAAAGACCGCACCAGAAGTTCCATGATGAGAAAAGAGATAGTCAAGATTGAGAATGGCTATGAGTTCTACTCTGATGGTACTATGAAGAAGATTGAAAAGGAAGCTGATAAGAAATCCTCAGATACTTTGGAGAAATAATGAAACTGTTAGGACTTGATGTATCCAAAGCTAGAACTGGATTCTGTCACTTTGATGATGATACACTTGGAGCATATGGTGCTATAGAGTGCCCTAAAAATTTGAGTAAAATTAAGCAAGATACTCCTGAGTTTGCCGAGTTACTTTGGTGGTACTTTAAGGAGGTAAGAAATTTAGTGAAAGGATTTCAGCCTGATATCATAGTTCTTGAGAGATTAAATCTTGAACACAATAGGGCTGCAAAAACAATAATTCAATTTCACGCAACAGCTATTTTGGCTGCAAAAATACCAGTTAGAGGTATACTGTTAGGATACATACATAATAAAACTGCCAAGGCTAAGTTCAAAGCCAACACTAGAGTTAGAGATGTTGACCCTAGTGTAATTGCAAAAATGAAAGAGCATAAAATAGACAGGCATGTTAAGATTCTTATGGTTGATGCTATTAATGAAAAGTATGGCTTAAATTTAACATACAAGCAAGATGATGAGGCTGACTCAATAGCCTTAGTTGACACATATTATGCCAAGGAGATATGCGGTGAGTAAATATGATGGAATGACAATAGAAGGTCTGATGGAAGAGTTTAAGAGAAAGAATATGCCGCTGCCATCTGGATCAGTAGCAAAGGAGCTTATAGGCTTACTACAGGAAAGGGATAATCTTGTTACCAATATTGGCAATGTTGGTAACACTACTGAGAAGTATCCTGAGACAAAATTCAATAATATCGCAGTTGCGTCATTCTTCTACATTCTTGGGAAATTGTGTATCAAGTATGATGAGGAATTATACCTTGAGATTGATACAGTAAGACAGCAGTGTCATTTGAAGGAAGGGTATGCTCTTAAGGATTTTGATGTCAATGTTTGCGATATTAGTTATTCCTACAAGAAGGGCAAAGGGAAGAAATAATGCCAAAATTTAGCAATAGTTCTAATAGTAAATTGCACACATGCAATGCTGGCCTTATTTCAATATTTGAAGATGCTATTGAAATATTTGATTGTAAGGTTCTATGCGGCCACAGATTGGAGGCTGAACAGAACGCTCTATATGAGCAAGATTATTCTCAGCTACAGTATCCTGAATCTAAGCATAATGTATTCCCTTCTATGGCTGTAGATGTAGCTCCATATCCAATTGATTGGGATGATACAAGAAGGTTCTATTTATTCGCTGGCCTCATTAAGGGTATTGCTTATGGTGCTGGACTTGATATTGTATGGGGTGGAGATTGGGATAATGATACACAAGTCAAAGATAACAAGTTTAATGATTTAGTCCACTTTCAACTTGGAAGGTAGCAATGCCCAGTACAGATAAAAGGAAGCATTCAACAAAAGCAAAGAAACGGTTTGAAGAGAAGTATCTTCTCACAGATGACCGTAGCAACCCGTATTATATGTATGTACCAAATAAAACTGATACAGACACATTACGGAAACTGATGGATACTCGCAACTATATCCGTATTATGACACAATTGGACAAAAACCAATACATAGTTGCTCAGTATTATATCTATACTGAGGGTGATATATGGATGTGCGGAGATTCCCTAACATTCAATCAGAATCCTGATAAGAAGATATGGTGCGAATGTTTGTGTATGCCAAGGAAAGATAAGTGCATATGCTATGAAGAAGCTACTAATGAATTTCTGAGCGTATGTCCAGAGTGTAAAAAACTTGGTATATTTATCAAGGATACCGCCTTTAAATGTAAGCATTGTGATTTTGTCCTTAGATGGAATTTGGTAAGTGATCTACCTTTTGCCAAGATACCGTGCCAGTATTGCCCTAGAGAGATAGGTTGGGATAAGGCTCAGAATATTAGGGAGTTGGTGATTAAGCATTTGGTCAATAGGTCTCACATAGTTGCTCAATATCAAGAAAAAAAGATTGAAGAAATAATGGAGGGTGAAGGTGAATAATTGGATACTAACATTAATAAATAAACCTAAGACATCTGAAGATGCTATGGCTTTGGGTCACAGATATTGGAGCTGGTGGTGTGAGCAACGCGGCGTTATTGAATTACCAACTGACCCAGAAAATAGAAATCCATTTTTAAAAGAAGAGTATTCAATTAAAGGAGTTGGTGATGAATGAACTACAGAAGATTAAAAAATTCCAAGACCCTAATGTTAATATTGGTGATTTGAATAGTCTAGTTGACATACTTAATGCTATGGTTGGTGTGATCAATACATTCAGTAAGCAGGTAGAGTTTACTAACTCTGCTATCAAGAAGTTTGATATGCAGATGCAGGAGATTGATAAGGTTGTAACTGAAATGCTAGAACAGGAGAAGGAATCATGAGTGAGCTTACTGATTCACAAGGCATAAGCCTGAATCCCACTAGGAATGTAAAACGCAAATATGAGAAGTATTGCATATGCGTTGAGTGTGAAAAATTTTCAGTTCAATCTAATCTTGTCGTAAGATACCTATGCACTAGATGCGGAAGGGGTAATAATGCTGAAGAAGCTGTTTCTAGATTTGCTGAATGGGATAAGGGTGAGTTAGAGCTTACGGATAAGTCACAAGCCCCTGCCCTAGTTAGAGTTGATGGTGGCAAGTTGGCATATACTAAGTTCAGAGATGAGATGCAGATCCGTAGTGATATGTTTGTAGGTGGGAAAACTAGAGACTCTATGGGATCTCATAATTTCCGCAAGCAGTTGAAGAGAGAGCTAATGCATGAGAAAGCATATCGTGGTGAGAAGTCGGATGTAGATTGATAATGGATAAAGAATGGATACAACACCTCAGTGATAAGGATGCATACTATAGGCTGTATGCTGAGTTTCTGATGAAGGTCTATAATGATATTTTAACAACAAGTGATTTTAGGAGTGCCTTTTATAAATGGTTGGTTGAAGGTGATGGTTACTACAGAGAGAGGCTGAGGAGTCATTTTGAATCAGTCAATTGGCTTTTGAATTATTCAATTGGGTCAATTTGCTTTGAAGTATTAAAAATCAATCATCTTAGGATAGAGGATGTAGAAAAGTCAATCTATCGCAAAATGCAATCAAATAAGAAGTTCAATAAATTCTTTGTAAGTTATGGAAATGAAATAGAGCGGGTGGTTCATGATACCGAAGAACAAGAATGCTCTGAAAAACTTTAAGGGCTTGATTGATAAGCAGCAAAGTACCATAGTAAAGGCTAAAGCTGCAGGCAAGCCAAATCCAAAGTATGAATCTATTACTGGTACTTGTATGTGCTGTGATAGAGAAAATATTAGGATTGCTAAGAAGATTGAGATGCTTTGCTCTTATTGTTATAATTGGTGCCACAAATACATATTAGATAATTATGGATACTATTCTAGCAAACACCTAGCGGTAGCAATGTGTGCATTTCAGAATTCTATAGAATGTAGGTTTTGCCATAAGGAACTCCCCCGTATCAAGGAGGATGGTGCTATAAGGAAGGGCAAACCAATATGCGATACTTGCTATGAGATATATAAGGTGGCCCGTGAGTCGGGGAAGAGAGAACGGGAAAGAAACAAATACAAGAGAAGGGATTTTGCATAATGGGTGAGAATAAGTTTGGTTTTATAAACCATACTATTGATAAAATACACGGTGCTGAGCCTTATGTTAGCTTTGTATTAGATTTCAGCAATCTACTGGATCATGATACATTACATCATAGTATCATAGTAGATTTTGATGACTTATCAAATCTAAGTAAGGTGAATAATATCAGAGGATTTATACTGTTCATGCCTTTCCTATATGAACAGGATGTTTCTAAAATTATGAATCGTATAAACAAAATGGAATGGAAGGGGAAGGTTCTGATATTTGATATCAAGAGCAATTGCGCGCAAGATTGGATAAGGAAGGTTCCTACTCTGCCTGGCATGAGTCTGAGGGGTGTAGAAGATATTGAGCAGAACTTTTTTGTAATGAGATGGAATAAGTTTAGGAATGTTAAGGAACACTTAAAATATGATAATGCGGAGATATCATGATATCTCGCAATATATTTGCGATAAAGCAGATATTATCAGGCATCATGATATCCCGCAATATATTTGCGTTAAATCAGATAGGAGCATAAGTCATGGGAGGATTCAGAGGAACTCAAAAAGCAGCTGTGGATAAGGTGATATCAGAAGACAAGCAGCCAGCTGGTAAGAGCACTTGCAATGCAGTTAGGAAGAACAGTGACGGATATTGTAAACTGCCAGGTGTTGAGGAATTTAGTAGATGTAGGTTACATGGTGGATCTAATGAGTTAGCTGTTGATATATTCAGAAAGGCTATGCCTTTGGAGAAAGCTGGCAAGCTTGAGGCTTTGCTGAATGATACTATGAGTATGGATAATGAGCTTGCTGCTGCTAAGACTATGTTAGTTCAAGAGCTTGAGAATTACAATAGGGCAAATTATGTATTGAACTCTTATGTTGAGCAGACTCCTGCGCGTCCTACTCCTGACGATCCTGATTTTGAGCGTGAGATGGTATCATATAATATTGCAACTGAATTGCATGCCATTATTATGGATAAGGCAGAGAATATGAGAGACAAGTCTTTTGATAATTCTCAGAAGCTGATTCGTATTCTAAGTGAGGGAGTTACCAAGAATAATAAGATCAAGGAAGGTAACAAATTCCAGCTTGATGTTAAACAGATTAGCAGACTACTCAAGATACAGCTAGAGGCTCATCAATATTGCAAGGGGTGCCCGAAGTTGAAGTTAGTAGTGACTCATATTAAGGAGCACACTCAAGATATACCTCTGAACCCCAATTTCTCTAAGAAGAATAAGGAAGCAGTTGGCCGCAGAGCCTATAAGGATTTGGTAAGTGAAGTTGAGAGTAGAATGGGTGGCGCTGAGGAAGCTGAATTTGAAGTAGAATAAAATCAATACTCTTCAGTTTAAACAGAGGTATACTATAGATATATAGCGATAGCTAACTGAACTAGAAAGGCTGAACTAATTATGCTTCTCGCTGACCATGAATTCAATTTTCCAGAGGACAGGATGACAAATGCTATTAGAAGTAGGTTTGCGATAATGCTATCTTTGAATGGTATATGCAAATCTGATGTGTATGAACTTTCAAGAACCGATGGGAATTTGCTTGCAGTATGGAATAGATTTTATGAAGAATGGAAGAGTGATAAATCAGATTACTGTATGAGAGACTTTGCATTTATGTATGAGTGCTACAAATATGAGGAAGTAAAATTCACCATTTGGAGAACATATGCTATGTGGAGATTCCTTATGCGTAGCGCAGTTAGGATAATGAGGTTTACTATACCAGTAACTCTAGTAATTGGGGCCTATATCTATTTCAACTAAAATTCAGCTATTTGAACGTATCGGCCTAGGCTATATTAAAGGTAAGGGAGGAAGGTACTATGTTTTCAATTGTAGCAGCTGAACTGAAGGGTGCAGAATAATGAAACTACAAGACTTATTTGAAGAAGCTGAGAAGGCAAGAAAGAAAACTGAATTGGTAGCAAAGCCACTTTATGAAGATTGGCATAATAAGCTAACAGATGCTATAGAGTATGCTTTCAAAACCAAAAAAGGTCAAGACATATGTGGCCTACCCACTACTCCACTAAGGTTCAAATTTAAAGATGGAACAGTATTTGAAGTAAGACCTGCATATATGAATGCGCAAGGAGATTTCAAGAATGGCGTATTTAAATGGAGTGCAGGCGAAGTTTTCACGCTGAAGAAGATTCCTACACAACCATTTTAACGAGAGGAGTGTGATGTGGTGTAAGATAGTTGTTAAGTTGAAGGTAAGAGATCATAGTTGGTGGGAGGATATACCTGATGAGATTATGAATAGCGATGAACTATTGTCTAAATTTATTAAGACTGTCACCGACATCTTCAAACCGATAGATGTTGAGGTATATCCTGAAGAGCAAATTAATATGGAAGGAATTGTAAATGGGCAAGAGGCCAAAAACGAAAGCTGAAGTTACTCCTGAAATTGTTGAAGAAAAACCAGCAGAAGAAATTCAGCCTGAAGAAATTCAAGTTGAAGAAACTCAACCAGAAGAAGTAAAGCCAGAAGTAGTTGATGAAGAACCTGTGGTATATGACAATACAGGAAAGCTGTTCCTGAGATATTTCTTCTCTAATGAGTCAGTATCTTCCAAGGTCATTACCAAGCTGAACAAGAAAGTGTATTTCCCCAAGAATCCTAATATCAGCCCAGGCTGGTATGTTACATCTGTGATAGAAGAGAAAGATAAGTATGGTGTGATGGATGCTATACCTATTACAGAAGTTCCTGATGAGCTTTGGGGTAAGAAGATCATAAAAGGTATTTTCATTAAGCCTAATTATGAGAAGGGTGTTATGGAGATCCACAGAGCTATGCCGAAGGATAAGTTGAAGACTGAGGAGTCTCCAATTATTCACACGGTTCCTCTGAATATGCCCAACTATACTTCTGGTAATACTATTGAGAATATTATCCAGAGTAAGAAGGACAATAAAAGATGACTTCAAAGAAGCTACCGCCTGAAACAACTTCTGATTATTATGGTAGCTACCCACAAGTCTTCAAGCATTTGAAGAAACTAGGAGACAGAGACCAAGAGTGCGGTGTATTGGTCACTTTGGATAAGGGGTGCTTCTTAATCAAGAGGCACCTCATCTCCTTGGGTGGTTGGAATGAAGACTCTACTGATCTCAAAGTTCTGTTTAATAGAATAGTTGCTGATAAGGCAAGTAGGTTCCTATTTGCTCACAATCACTCTAACGGAGTTGCTGCTGTAAGTAAACCTGATGTAAGATTTACCATAGCAGTAATATTCATAGCAGACTTGTTAGAAGTAGATTTTATGGATCACGTTATATTTCCTTACAAGAGGGAGCCTGTAAGTATTAAACAAAAGTATCCACAATTATTCAAGAGAAACTATCAAGAAGTATTCACAAAGGCAACTAACAAATTTCTACCAAAATATTATGAGCAAACAGAGATTGAATGAAATAGCTGCTAAATGGTATAAGTATATTGACGAACACGATAATTTGTATGGTCATGATATACCTGCTGTTAAATCCAATAAGTCAAGAAATCCACAAACGTCTGTTATACCAGCAACTCCAAAAGAGAAAGTGGTATACATTATCCGCTGCAATGTTTGTTGCCAGCTTGGTGATGCTGGAAGTGGTGCTGCCAAGATCTGTGACGCTTGCAGGAAATTAAAGTCATAACTCTTCAGGTAGTTCAACTGTATACTTCCTTATATAAGCGACTAACCGAAGGGATTTGATGATGGATGATAAGAAGCCGAGACTGGGAGAACAGCAAGTGTTTGGCCCGCAGTTTAGAGTCTATACTATGCGCGGCTGGGTTATTTGTGATACAAAAAAGGAAGTGGAATCTGAGATGCTTGAGATAGAGTCTATGTTGGAAAAGAAATAGATAAAGTCATTACTCTTCAACTTAAATAGATATATATTACTTTTATAACTGGAAGGGATCTTATGCTAACTACCTATCACTTAACAGAGGAGTTTGAAAAAAGTCTGAGAAAGTATGAGAGACTCTGCCGAAAACTAAAGTTAATTTCCCATTAAACGCATTAACAAAAGGAGCCTATCATGGCTGACAAGAAAACTAAGAAGACTGTTGCAAAAGCTAAGACGACTGAAGAAGCACCGCTTGAAGTTAAAAATGAGAAGAAGCTGGAAGGCTTGACGAATGCTACTGTGGCTACTGGTGTTATTTCCTTTAAAGATGGTTCGGGTTCGGCGGATCTTCTCTCTCTGATTGTAAAGCACGGCTTCATCCGTGAGAAGGTTATTGAAGCTGGTGAGAAGCTGAAGCTGGCTGGTAAGGCTTTTGCTAAGTCTGACGTTACTGCTAAGTATAACAAGGTTGCTGGGATCATAAAGAATCTCCAGAACGCTGGTTTTAAACTTCCTACTGCGTAGCACTCTGGTCTTTTCCTTTCTTCCAGAGTGCCTGAGAGGGCAGAGCGTTGGGGTACGTTCTGTCCCTCTCTTCACATTTAACTAAGGAGCATGTTATAATGCTATCGCATATCAAACGAAATTTTCAAGAGATTAAGGGGCTGATAACTCCTGATGATGTTAGTGGTGTAATTTCAGTATCAACTGATAATAATCGCAAAGCGTGTGAGATTGTTGATAAACTTCTCAAGCATGAAGCTGAAAAAGTCTACCAAGAAGTTAAGATTGATTGTTCAAGTTGCAATTTGGTATTAAATGGAGAACTAATAGTTGATCATGATTCAGATGGAAATTTTGGAATAAATTTCTGCCCAGTTTGTGGAATGGAACTGAATCATGAGGTTGATAGTATTGTTGAGGTAACACTTCATGTTAGTGTCACTCACAAGAAAAATGATGATCCTGAAGACCTTGTTGGAGATTTTGACTTTGATGCAACTTCTCAGCGTAATATGAATATTGATATTAGTGATATAGATATTCAAGATACCAAACTTATAAGTACAGGGAATTGATTATGAGCAAATTAGAAAAACTATCTGAAGCCTATGGGATGACTATAGAAGAGATGCTAAAGCAGTCTGTAATGGATGGCTGTTCCCCTGCAATATGTATGAAGGAAGGATGTGATTACACTACTGATATGGAACCTGATCAAGAACGCGGGTACTGTGATGAGTGCGGAGCTAATTCTATGAAGTCTGTCTGCATCATAGTGGGGATAATATAACATGTATTCAATAGTAAGATATTACTTTGATGATGAACACCCAGACAGCAAAAAGGTTATCAAGACAGGACTAACTTTAGGAGAAGCTCAAGCCCATTGTAATCGAGAGGATACTCATGAGGATGGTGTTTGGTTTGATGGCTATGTGAAAGACTGAAAGGAACATTATGGATATCAATAAAAGAGAAATTGAAGATATTAGGAAGATGGTAGATGCTGTTGAGGGATTCTCTAGGATGGTCAATAATATGGGCTTCTCAGAGAAAGAGTGTGCAGAGCGCGTTGCCAAGGAATTTGTAAGAAATCACAGAACTCTTCAGCAGAGTATGGTAAAATTCATAACTCAAGTTATTATTGAGATCCATACTATTACAAAGGCTAGTCCTATTATGTTTGAGGATCTGAGGAATAAGGCTGCTATGGACTGGATTCACGATACTGCTGAAGATACTGTAAGTGCAGACCGTTACCCATTCCCTTTTGTTTGAAAGGAATTGAAAATGAATATTAGTACCCAAATTGATGCAGAAGCTATTATGATTGAAGCTATCAACGCAGCAAATGCTGCTGGAGAAGATAAGCTGAGACAGCTTATGGGAGAAGGCCCGCAATTTGATGTAAGGAATGGCGAACGTGTAGTTGGCCATATGTTAGATGTGTGCGGTGGAGCTTGGGTGAAGATACAAGATGGCAGAAGCCCTCTAATCAGCGCTCTGAAGAAGATTGGTGTTAAGGATGGTAGTGGTAGCTATAAGGCTCAGGACTATTCTTGGTGGATTAGCAAGGCACATGGAACTGGGTATAACCTCAATATCAGAACTCAAATTAATCGTCAGGAAATGTCAGTTAATGTTGCTATTGCTAACGCTGTAGTAACTGTACTTGCTATTCACGGATTTTCTTCTGGCGTTCACTCTTACGTTGATTAGGAGAAGGTTATGGAAAATGTTGCATCTAATGAGAGTGGGTGGTATGTTAATACCGAAGAGATGAAAATACTTTGGTGTTATAAGCGTGATGCTATTCCTAATGGAGCGGTTGTTCACAAGGTATGGTTTGATACGGCAAAAGAGTTCCGTCTATACCTACACTACCGTATGGATGAGACTGCAAGAACACTTGGTCTACTTATTAGTGATATGAAGGATATGGAAAAGAAATATGCTGAAAAAGCTGAAATTAAAAGTGAAGTGCAGGTCGGTTGACTGCCCAGCTTTTGAAGATTGTGAGCAGTTACCTACCATAGTAACTACCCATACGGGCAAGGTTGAGAAGCTGAGGTTTCTATTTGTTGGGGTATCCTCTGAAGAGGCTGCTTCACTACAGAAAGTTATCTCAGCAGTCACAGCTAAACTTGGAGCTGTCTTTAACTATGCGGTAACATATATGGTGCGTGATGATGTTCCTTTGAGATTCTATCTTGATAAGGAAAGCAAATGCTGCTATAAATATCTGTATAGAGATATTGCATATTTGAAGCCTAATGTGATAGTTGCTCTAGGAATTGGCCCAAATAATTTACTCAATAAATTTGCTGGTGGAACTGAGTCTGGTTTCCCTGCAAGTAGTTTTCATGGTTCCCTATGGCCAAGCAATATAGGTGGATACCCAAATGAGATACCTATGCTGTATACTTACAATACTAGTTCTGGCAAGTTAAAGTCAATTGCCAAAGATTTGATTAAGGTATATGGTTACTTGAAAGAATTCAAATGTAATCTAGACATCATAAAGATTTCAAAAATGGAGAATGAAAGATGAATGATTACAATACCAAAGATAGGAAACTTGTATATATCAGCTGTGTAACATTTTGCGCAATAATTATTGTTTTGAGTTTAGCCCTGATATGGGAGGCGTTGTGAGGATTTCAGAATTAGCTATGTGTTTGAAGGAACTAGAGATAATCAAGTGGCGCCTGATTAACGGAGATTTTATTGAGTGGGATGAGATGTTGTCTGGTAAAAGGAATTGGCTGAGCGAGAAGGATAGACCACCACAGTATTACCTTGTTAATGAATTCCCGTTCAATTCTGCTTTCTGTTACATGTTCAGAGACTATCAGATTATAGATAGGAAGATTGTTAGATCTGGCAAGCCTTACAATACATTTAACTGTCTCTGCCCTCTGTGGCCAAAAGGTAAGAACTGCCATGATATTCACAAGCCTCAAAAATTCGTTATTGACCAGATTGAATCAATACCAATAGAGACTATTATGAAAATAATCAAGAAGATACCTCTACATAGGGAACAGCTGAAACTGAAGCACCTATCTAGTATTTGGAACTTTCATTTAAAGGATAAGGTAGTTGGAAGTAGCAACTCTTTGGGTAACGATCTCTAAGCCCCGTAGAGAGCTTGCAGCTATTATACCCTACTAGGATACCTCTAGACTATTTCAAGCGGTTTAAGGACTATTACAAGGAGCTTAAATAAGATGAGAAAGGTAGATACGAAAGGGAGCGGTGAAAGATTGTGGAGTAAATTTGGGTTTGAATTTACTTTTGTACACAAGGCTCCATACTTTAATTGTAATGAAATTTCTTGTTCTAAATGCCCAGAGCGGCACAACGATGAGATATGCGGTAGTGTTCCTACTTCTACTTGCTATTATGATCAAATAGCTCCTTTCAGAAGAAAACTTCACATAGATAAATTCTTTCACAGTACTAAAGTAAGTAATGATCAGTCTATTGAATTGAATACTCCACCTTTCAATTCCATAGATGATATCCATGAGTATTATTGCAAATTATCAAGTTTTATACAGCGTATGCCTTTTGTAGCTAAGTCAGATACTAGGTATGGAGGTGGCGGTCATATCCATGTAGAAATACCCAAGAGGATGATACATGATGAACTGTACAAGTTTAAGTTCTTTGTCAACTTGTTTTCTGATGTGAGTAATAGACCATATTTGAATTGGATGTTTAATGAATATGGTGATAACATATCTGCTGAGCCGTATTTGCTTAATGATGATTTGTGTGATAGTTGGAGTGATGATGTTGGTATGCATCTGATGAAATGTAAAGGTTTTGACTTTTGGAAGCCTGTTGGCGGTTATTGTATTACCAATAGCTGTGATTTTGGAAGACTAGAAGATTGTGATTGGGGAACAAAAGGAACCGCTATCAGCTATTCACCTGCACAGTATGAAAAACCAGATACAATTGAGTTTAGGATATTTGACGCACAAGCTACTTGGGAAGAGCTACTGAGTCATGTATTATTTGTGAACAGATATCTACAGTATATAGATCAAATAACCAGAAAAAATGTCAGGATACCAGTTACAGTTAGGACTAGAAAACAAGTACTTGGGAAATCAGTAGCCAATAAGTGTGTTGGTGAATTCTATAAGTTCATCTCAGTTCTTGGGCTGCCAAGTTCCCTATACAGATACTGTGAGCAGAACTACTTGGATAGAAAAGCTATTGGGTGCTTGTTACCAGAATGGGTAGATGAATTATAATAAAATCATAACTCTTCAGCTAATTCAGATATATACTACTTCTATACCCTTAAAGAGAGGAGCCTACTATGGCTTGGAATCCTAGTAAGAAGAAGTGGGAAAGAGATCCAGAACTTCCTGCCCGTAATACCCTTAAGTGGATAGGGCTTACGAGTGAAGAGAAATATGACGTTAATCTTCAGTTGGGTCATAGCTGGGGATTCCAGAACGTAATACGTGACGTAGAGAACGCCCCGAATGTTGCTATTGAGAAATACTGTGGAGCCTTTCGTATGGGATTTGGGAAGAAGATAACTATTGATCCTGTTATCCGTAACGCTCTAAGAAAAGAGTTGATGAAGCGTTGCCGTGAAGGAATCTATATCTTTGCCTCTCGTAATGAGAAAAGAAAGCTGAGACCTGTAGCTCGTATGCATGATGGAGCACCGACTGGTAAACTCGTTAAAGAATCTGCCTGATGGCAACAGGGGGGATTGGGTGCTTATTGAAGCATCGGAATCCCCCCGTATTATTTGAAGGAGGGTTAATGCTATTCTGGTATTTTTGCGCGGCTCGCAACTCTGAACCTTGTTATACTGAATTAGATTCAGATGATGATCTAGATTTCAATTACAGAACTGGTGGTGATGGATTCTTTACTGTTGATATTTATGTGGGATATTGAAAGGATAGTGCTGTGAAGATTCAAGATCTAGAGAACGGAATGGTATCCATGACTAGGGTTAGCCCTATTGATGGGAAAGAGAATACCATGATTATTGTATTGGATATGATCAGCTTTATGGCCTCGCATGCTATATGGGTAGGAGGTACGGATGTGCAAGGTGCTTTCCCTACCCTATCTGCAGATGAGCGTGAATTCATACGTATTGGCATCACACCTGATCAGTCTAAGGAGATGTATGAAGATGAAGAAGTTTAAAGTTAATGGAGAATGCTTTTGCGAGGGAGGGACTTATGAGGCTCGTTCTCCTATGGAGGCTATGTACAAGCATCTCAAAGATGAGAAGAATATAAGTTTGGAGTGTTTCATGGAACCTATATTTAGTGGTAATGTAAAATTAACCACTATAATAGATGGAATAACTGTTTGCGGCGGTTATGAGATAAGGGAGATGAAGTAATGAAAATAGTATCTCCCAAAACAAAAGTAGAATACATAGTAAGATGGCAGAAATTCGGATGGGTAGGATCTGCTATCAATGTGTATGTTAAGAAGAAGCTATTTAGTAAGATACCTTACAAGAAGCGTGTATGGCAGATATTTGGAGAAACTTTCTATGATATGGAAAGGATGTTCCCTGACAAGCTAACAGAACTATTCCATAAAGCCATGAATGAATATGAAGAGTATGTAGAGGCTTGGAATAATTCATTAAACAAAGGAGATTGAATGCTGACACCAAAAGACTATCTGACCGCTCTTGATGTTCAAGATGCTTGTAATCTTTCAGGCGTTGTCCTCTCATTTATGGGAGCTTTGGACAAGATTAGAGAGGAAGTGAAGGATACAGATAAGATCAATAAGCATCCTATATGCGTTCTATATTCTGACAAGATTGCTCACCTAACAGGAACTCAATCTTATGCTGTTACTGCTGTAAGTGAAGCATATCAGGCCTGTCACGATAGGAGTCCTGAATGAAAGGATACAAAGTATTTGACTATGTACTACCTGTTTGGTCAATCTGTCCTCTAGTAAATGCTGATACATCTTCAACTACTGATGAGGATGATAAGAAGCTTGATAAGTTTCAGGAATGCCTTAATGTCAATATGGAAACTCTGGAGGCCAAATCTTGGACAATAGATTGGCCAGATTCTGTTGATTCTGCCAAGTACTTTTCTACATATAATGAAGTTGATGGCTATCTTGGAGCAGACGTTGTTGGTGTAAAGATCTACTTTTTCTATTAAAGTCATAACTCGTCAGCTCATTCAAAGGTATATTCTCTTTATACCCGAACCGATAGGAGTCTGATATGACTGATGGAGAGAAGAAGATTGTTGAGGATTTCGTTCACCATGATATTAGAGATGAGCCTCATGTAATGACAACTATCGGAGATGTGTTTGATGATGTTAATGTATTTATGAAGAATATTACTGATATTCATAGAGAAGAGAATCGGTTGCTGAAACTTTTGAGAAGCGGAGGGATAGGTGCTTGAATTTTCTGATGGAATGAGTATTGATACTTCTGGTGATCTGAGAGTAATCTATAAGTCTGATGGATACTATGTTGTAGGTAATGGAATGATGTGCCCTGTGGATAGTCCTGAAGAAGGCAAAAGTCTGATGGAAGGGATGTCAAAAGATGGGTCAGCCACTAGGTAATGGAGGGTTTATACTTGATAAGCCTCCTGAGATTAACGCCTTCCGTTTGTTGGCGTTGAAGGGAAGACTAAAGCTTGAAGTGAATACTGGCCTGAAGTTTAGTTCTCGTGGCCCAGCAACTGGTAATATGGTAAGGAAGGAAATTGGTTCAACTACTCGTAGTAAGGCAAAGCTGTTGGCTGAATTTGAGACATACTTGAGACAACTAGGTGTATTGAATGATGGGAAGGAGTAACCTATGAAGTTTATGCTCATACTGATATCTGTTCTATTATTTACCATTAATTCATATTCCGCTGAAATTGAAACATTTGTAACCTTGAGTAATAATCCTGATGCTGGTTGCGTGTTGATTACCTATTTGGATTATAGGCTATCTGAGGATGAGCCAAATACATATTCTTTGGTAAAGCTGTATGCTGAAGGGTGGAGGTTGGTTCAAGTAATCAGCATACCATCTTATAGAAGCAACTTATATGTTTACTACATGGAAAGGATCGGAAAGTGATTTATTATGCAATCCGTACAAAGTACTCTTCAGGAGTCAAAGGCTCCAGATGTATGGCTAGAGAGGCTGATGGTAGATCAGTATATATACCTTGGGGGTATGAAGTTAATTGTGACAAGAATCATCAGAATGCTGTGAGGAAACTTTGTGAGAAGTTAGGATTGTATGGTAAGCTTGCGTCAGGGTCTTTTAAGGGAGAGTTTGTTCACGTCTTTGTAGAAAGATATTACCAATCTAAGTGTATTGAATTTGTTAACTAAAGAAAGTCATTACTCGTCAGGTGTTTCAGGTATATCTTACCCTTATACCCGAACCGAGGAGAGCTGATTATGGAACTGCCGAAGAATGTTTGCGCATCGCTGGCTGATAAGAAGCTAATAGTTGATGAGACTAAGAAACTTCTTGCTTATGCGCATGTTGCTGATGATAACCTTACTTGGCGCTTCCTAGCGGAGATGTTGGAGAATTCCTGCCGAGCTAATGCTGTTATTCAACTAGATTATTCCGAAGATGGTAGAGAAGGAAATAAGACTTGGTATATTATAGAAGGGATGGGGATGGGTGAGAAGTTCCTCTATATTGACTGTTCTAAGGCTGATACTCCTAATTGGGAATATTCTTGGAGTGCTATCTATGATTTGAGAGATGAGAACTGATTATGATCTCAAATTGGAAGTGGAATTTAGTAATGAGATGTATGGGTACGTGGATGGATTGGTATAGAATAGGGTATGGTGAATGGTTGGGGGGAGAGCTGGTTACTCTTCCCCCGTTTTTACATGAAAGTATTTATCATGGATGTTATGACTGCTCCCTTGGAAGAACTACAAGCGTATGTTGACTTCTTACATGAGGAGTGGGTAGATGATCTATTCTATTCAATATATGATGTAGTTGCTGAAGAACGCAACCGTGTTGAATCTATCATAGAGTTGAGATCTAACCCCTGAAAGGATTTATCATGGAATTCAGAGGATTAACCAAACAGATGATCATCCCTATCGCTAGGCGGGAGGCTAATTTGTGTAACGCTTGGTGGATACTAAGAAACGCTCAGAAAGCTAATAATCCTGAAATTACTGCTCAAATGAAAGCTATGGCTAAAGACTTCATAGCTAGAAAGGACACGTGAATGGCTCTGTCAAAGATGGATAAGAAGGTACTTGCTGATATGTATAATTCTCTAAGAGCAACTATAATGGCTTGCGCTTCAGAAAGTATTGCTTGTGTCAGGTAAGCTGATGCTTGTGATAGTGTTGTACATGATAACATTAAGATATGGATGGACAAAGATGACTAAAATTCAGATAGTCCCAAGAATAGGTGATATTGTTATAGTCAATTACAAATATATGGTAGCTGATCAAGAGTCTAGTCAGTTTGTTGATTATATATTCAAGCACGTTGCTTTTGCTGGCGCTATTTCTTCATGGAGGTACTGCTCTACTAAGCCAAGCCTAAGTAGTGTTGTTGTTACATTTGGTACTGTTCAATTTAATTTCTCCGTCATCGAGCTTATTTGGACAGGACTCAATATAGGATCTGAAAATCCTCATTATGTTGAAGTAAACTACCTATAATCTTCAAACTCCTAGGAAGCCCGTAGAGCTTAGACAAGATCTAACCCTATCCTAGTACGCCTAAACCCCTTTCAAGACCGTAGCGAGCCGCCTAGGAGCTTGTAATAGGCTTGTAGGTATAGAACCGAACCCGTAAAAGAAAGACATTACTATTCAGTCAGTTCAGATATACCTTATACCTATACCCGAACCGATAGGAGATGAAAGATGGCTAGGATTTTTTGGGACGCCATAGTAGGTGAAGTATTCTTACCCTTGTGGTATCGGATATTTTGTAGAACAGTTTGTAAGATTTTTAGTCACAAACCTATGCGTAGCTTCCCTCCTGATTCAAATAGTAGTAATTGTATTGATACCTATTGTGAACGATGTGGCAAGTATTTGAACTAACCCCTAGGAGAAGATGAAATGAATAAGCAGGAAGTGAAAGATAAGCTGTTGTACTTTGTTCGTCAGTACGGAAGACGTATTTCCTTGCCAGGTATATATAGTGATGCCTCTGGTATAGGTTCTTTGAGGACTGAAGGTTGTTCTTGTTGTGCTACTTCCTTTAGGTATTCAAAACACGATTGTGATGAAAATGACGCTGCAGATGAAATAATTCAATCCTTTACCATGGATGAACAAATAGAAATTGTTAAGGAGAGCTTGAAAGCAACTATCAAAGAGTACGGCCTTACCCCTTCTGACTTGGAGTAATACCCTAATAACCCTTGAAAGGTGTTAAAATGATTAGATACACTATAAAGCAAGTAGTTATGTAGCTGTAACAAACCTTATTTATGAACAGCTACGGTGTACACCAGCTGATCTAACAAAAATTCAAAAGAAATTGCTTATAGCTTGTAATAACATGCTAGAACTACTCAGAACAATAAAAAAGGAGGTAGAATCAAAATGAGCAAAAATGATAATGAAGAGTGGACAACAGAAAAAGCTCTCAAGGCTTTTGCTAGCCATAGGTTTAGAGGCATTAATGTAAAAACAAAAGAAAGTATGAGGAGCATTTTGGATAAACTCAATCTAACAAAAGATCAATTGAAGAAACTCAACCTACTAGAAAAATCAATTCTCAAATGGGAGCAAAATCAACTTATAGCTTCAGAGATGTCAACATTCACAGATCCAGAGAACTACCCACTCCTAAAGGGACAATTCATTATAGAAGCAGATACTTGCCCTCTATGCGTAGAATACAATATTGGCTTAACAAATAATAAGATATGCTTAGAGTGCCCTATCTATCAGATGAACAGTAACCATAGAGTGTGTAGAGGTACACCTTATATGACGGTAAGCAGATTCATGCTATCTCCAATTCCCAATTGGGAAGGTGTACATTCCGCTTCAAAAGCAGAGGTAGTCTTTCTTAATCGAGTTAAGAAAGAACTCATACTATCCTATGAATCACCTCCCCACGTAAGGAATAGCAAGAATACCCCTATTACGTTATATAACAGTAATTGCGTACCAGTGTTGTCCTTAGATTGTGATGAAGAGAATGAATCTATGGTAGAAGTAAGAGATGTTAAGGATGGTATGATAATAGGTGAGTTAGAGGTTGATATGTGTTCTACTGAATACTTAGATTGCATAGACAATATACTACCCTCAGACTCAGAGTTTGCACAGATTAAGGATTGGGACAAAGCAATTGAGAAGGAAAAGAAGCAATTATTGACTTTCTCTCTAATAGCCCCAAACCTTTGGACTGACACCGATACTGAAAGGTTCTCTATCTATGCTTTTGAGAAGACTAATGGTAAGACAGGAGTCAAGTATATGGCTTATAATATATTTGATAATGAAGAGCAGAAGGTGATAGGTAAGGACTCTAAGTTGTATACATTTACTGCTGCTGCTGAGTATGTTAATAACAAGAAGTGGTAGATGTACTACTATCTTGCTACTATGTGGTATACTAGGGAGTAGTGAACATCACTTAGGCATTTTGACTACTGTGTGGTATGATACTATTATACTATTATGTGATTTATGATTGATTTAATACATGCTTATGCCACATCATGATCAGTCATGATCAAAGCATGCTTTCCACCGCATATTCACGCCATTCATGATATCTACCTGATATATTCAGACTAATCAAAATTTCAGCTTCATGATATCTACAGTGTTATTTGCAAATAATCATTAAAATCACATCATTGAGAAAATTCATTGGTTAGTCATAGTCATTGAATAGCAAAAATCATTGAAGATGTACATTCAGTGATTAGCAAAAGTCAATGACCTTGCCAACTCAAGGATTATCTTTCTAAAGTCATAATATATCAAGACTGAATAGTATACCTTTCTAATAGGCGGGAATCCCCTAACCCCTACCCTAGGAGGAAGAAAATGAACCATCTGTTGTTAGAAAAAGCTATTAAGGATTTGGCGGTAAAGCCTCTAGGTAAGTTCTCTGAAACTGAGGAAATGTTTAAGCGCTCCGGCTCTATAGGAGCTATTGCACTTGCACCCTACCTAAAAGGGGATAATGAATACTATGCTGACGAGGGAGACGAAGGCTTCTTGATGGAATGGGTTGAAATGTTTGATAAGCTAGAACCTCTAGCGGGTGCGGTTGAATTTACGGATACTGTTTCTGGTTGTGACGTAAATGTTAAGTGTTTCTTTGGAACTATACTTGTTAAGTGGATAAATGAGGTAGGGGGAGTTTCCCTATCTGTTTTTGATATAGAAGCGTATATGGTTTTGTAGAAAAAGAAAGACATTACTCGTCAGCTAGTTCGGGTATACCTTACCTCTATACCCGTAACCGTAGGAGGAAGAAGATGAAAGGTTCTACTGTTTATGAAAGCCTAGAAGATCTAGTGAAGGTACTAGGTGATAGTAAAGATTGCAAATACTTGTTAGAAGATATAAAGGAACGGCTTGAAAAGGCTTTGGGAGAAAGAAAACCTTATAGCGTATCTTGGGTAAGTACTGAAACTGATTATGCTACTGCTACCGCTATGAGCTTGTTAGTCGATAGCAGAGAGGGTGATACTTGGGTAAGCGAAGAAGGTGAAGAATTCTATAAGCTGATTAATGCGGTTGATGAAACTCTAATCGTTATAGAGATGAATATTCCTGGTATGAGTGATTACCTTCTAGTGACGTATATTTAAAGGAGATCTGATCAGGGGGCTTGCCCCCTTTCCCATTAACCAGCAAAAGTCAATGACCTGAGGAAAATTCAATGGCACAAATTCAACCCAGAAATTCAATGATCAAAACTCAATGATCAAAACTCAATCGTCAAAACTCAATGACGAGTATTATATAGACAGGGCTAATCAAGCTTGATTAGAGTATATTACCCTTATACCCTAACCCCTCTAGGAGGCAGAAGATGAGACAGCACGCGTTGGCTAGTGAGATTAAGAAAGCGGCGGGAGGTAAAGCACTAGGTGAGTTCTCCCTAGCGAACCATATGTTTGATACTTCGGACGTAGTAGTAGCAAAGGCTTTGACCCCCTTCCTTAAGGGAGATGACGAGTATTTCGTTAGCGACGATGAGGAGGCTTGGAAAGATGATTACCTGATTAGCTTTATTGATATAATCCCTACGGCGGGAGAGGTACGGTTTGACGATACTGACTCTGGTTGCTCCGTACACGTTAAGTGCTTCTACGGACTAATCCTAGTACGTTGGACTAATAGCGCAGGGGCTGATTCTATCTCTGCTTTTGATATACCTGAGTTATAGAAAGGATCTGAATTTGGCTCTCCTACCCTAAGGAGAGCCTTCATTTTACATACCATACGTCATTGGTTTGTACTGTATATGTAAGGACATATGGTAAGCCAATGAGTTGTTCTGTATATGTAATGACATATGTTAGAGCAGGTGATAGAGCATATGGTAAACCAATGACTATGTAATGTATGTAATAGCATATGGTAAGACAAGTGATAGGACATATGTAAAGAGCAAATGGTATGTGTGTGATACCAATGTACTGTACTGTAAATGTAAGGACATATGGTAAACCAATGACCTGCTATATGTGTGTGTAATAGCATATGGTAGGACAAATGTAAGTTCAAATGATATGCTATACATTGAGCTGTTATATGTAAATGTAATAGCAAATGTAAGGACATATGGTAAACCAATGACTATGTAATGGAATGTTAAACAAATTGTTAAACAAATGTTGTGAAATGTTAAACCAGTGAAATAAATGTAAAATGTTTACCAAGTTGATATCTACCATATACCATTGGCTAGTTGATTTTATTTGAAACTGATATCCTTGTTGCTGCTGTGATTAGCTTGATTTCACAATACACTGATTTCTTTTGGCTTTTCCCCGTTTTGCCATGATTTGGTAATTCAATGACTTTCTCGGATTTCCGAAAAAAAGCGGAAAAATCCGAATTTACCCTAAATCGGGCGAATTACCCGAAGTCGGTATAAATACCCGAAAGCGGGTAGAAGGTACTATTTAAGGGGCTTAAATAGGGGCCGTTTAAGGGTTAAATACGTTTAGAGCCTAGGAAGGTTATTTAAGCGGATTAAGGGAAAACTAATTAACCGTATTAGGTAAATCTTCTAAGTCCTTTAAAATAGGGTAGTTACGGAGGGCGGGCTTTTAGGCGGATTCTATTTAAACGGTTAAAAAGATAGTTTAAGGTTTTTAAACTAGATAGAGATTCTAGTTTAAATCGCTGAAGGCGAATTAAATAAAACGTCTTTTTTAGTACTATTAAGACGTTTTTTAAGGCGACTGCTCGCGAGCAAATCTACTTAAGATATTAAGTTTTCCCCGATAGGGGCTTTAATCGAGTATATTTACTATAACGCCGCTACCCGCTACGGGCTACGGCGATAATCTATTACCCTTATAGGGGGTTTCTTATGGTCTCGAATTCACTTACTCTAATAGCTTCGGTGACGAACGATCTACCTACTATATATAGGGTCGCTACGGTTAACCCCTTCGCCGCCCTACTACCTATCGCCGCCATAGTCGCCGCCGTATACCTTATAGCTTTAACGGTCTACGTGGCGAACGACTACGCCGTTAATACTAATTTACTAAGAATAGAAAGAGAGGAGCCTATAACCTTAAGAAAGAGCTTTATAGTCGAATACAATAACGGAACTAATAAAACCGTAAACGCTTAGTCTATTACTTCGAATTCACCAAATTTTTAAACCGTAAAAGAAAAGAGTTACTACTATGACTACGAAAAAGAATACTACCGCCGCTCCCGTTTCTAAGATCGTTCGCCACGCCGCCGCCGCTCCCGTAGAGACTCCCGCCGCCGCTACCGTAGAGAAGGTTTCGCTACTATCGGAAAAGGATTTTATTTCTTACGCCGAAAAGAGCGGGACTCCCGCCCTAAAATCTTTCGGAAACGTAGGGAGTCGAGTATACGCGAATCCTACCTTTTCGGGAACTACGGCCTTTATTATAGCGGCTCTTTCTACCGTCGATACCAAACGTACTAGTTTTACGGTCGCCGATTTCGATTCGGGTATACGGTCGATGAAAACGAAGGAGAACTGGGAACGACTCGACGCTATTTTTAATACGTTCCGTTCCCGTTTCGCGAGTAACCGTAAAGGCGAAAAACCTTCCCTCGCGAGCAAGTATAAAAGTCCCGTAAAATCTTTACGGACTAGCGGAGTATATAAAGCGTTCGACGTTTCCGCTATCGGGACTCCCGAACTAAGAAAGTCCTTCGGATTCGCGGCGGGGAAATAGATCGTTCGCCACCAATAGGCGGATAATATAGGGTAGTCTTCGGACTACCCTTTTTTTATACCTTCCCCGCTCCCTTCCTTCCTTCGTTCGTTCGCCAGACTCCCTCCCTTCCTATAATACCCTAAATCGCCGCTACGGGACTTTCGCCCTCATAGGTATAGCTAGGATAGGGTATATCTTCCCCGCCTTATACGGGCCTTCTACGGGCCTTATATAAGCTATTTAGAATATACCTTAAATCGGGTAGAATACCCGAATTTATATAGTCGGGCTTTTTACCCGAAGTCGGGTAGAATACCTTATCGGGTAAAATACCCGAAGTAGGGTAATATACCCTAATAATTTAAGCGCTTAAGGGGTAGGGCGTATGCGAACGATTTTATTTTCTAGGTAGCCCTACTTTGGCACCCAGCACACACCGTGAACATTTTTGCCAAGATTACCATGCTCAGAATATTTCAGGCAATACTACAAATGAAAAAGCCCACATACCGAAGCATGCAGGCTGAAAAATATTTACAGAAATTTTTTCTGCTGAATTTACAATATATACTTCTTGGAATCATCCTTATAGAAAATGGATATAGTTACATCTAGATAGAATTTCATCGCCCAACTCCTTAGAATGGAAGATCATCTTCCTTTGTTGGTGGTTCATATGGGATTTGTTCTCCAACGCCTCCAGCAGGCCATAGATTCAGATTGAGTCTCTTGCAATCTATATATGTCAGAGCTACACCTGGGTTTAGCTTGATTAGCATCTTACCAGACGGTTCAAGCCAACCCGCTCCTATGCGACATTGCCCGCCAGTATCAGGATCATAGGCTTTTAAGTAGTGTGTTGGTTTTGAAGGCATAGCTCATAGTCCTCTCACGAGATGTATAATGGATGAAATCATCTTGACAATTATATAGATTGCTCCTATAGTGAAGACGCCAACTGTTACAAACAGTGACAAACAAATTAGTAGTATCATGAGGAAGCGGCTTCCTTGATCTCTATGATACTGGCCTCATGTTCATGCACCCACCAATCACCTTGAGACTCTATAACAGCTTCCTTGACTTCAAGAATGTTCTCGGCTTGGACTGCAAAGATCTTGAGATCATATCCGTCATGCCAAAGTACAGTAAAAGATTTCATATTAACCTCTCAATCATAATTGTGTGTATCATTATAATATGTATCAGCTTCAATAGACTCTTCCCTATCAAGGTTGAGTTGTTCAACAGTTCCTTCAGCTTCTAAAGGATCAAAGTCGTCAGCATCCGAATCAAACTCGACTTCCCGAGGGTGTATTGACATAATTAAGCTCCAATCCTTTTCTTATCCATACCTATAGACTTGGTAGAAGTGTTCATACCTTTATTGTATTGGTCTTGGTTAAGGCCATACTGTCGGTACTTAGAAGATTTGTATTTGGTACCACAAGAGTTACAGACCATATCTACAATTGTTCCCTTATTGCAAGCTGTACATAGCTTATGGTCGGATGGGAAATTGGTAGCCATGTAACCCATCATATAAGATCGGAGTGCGTCATTCTTCCAAGTGTTAATCTGCTTCTTGAAATACTTGTCTTCGTAGAATGGGCCATATGATTTTGTAAGTTCATCTCTAGCCTCTTTTTGGAGGCGCTTTTCATTAGTGTTGAACTGATGTTTTATATCATCAAGCAATTCATAGAACATCTTGTACTCATCAGGATCTGCATCTATAGAAATGTAATCTGGAAATCCTCTGAGAACATATACAGGTATCTTGCAAAATCCAGACAACAGAATAGCATACTTCTTAAGCCGATGTACTTTGAACCTCATATTCTTACGAGGCTCAAGAACCTCATCAGGATTGAGATTGTACTTCTCTATAAGTGTTTGGATTATCCTCTTGGCATTATCTGCCTCAGGGCCAATCATTTCACCCATAGCCTTTAGCTTGCGAATCCTACTTTGGATCTTTTCTAGTTCCATTCTTTTCCTCCATATATTTGGATATGTCTATTTTAACAAATGCGTATATTGATAGAACAAATATTGCTATCCAGCTACTAACTGGAACATGCTGCACAGTATAGAATTCTAGATACATAGAATAGCCTATGCTACCTAGTATGATTGGCATTAGAATCATACTTGCCAATAGGATACCTCTAATCTTGTTAATCACAAAACACCTCACAGGTTATAAGTTAGCCTCTCCCTTTCTTAAATAATATAAGAAAGAATAACCCTTGTAGTAATGTTTTTATTAAGGAAGTATCAGATGTACTCTTTACGCTTCATAGTCTTGCGACATTTTCTGCAAGTGTCATAAAGTCTGTTATTAGCATATACCTCTAAGTTGCGCCTATATCTTACTAGTTCTTCTTTAGAGAGCTTGCCAACTTCAACAGATTTTAAGAATTTGAATTTGCCCATTTGTTACAGTACTCACTCACCCTTGTTTTTTGGGTTTGCCGTGTGTGATACCATTGCCACAGTGTGGGCAGAACTTCCACGACTTCTTGAGTTTCTTCATACAGCTGCAATAGTGCGTCATGTTCTTTAGCATCCTTTCAAAGGCGTTGATCTTCGGCGAGTCCTTTGGGTCAAACGGTGAGCTAGGGCACCCATACAAGACAACTATGTCATCCATTTACAACTCCTATCCTTGTTTAATCAATCATGAGAATCATGCCGATTACCGCGCTCACCCACCCAGATATGAATCCCGTTATCCACTCACTCATCTCTCCTCCTCTGCCTGAGTTTTGGGTGAACCGCGGTAGAGGCTTGCCCCAATGTTGAGTTAATGCGTGCCGCCAATGCACTGGCTACGCAAAACCGTTTAGCTTGCCGCAGTTCACTAGGTTGTTTCATACAACGGTTAAGCAACGGGTGATAGTTTGCCGATACACTCATCGCAGAAGAACCGACCTGCCGTACTTTTATAACATTTCTTAGGCTCACCACAAGACTCGCAAATTTCATCCATTGCTGTGTTGTGTGAAGTTTTTAGAAACTCCTCTTTTTCCTTAAAAATTGAGCGGAGTATTACTATTGCGCCCTGTTTGATAAAAGACCTCGCCTTGTACTCTACAAGGGCCACCTTTAATTCGTCAAAGCTCATTTTTACCACAATAAAGTCCTTTCTAAAAATTTGCGAAGCGAACACACAACGTATTGCAAATGGGTGCTGGCCCACTAACATTCCCGTCCAGAACACTCCACGGCCTCCCCACGCATATCGCACGATTCTACATGACAACCATCGCACAGGCTGGCACCCTTTGCGTGTTGTGTGCTGTGGCTTGGTGGCTCCTCTTGTTCTGAGTTTGGCAAGTTGGCAATAATCTTCGTGCGTATGAACTTGTAGACCTTACCCAGTTCTGAATGTGACAACTTAGATAAATCCTCGTGGATGTAGCCAAGAATACCATCACGATAATCACTCATAACCCAAACTCCTATAAAAGATTTTCACCAAACATTGCACACAACGTCTGTCGTGTTACGAAGTCGCCCTTGGCGATTTGGGCCGAACGACGTGAGCCGTAACATTTCTCTTTTGTTCCGCCTTATCAGGATAAGTCTTTTGGTTCTTCACAATAGATTTGGTTTGTACCCGTCTATTCTTTACTAAAATTCTAAAATACGGGCACTTTCCATTGATTGATAGATCCTTTTCATCATTCCCTTTTCTGAACTTAACTATTTCAAATTGCTTTGGATTGAACTTATGGAGAAATGTTATTGGCACACCTATAAACCCTTTGTAGTCTGATGGTATATCCTTTGTCTTATTAACATTTATACCATCATAGTTGTCATACTTGGGATATTGAGCTTCATTTCCGTAGTATCTTTTGGTGAGTGGAATATCTTCGTGCCGTTTAAACGTATCTAAGTTAGTCAACCATAGACAATTGTTTGGAGAAACGATTCTGTTCCCAAAACTATCTATCCGAGCTTCTGTTCCATAAAGTTCATAGTGTTCGGGAACAATAAAACCAGAGACCCCTCTACCAATGTTTATTCCTAACCATGCTTTGTTTTCTTTTATAAGCTTGAAATCTTCCTTATAAGTTATTGCATTGATATTCCCAATTATCAAGAACTTTTTATGGTACTTGACCAATTGAGCTACGTATTCTCTGAATAATGAAAATGGAGGGTTAGTAACTACAATGTCAGACTGTTTCAGTAGTTCAATGCTTTCTGAACAACGGAAGTCACCATCCCCAGCAAAGTGAATAATGTCGGTTGAGCTTGGTTTGCTTCTTTCACCCTCCGTACCAGTATATTCAAAGTAGAAACCATTTTCATCTTCCGCGGTGTTAAACAAATCTCTTACTTGTTCCCTGTAACAAGCCGCTATCAATTTCTTGAGACCTAATTCCTCAAAGTTTGAAGCAAAGTAACTATAAAAGTTACTAATTTGAGGGTCATCGCAATTGCAAAAGACCACCTTGTCTTTAAAGTGGCTCTTATAATGCTTCAATTCACTTTCTATATCTGAAAGTTGCGTGTAGAACTCATCGCTTTTTGATTTCTTAGCTTTTTGTAATAATCTGTTTGTTGCTTTCCTTGTCATTTTTCTACCTGTCTCAATTCAAAGGGTTTTCTTATTCATTTGCCTCTAATGTGTAATGCGTCTTGGGCAGTACGCTTCATCCTACAGCAAGTGCGGTAGCTTGCAGAAGCCTGAACTATGTTAAATGATCTGTAAGGCTCTCACAACAAACCATACGAAGCCTCGATTCAAGAGCGGCAATTTTATCCTTTAGCTGTTGTACGTCTGTGGGCTGAGTACATTGTCCTTTAGGTGGCGGCGGACGCACACCTTTCGGACGAATGCCAACACCACCTTTTGATACTAAGCCTTCCGTAATATCGCTATGCATGCTTGCCACCTTTATAATAAATTTAAGAAGACCATTGCGTGTAACTTGTGCTAGGGTGTCATTTGATTTATTTCACAACCAGCAGCAGGTGGGTTAATCACTCCCCCTTGTTATGTACCCACTTGGAAAACCATTCAATGGCCTCGCGTTCACGCATACCAATTGTGTTCTCATCAATAAACCGCCTTGACAGTTCAAGGATAGTCTTCTCAGCCTCACTGTCGGTTGGTGCTGGTGCTTTAGCATCTTCTACGCACAGCGCACAAACCTGTATAGTCTCGTGCTTGACAATCCCGTGGGTAATACATCGTCTCATATTTATCGGCATCTCTCACTCCTCCTCTGTCTGAGTATTGGCCCTGAACTGCTTGTACCTTGTTTGAAATATCTCATAGAACTCTTGGTGCCCCGATTTAAACAAAGCGCCATAAAGCTCACTCAGTAGCTCTACAGCCTCGCTCTCGGTGGGTGCTGGGGGAGGGGTGGTTAGCCGTTCTTTGATAAAATCCCACGCATCAAGCTCAAAACCTATTGATCCGCAAGCGATGATATTACCAATTATCTCCTGTGCTAAGTCGATGTTCATTTCCATATAATCCCTCTCCCCCTACTGTGTTAAAACAACCCAAGTCAGATATGCACTGATGACACACCCTGAAACAAAGCCGCTAAGCCAATCCTTCATCACTCCTCCTCTGTCTGAGTATTGGGTATGTAATCGCTATTCGCCGCGCAGAACACATCCCACGGAATGGTTTCTTCTGGCGGGTCTCCAACCAGTATATGTACATTTACTTTCATTCTATTATGAATCCTCTCAGGATTACTCCATTAGTGAATTTAACATATGACTCTTCTCTATTGCCATGCCCACAACATGCAAAATCAACTCCAGGGAGTGTACCCAGACAAGCATCAGGGTCTCCTATCTTTCCACATTTCTTACATGGCACATCAGTAACAGGATTCTTACTATCAGAGAATACCCAACCACCTAACGGAGAGATCTCAATCTCATGACCATGAAAATACCCTTTAGTCATACCGCTTCCTTATTTAATTATGATTCGCCGCGCAGAACACATCCCACGGAATGGTTTCTTCTGGCGGGTCTCCAACCAGTTTTCGATACTCGTTCCTCGCCCACGAGTATGCCGTCAACACGCTTTCGTCCATATCATCCCCCTACTGTGTTAAAACAATCCATGTCAGAAGCGCACTGAACCACCCAGCAACAAAACCTACAAGCCAACTCTTCATTCCCTCTCCTCCTCTGTCTGAGTGGTGGCATAGCGTTCTCCCAATAGTGCGGGTTTTCCTCTTGCCACGGATCGTTTGTCATAAGGTCTGCAATGGCGAAAATGTTATCAGAGGTGTCCACAACTTTTACATCAAGAATGTCTTGAACTCTGTGCCATCGCTTCATCTCTCACCCTCCCTTGTTTTTCTGGTAAGCCACCCAACGGAAGAAGTCGTATTACAAGATGTTCTTCATCCGTCTATCGTTGCATTTCTTACACAAATATCTCTTGCGGTCGGCAAGCTGGCAGTCACACTTGGAAGAGTCAACCCACTTACCACACGAGTTTAGACGCTCTGTCTTTGAGCATAGAACGTTCTTGCATTTTCGTTCGTATACACGAATAACTGAGTAATCCCAATCGTGTATCCCAATCATGCATCCTAGTGGCATCTCTCGCTCTCCTGTTATATGGCAATGGGCTATTGACAAAATAGCCCCCAACATACTTTTGGGTTAAATTGTTACTTCGTTGCCGTCAACTTCTTCACCATCTACCCTATCAACAGCTTCACATATTTCTTCAGTTTTAGCGTAATGGAAGCTGTCCAAAGGCTTAGATCCTTCACATGCTCTATTTGATTCATCACAGCCATCTTTGAAACCATCTACATATCTGTTCTTCTCTGCCTTTGAAAGATTGTGATCCCAGATGCGATTTGTGATAGCAATTACTTCTTTGAAATTCATAGTAGCTCCTAATAGATTGTTTCAGTTTAAGTGGGTAGGAGGCCGCCGCCCCCTACCCTTCCCCATCATCACACACAAAAGGGCAGTTCATAACGCTGCACTTTATTCTTTATGATTCTTGTTAGCATTAGCAAAGGCAAACCCTGCCCCGCTCATTAATCCACCGCCAATAAGAATTTGTACCAACAGGCTAATCAGTTGAGATTTCTCAGCAGGAGTAATATCCAATCCTGCTCTATTTAGGAACAGTATCAAAGCACTCACTACAGAGAAAGATATCACAGAATAGATTGCTCTCCTAATCCCCTTCTTCGCTGATATCTTTTTGTTTGACTTCTTGACTCTGTCCTTTGCTTCTCTCACCATTTTTCTTGGATTGTAGTCCATCTTTATTCCACAGTCCTTTTGCAATAAGATGATTAATCATTATAGCCTTCAACTTCGGCTTTTCTGGTGCTGGAGTATTATTCCAGATTTTCTTTAAGTTGCCTTCCATCAAGTTACCTTTGGTTACCTTTTGGTAGGAAGTTACTTCTGTTTTTTTCTTTTTTGGATCTTTCAGTCTGGTAAGCTCTTCAGCACTAAGTCCACGAGTATGCTTTATGGCTTGCTCTGCATTACTATAATCCTTTTGAGTAGTTGCATATAGATGGATTATCTTCACCATTTCCTTTTTCATTTATCTGCTCCGTGATGTAATCGTGTATATCGGTTAATGTTTCAAAGTCGCAGAACTTACTTTGCGATATTTTAATTTTGTATTTATCTTCAATATACTCAAGGAAGTCATCAGCATCACATCCGTCTATACCAGTTTCCTCAAGAGTACTATCTAGAGATATTTCTAATGCTGCTAGATGGCTAGGCATTAGACCTCTAATAGATCTAACAATCCAACTACCTATTTTTTGATCCATGTCATATCCTTTTCCATTAATAGTTACTTCCCGTTTTCTTTCGTAATAGTAATATACTAAAACTTTACTTTGTAGAAAAGGTTTTTCTTATACCAGATCTACTCTCATATCAGTCAACTATTCGTGCCACATCAGTTCAGAGTTTTTCTCAAGCTCTATGTGATAAGGGCCAATCTTATCAAAGTCCTTCTGGCACCATTTTATTCCATCAAGTGCGCTCTCATATCGTACAAATTCTGAGCAATAGTATTTATGAGGCTTATCCTTACATATATTATAGAACTCTAGTAGTCCTGCAACATCATATTCAAATCCAACGCAGTCAACCTTCACTCTATTATTAGACCGTTCTCTTAACTTCTGATGGTCATATTCTGGGAACCTTTTAACAGCAACTATACGTGGCTTGTTCCATTTACGTGTGGTATACTTATCAAAGAGGACAATCCTTCCAGATGGCCATTTTAGCTCTGCAATCATCCACTTGCCATTCACCTTGACTATGAACCCAGCATGAGTAGATATTGCTCTATTAAACATATTCTTCCAACCAGCAGTTGCGTGACGCTTAAGAGTTTCCCAGCTGATAGGAAATCTACTAGCCGTCAGAACTATATCCATTTCCCTCATATTATATGCTTCAGGTACAAACGCTCTTTTTTTCTTTCTCATATCACTCTCCTATGAAGTCTCTAGCATATACAGATTTGTGAGCATGCACACCGTCCTCAGTACCTATATGCTGAACATATGAAGGCATAGTACAGTACATACTCCAATTTTGACTCCTAGCTTGCTTGCTCATGGTATACTCCCAACCACTTGGTTCGTGTAAAGTCTCTATGCAATCTCTACAGAATTCCCTAGTGATTAGACAACCAAATATCCCAATACTTAATTTCTTCAGTACACGGATAGTCCCTTCATTATTAAGATTGATAGATTTAGATGCTTTGTGACCTTTATAATTGTATACTGATATTGCTCCAAGAAATTTATCCATAGCCTTAGATCTGTTGTACCTATCAATCAATACATTATACCATTCGCTATTAAATATCATATCAGAATTTAGATTGATAACGCCTTCTAAGTTTTTATGGATACTAAACATCTGAGCAAGAGAGTTCCTAGTTCTGCTTGAGCAGTTAGACCTAACTTGCATATTCATCTCAGCAGGAGGTATCTTCAGCTTAGATAGAATTTCCATTAGCTTAGTCTTATCATCAGATCCGTCATCAAATATGTACAAAGGTGGTAAGTTAGTAGATTTGTTTAGAGAGTCTATTGTCCTTTCTAATAGATCAAATCTATTACAAGTTATCAGTATTGCTGCAAAAGAAGGAGTCATAACATCCCCAACATGTCTTTAATGTTTCTGATTACCACAGATACCTGCGGCTGCCAATTACAATCATCTAATACCCTACACTTAGTCCCAAATGGATTCCAAGATTTTTCATAGCGGTGTTTGTTGTTTCCTTTTGCTCCACCCCATCTTCTGCTGTCAGTCCATACTAAATGTTTAGTTCCGCATAAACTGGCAAGATGCATAGGGCCGCTACTTGGGCCTATGACAAGCCTAGAACTAGCCATCATATCTGTTATAGTCTCCAAAGGCTTTCCCAAAAAGTTATCAGTATGAGGTATCCATACTGCATTCTTCTGAGTACCTATGCAAGCCATCTTTAACTTGCTCTTGAAGTATTCTGTAACTTCGTTCCATTTGGCTATAGGCCAATCTCTGTTCTGCGTCTTACGCTTATTGCAACTTCTTGCGTGTATTATTAGATCATACTTATCCTTCTTAGATTTGATTCCAAGTTTAAGGAAGTTCTGATCTTCATGCCTCATAGCAGTAGTCTCTTTAGTAGGTCTGAACCATATTAGCTTACAACCTTTGTATTTATCTTGTATAAGTTTCCATTCTCTTTCTGAAAATCTTGGATCACCTAATCCTCTAGTCATCCAACATTCGCAATTCTTATCATACTTAGAAGGAATAATCTCATCGGTAAAATCTTTGAATAGTAGTTCAGTACCAGGCAAAGTGGCAACAACTACTTTGTGATACTTATTGCTAGATGCTTCCATCCTACAACGTGCGTGGTACCTCATTAAGAGCCAACCGAACTCTCCTACCCAAGGCCCACATAGGAGTACTTTCTTCATCTAACTGTTTCTCCATTTCTTAACAGTTTCAATAGCATTTACAATACCTTTGGCTGCAACTTCCAAAGACAAGTTCTCTAGATAGTATTCTCTAGGTGAAAAACTATCTATATTGTTAAGCATATAATCTACTGCATCCCATAAAGTATCCTCAGTTGCTATTATGCCAGTTTTATCATTAATGTACTTTTCAGTCCAAAATCTTACGCTATCTAAAACAACTATAGGTAGATTACAAGCTAACATTTCAGGTATAACTCTAGGACAACTATCTACAGAGGCTCTAGAACACACGATACCACACTTGCATTTAGAGTACTCCTTAGCTATATCTTTCCGTAGAACGCGGTGACATACCACATTTGTCGGCTTCTTACAGGGTGATACGTTACCTAAGTTAAGTATATTAAGCCTACAACGTGCTGTAGAGTACACAAGCTCGTGTCCTTTTATCTTGTATTGGCTTCCGTTGGCAGGAAAGCATACGTCATATACCTTCTCGCGCTCATAGGGAACCATAATATTATCAGGAGCTGGCTTTATGAATAAGATTGCAGGAATATCTGGGAATAACTGTTTGCAATTAGTAACCTGAGAAACAGAATCTTGTAGTATCAAGTCATAATCTGTAAATCCTTTTTGAGGCAGATACCTCTTACCTGCTCCATAGTAAACCTTGAAAGCATCTGGGAACCTCTTGAGAATTTTGTGGTATTCTGAGAAGCCGCCTCTACAGAATATAACATCTGGAGTAAAGTTCAAAGACCATTGCTTGAAATCTGGTACTCTAATTTCTGCAAAGTTATTTTTAAATTCATGATACCGATCACCTCCCCAATATGCTACAACTCCAGCATCTTTTGGGCCAACCATAGAATACAGAAGTTGAGTCCAAACATCATCACAATCTTCAACTTGGCTGAATATAGTTTCAGATGGATTCCTATCTGTAGGGTGCTTACCTCTAAGCATTAAATAAATCATGGTTCCCTCTTATCCTTGACTCAACAAGTGCTATATCTTCAACAACATCTACTGCGTGAGAATTAGTGTGCACTGGTAACATGTACACCTTATACCCATTTTCCAAAGGTCTTAACATACAAATATCTTCTGCCTTCTCTATATAGCCTTTTTCACAGTCTCTGAATAGATCAATAATTGCCGCTCTCTTGAATACATAAACGCACACCTGCTTAAGAGGATTGCTATACACATTATTTCTATTATATGGTAACGGAGTCCTGCTCATATATATGAGTTCATTTATATGGTTGACTAATACATGTATGCAATTAGATGTACGGAAATACATATCATCTTTAACTGTAGTGTAACAATTCAGCAAGTGATAACTATTCCTTATTTCTTTGAAGGACATAATAGCATACTCTATAAGAGAAGTCTCAAGTATAGGTTCGTCACCTTGAACATTTACAATTATCTCCTCATCTAATTGCAATGCAGCTTCTGCTACTGCTTCATTACCAGTAGTGTTATTACCAGTAGTCATTCTTGCTTCAACTCCACGCTCTCCCCAAAACCTTTCAACGTGAGATACTATCTCTGAATTAGGAGTAGCAACATACACATTAGTATCTTTTACTTTCAAGCAGTTCTCTATTACCATATCAATCATCATTTTACCATTTATAGCTGCAAATGGTTTCCTAGGGAAACGCTTGCTTTCTAACTGAGCTGGAATTACAATTGCAGTATCCATTATACCACTCTATTCTTTAAAGGGTTGTCATTAAAGAAATCTATTAATGCTTTGGCAGCACCAGATTCCATATCTAGTCTACTCTGTTCAGTACAAGATCCAAGGTGAGGGGTAAGATAAGCATTCCCCATAGTAGCCAACTTATCTCTGTAAGGTTCTTCCATAAATGAATCAATAGCTACTGTGGCTTTAGGGGAATCATTAAGCCACATAAATAGATCCTCTTCATTTATTATACCGCCTCTTGACATATTGAGTAGCCGTACATTATCCTTCATACTGTACAGTTCTTTTTTGGTCAGGTAATCATAATTGCTTATTATCTGATCCTCAAGAGGAATGTGAATAGTTATAACATCACATTTTGCCAGTATATCTTGCTTGCTTGCTCTTTTCCATTCTGGCATAGGATTCAGAGTCCCAGTAAATTCTAAGTCGTGAACTAGCAAATCGCAGTCCATGCTATTTAGAATTTTGTATACTATTTTGCCAATACGCCCATAACCTATTATCCCAATTGTACAGTTCTTAAGCTCCCGCCCTATGTATCGGTTCCACTTGTCATTACTCATATCTTCGCTGACATTCTGTACCTTACGGAGCATATTTAGCATCTGACATATAGTAAGTTCTGCAACTGCGTTAGATGGAGCCTCTGGAGTATATGCTACCACTATACCGCGCCTCTTGCACTCATCCAAATCTACAGAATCTAATCCAATACCTACTCTTGATATTATCTGTAGATTCTTACAAATATCTAAAGCCTCTATATCCCAATTTTCAGTACCTGCTATTACAGCAGCAGGGTTAGCTGACCTTAACTCTTGTAAGAATTCTTCCCTATTGTATTTACGCTTTTGGGAGTTCATCTTGAAACAAGTAATGCCGCCATCCTGCAATATCTTGATAGGCTTTTTATTTGTATGCCCAAATGGGTAGGTAGTGATAATTGTAGTAGCTATCATGGTAGTAAGTTCTCCAATTCTCCAATTGAGTTTCTTATCATTAGTGCATCAATACTGAATGCAACAAGACCGTACCTTCTATACTTAAGATAATACTCGTTAGTGTCTTCAACTAAATGGTATCCTCTTTTTCCTTCTGGTATTATATCAGCAAATGTTCTCATAGCTCTTCTGAACCCTTGAGTATCAAAATCTCCTGCTTTGCCATATGATTTAGATAGGTCATATGGCCCAACCATAAAGCAGCTTATATTATCACAATTCTCTAAAGCAACTAAGTTGTCTATTGCTATATTGCTTTCTATTTGTATCATTTGCAGAGGTTCTTTATTGCAAAGCTCCATTCTTCCCCATCTATTCTCTCTACAGTACCCAACTCCTCTTGAAGGGTATTTACATATTCTGTTAATCTTATGTATCTGAGGCACACTATCAATATTGGCAAAAATTACTCCATCAGCTCCTGCATCTAAACACATCCTTACTAGCCTCTCATCTATTGTAGGAACTCTAATAATAGGAGAGCAGTCGCAACGGCTAATTATTTGTATACAGTTGAATATAGTTTCATCATTGAAGCATCCGTGTTCAAGATCAAGAACTACTCCATCATATCCAATAGCACTTGCAAGCATTTCAGAGATTAATGGAGAAGGTATTTGTTGCCAAAGAACCTTCATTTGTTTAGACATAGAACACTCCCATCATAGAATTTTGAATAGATAGTTGGAGTTATAATCTTGAATTTTATTCCTGCTTTATCTATATTCTGTAAGACTCTGTATATGAAGTGATCTTTCTTCTTTTCCCAATCCATATTATCAGAATCAGTAAATCCTTCTCCATAACAATGCTGAGTACCTTCTTGAGGATTAGAATAACCATCTGCACCTATAACATATATATTCTTAGCTCCCATAAGATGAGCTATCATTATTGCCAAGTTGCCACCTATTCGGTAGAATCCTTGTATCCTATTATTCTTGTATTCTATAGGTTCATTCTTATTGTGGAAGTCATCAGTATACGGAATAGTACACTTACTATTTGATTTATCTTCAACACACTTTAGAGTATCAGAGAATAGATGGCTTCCTAGTAGTAATGTAGAAGATGGTTGTATGCATTTGTGAAAACGCTTCAGCCTTTTATTGTTTACCCATAAATGATAATGAGGTTTATAGAAATGAGTCATCTTATTGATGCCAATAACTACTGGATTAACCTTTCTTGACATCCAATCCTTTATCTTATCATCATATAGACGTACTGAATTAGCAGAGCCATATATTAGAAAATCTCTGCCCCTATGGTAATTAATTAGTTCTGAGAATTTCACCTTCGCCCCATATCATATCTGTTAATTTTTTCACATCTGGATCAAATACTATACTTCTCCAAGTTTCATCATTTTCGTATAATTTCCATCTATTCAGCACATCCATTTCCTGAGCATTACCATCAAATTGTTTACCATTAAAGCTACTACCTATTCCATAATTAGGAATTTTATTCAAACCTCTATCAGTATGCTTTAGGCCAAGCATATTGGATATTGCTTTTCTGGATGATTCACTACGGAACCAATTATTAAAGTCTATGCAAACAGAATACTCAGGCAAACTATCCTCATAACCTAAATAGCTGTTATAATATTGCTTCAGCAGTCTTTTATATTTACCATTCACAATCTGACTGTGTACATAGTTCAGCCTACTAGCTGTCATATTATATGGATCACGGATAGGAAGAACAAAGCATTTTATCTTACTCTTACCATAATTATGGTTTGCTATCCTATCCATATTATCCTTAGTAATTTCCACTTCCTCATATCTAGTTATGAGGCATTTCCTATCAGCATATGGATTAGTATCCAAACTAAGCTGAGGCATCTTATAGTTGTATATACTATGCTCTTGTTTCTTCCTGAATATCTCAGGCTTAAGCGCAAATGTCTTAGGATCAGTATTTAGAAGATGAACCTCTCCATCTCCAAAATGATTGATAACCCAATTCATTATGGCATTACTACCGCTACGCTTCATACATAGGAAAATGAATTCATATTCATTCTCAATCTGAGATAAACGATCTCTGTTAAATGTCACATGTGACATTATACGCTCCACTTGCATATTTGTACAGGACATTCTATATTGAGAGCTATACAACAAGCTATTCTATGATGTCCTTCCCATATCTCACCACTAGCATATTTGGCAAATGGAACCAAAGGAGCCTCTAAAATAATAACAGGATTAGTAACTCCATTATTCAGTATATCTCCATACAAAGCTCTGAATTTGTCAATCTTATCTTCAATCCACTTATGCTTCCTACCATACAGCTTCTGCATCTTATAGTATGGCCCACTAAACCTATTCATTAGTAGAGCTACGTGAGGAGAGTATATCATTCTCAAAGGTCTTTTAACATGAGATGTTGTACAAGATAAATATGCTTGATATCTATCGGGATTATATTGAGCACAAATATTCCTCAAGTCAGATGATTCTATAGTGCGCTCTGAAATAACTTCCAACTTAACTCTTTTGCAAAATCTATTGAAGTTCATCCTACCAAGTAATCCTTTCCCATACGTTTTATGACAGCCTTTTCATATTCTGGATTTTCCTCCCACCAGTCTTTATCAAATTCCTTGCTATTCTCATATAACTTCTTTGACATCTTCTTAGCCATCTTTTGGCATTCTGAAAGGCGCTTCCTAACTTTTAGATCATGTCGAGTATCTGCTTGGTGCATATCATTAACTTCTCTGAGGACTTCGCATAAAGTCCTTTTGTTGTTTGCAAATCTCATGCTCATCTGTTCATAAACCTTTCATAAGTTTCTGAAAATGGTAGAAGACCAAACTTAGATCCACTTTTCCATAAACAATATGCTAGACTAATCTGATCTCTGTATGTATACTTCCGTATCTCTTCCCACCACATTTCCATCAAAGAAGTCACTCTTGCATTATTTCTTCGTAACATTATGCCAGGAGCAAATAGGCCAAATTCTTTAGGAAATCCATCTGTACCATAATGAAACAGTTGCTGACTTATTACAGAAGGGGATGCTATACCTTGGTTGATAACATAATCACCTTCACTGTAAGCACAATTCCTCCTATTGTGTTTCATTACAGCTATGTCATCAAATCCTAGATGAATTCTTAGGAATGAATCAAGATTAGTCTTAATTGTGAATCTAGCATCAAGGAAAAGAGAGTAGTTAAACTTTGGCAAGTAATTATGCTGCAATATCTTGATCTTTCTAGATAGCTTCTGATTGGTTTGATTCTTATCTTGTATTTCAATAAGCTCCCATTTGCTATCCTTCCTTATCTTCAGATTCTTATTCCTGCTATAGAAGCATATGTGCTTCCAATCTTTATTCTCTGCAATTGGTTCATGCAGTTCATATTCATTACCTATTATGGTAGTGTACACAATCTTATCTGCCATGCTCTAGGCTCCAAGTGTGAAGTTTTAATTTTCTGCGCTCCAGTTGAGAAATCAATATATTGTGTTGTTCTTCTTCCATCCTTATCTTCTTCCAGTGCCAAGCTACATGTAGCTCATTAATCCATTCTATAGTACCATCACCAATCATTTTATTAAGAACTCTATATTCGGCCCCTTCTATATTCAGCTTGCATACAATATGGTCAGTAGGCTTGCAGTGTTTTTTAATCCATTCGCTGAAATCAATACATTCAACTTTCATATCGTTAGTTTTATGATGATGAATTATCCTCTTGTTCTCTAACAGAGAGCTTGACTCACTATACTGATTGACTCCTGTCTTAAGAGTTTTGATACAATTAGTATCCCAAACAGCTTTTCCAATAAACTCTACCTGACCACCATATCCTTTCTTTCTGATGTTCTTTCTCATCTTTAACATTATCTCAGAATTACACTCAAAAGCATATATCATATATTTGCAAGTATCATCACAGTTCTCAATAAAGTGAATGGTAGAGTTGCCCTTCCAAGCTCCGCAGTCTAGAAATATTTTTCTCATAACCTACTTCCACATCAGCTGACGGTTACATTTTCTGACAATAGTGATGCCATAGTAGAATGGCAGAGTAACTATTTCACAATCATTCTTACAAGTATTCCTTATCTCTGAAGCAGTCTCCCAACAATCATTGCAGTGATCATCAATAAACTCTTTTGATGGAGGGTAAGTATCATGAAGAAGAATTATACCATTATCACTAACATGAGGAAAAGCGTTAGCAAAGTCTAATAGGGAGGCATCCTTCTTATGCTGGGCATCTATAAATACCAAATCAAATTTCAAGTCATTAGGTATCTCCATAAAGAACTGGTTAGTACTTCTACCATAATATATGCCATTAGTAGCTCTCATATATTTTTTGTTCACAGCTTTTATTTCTACCGCATATGCTGTCTTTGCAAAAGGGGCTACTACGTTGAAACAATTACAAGCCCTTACTCCTAATTCAAGATAGTTCTCTAATGCGCCTGCTTCCATCAGTCCTTCTGCAATAGTCTTAACTACCCTAATGTGACTATTCTTATCAAATGGCATCTTCATCATAACTCCTATGTAAAAAGTTTAGCAACCTATTATTGTAAATTGCGCATAGATCAAATCCTTCTTTTGCTGTTATTTCATTTCTTTTAGATAATGAATTAGCAACTTCCATAGGATTCCTAAAACAACATATGTAGTGAGGTCTAGTAAGGTATGGGTGAAACAGCTCTATAGTAAGAGTAGTCCTTGGGTCTTTCCATCCCCACAGCTTCCTATAATTACAGCTATGCACAAGATCTTTTATGCTACTATGAAAAGTTTCAGCTTGGTCTAGTATTGAATCTGAACTAGGAGGGTTTGACCAACTACCTCCTGCAGCAGATAGTATTGCATTATTTAATTTGACAAATTCTCTATCTTCATAGTGTCCAAATTTATTGTCTTCTTTAGGGGCAGATTTTACATCATCTCCCATATGTACAGTATATTCATCTAAACTTCTTGAGATTAGAGATGTTGCTGATCTATGCATACCTAGTACTACAAAAGTTTTATATACAGAATTTTCCTTATCTATAGAGTGGAAATCTTCTGCCATCTTCTGGCGTACTGTATTACCAGCCTTGCTATTTCTCGTCTCTTTCCTATTGAGGTATAATGCTTCTTCCCTTAACCTTTTTCTTTCTGATTCAATCTCTTTCTGCTTCTTTTGATTTGTGCTAATAGGCCTCATAATGTTATACCATATTCTTGTTGAGTATATAGATCAATCCTATTCTTCCAAGCCCTACCGTAAAACCCACTTAGAGGATGCGCCCTACTAGCTTGCTTATGAGTTCCAAATATCTTTCCTTCATAGTGCCACTCGCACATATGCTCTGGCTTCTTGACACATTGGAATCGTTGTTCATCATTTGCCCAAGGTAATTGCCTTCTATTACTACGAGACAGCACGCACTCCATATATCTACCGTCACCCTTGAGGGCTACTGGCAGTACTCCATCCAGTATCACACTTGACTCTAGCGCCCAAGTGAGAATTCCTGTAACCTGCTTCAAGTTTATTTCTGATATGGTACTTTTTAACGCTCTCTCTCTTAGGGTGCACGTTAGGTGTGAAGTCAAGTTGTACATTCTCAAGCAATTCTTTTTTAAAGCAGAACATAAATATAGATGGAAATTTCTCTCTGGGCCTATTGAATCCATAACAAGCAACACCTTTATCTAGTTCCTTTATTATAATGTCATCCCATCCTTTTTGCAGAAGGCAGATATCTGCATCAATTAGTATAACATATTCCGCTGTAACTTTTGTTAAAGCATAGTTGACAGCTATAGCGTGATTGTAAGAAGAACAAATATGCTTTTGAGGTATTCTACCTAACACTTCCCAATACTTAGGTAATTCATTAGTATCACCTGACACTACGCACTTTAAGCGTATATGGTTATTACCACTTTGGAATTTAACAATTGACTTATGCAGAAGTTCAACATACTCTCTAGATCCATCTGCAACAAATGTTACAACATCAATAGTTTTCATTAGTAGCTCGGCTGATCAAATAATGGTTTCTTTTGCCAAGTTACAAATCCTTGCTTCTTTTCTGGACGGTATAGATCAGTATTCTCCATCCATTCCCTACCAATATCTACAACAATTATCTCTTTTCCACTTGTAGGATACGCTTGTACTCTTTTGTAAGGATTCTTCCTATGCTTCCTAAATGGAATATCAGTTAGTCCAAACTTGTCTCCCTTAGTATGTATCTGATTCTCTGGATTAGTGCGCGGATTAAAATTACCTGCAAAAGCCTTGTAGAATTTCTTGGTTAAAATTGCTGGAGAAGTGACGCAAGCAGGATATTTATAACTATAGGCCCGTAGTACTACTTGGTATAGGGTTGGTACCAATTTGAACATGCTGAGAACCTCTTGTATGTGCACTACCCTATCTAGTACCCAATCGTCCTCTAGATTAAGGATATACTCATTTGAGGCTTGAGACCAGCACCAGTTAAAAGCCTCAGAATAACTTGCCTTCTTAGGAAAGTTTGCCACTACATTACCAACATACTTCTTACACACTTCTGAAACTCTCTTTGCCTTACCTTTTGGTATTGGATCAACATTTATGAATAGTGTAGAGTTCTTCCAATCTACCCCTAACATATTCTTTGCAAATGAGGCAAAAGTTCTTTCTACAATCTCTGGTCTTATTGTAGCAGTAGTGGTAATCTGAATAGGGATGTCAGGAGTATCCTTGTACTTCTCTTGTAGTTCTACTATATCCAACAATCTTAATTTCGGAGCAACAAAGTCTGGTTCAATAGCAGTCTTTGATACTACAGACCGTTTCCTAAAGAATGCTAGTTTGTCATGACAGAAAAGACTTACCCTTTTGGTATTATGTTCAACATACTTATCTGGATACTTACCAGTATTGACAAACTCTTGTATGAGTTTAACTGTTTTGACATAACCAGAATTGCACTTGTAGTTCAAATCTTCTATGACATAGAATCCGCCAGTGTTAATACGAGGATATAACCAATTCATAGTATACTGCTGGTCTTCTGGCCTATGAGAACCATCATCTATAATGATATCAAACATAGGGCAGTCTTCAAGTATTTTATTCAGAACTTCCTCGTCAGCTTGTTTTCCTTCATACAAGTGGAACCTATCAGTATCTATGCCCAACTCTTTCATAGTAAGTGGTAGCATATCTAATCCGTAAACTTGAGAATTAGGAAAGTAGTCTAGCCACATCTTAATAGATGCTCCCTTATCCACTCCTATCTCAAGTATATTGATTTGATCAAGTCTCACATCAGAGAACATGGAATCATAGCTCTTAGTATAGTAATGCTTCATCGGCCCCTTATCAGTACCGTGGGATTTTGCTAATTTAGTCAGAGATAACATTAGTTCCATTCTCCTGTGAATGATAGATAATTCCCATTCCTATGCAAATCAATATTACCTAGAGTTTTGCTATATTCTTCCCAAGTTATAGGTTGGCCACCAGTTTTGAAGCAAACCATAGATTCATTAATTGTTCCATATTCTTTTATAATGCCAAGCAACTGAGATAGGTTGAATTCTGAAGAATAGTAATTTTTGTTTTTGTGAAATTTTGACTTAAGAGTACCGCTTTTCATCCTCCATTTAAATAATGTAAAATAGAATGACTTTGATACTCTTGACATTTCTTTAATTGTTTTGGCTATATCAGGAGAATGTTCCAATATGCAAGATCCATATATCAAATCAAAATTCTTATCACCTACCTTCAAATCAGCCATATCAATACAAATATTAGGGAATCGTTTATTATCTGCGTGATTTAAAAATGTTGAAGATACATCTCCTATTACATAGTGTATCTGAGGGCAAGCCTCTCTAATAGCTTGCGCTTCTATTGCTTCTCCTGCACCTATCTCTAGTATGCTTTCTGGCTTAGTGGCACATACATAATCAGCAAACAGCTTTCTGTGAGAGTGATCCCTAATGGAGTTGATCCAAGGTATCTTACCAATAACATAATTGTCCCACTTACTTTTGTAATCCATTATGCCCCCAATAGATTTTCTTTTTTACCAGATATTTTAGTTCTACCTGATTGTTTAAGATGTTTTATGTACACGCCTTTGCTAGTCTTTTTACCAAGTGCATCCTCAAGCCTATTATACTTTTCAGCTTCAAATAGACCTATCATGCAATCTCTAAATGTAAATGATAGAAAATCCTTGACTCTTATATTTGGAGATCTTTTCAGCCTATTAGATATTATTGCAGATAAAAATACTTGGTCAGTCCAACATCTTAGATTAGTACGGAAGTGCCTTTTGTGCTCAGGACGCTTTGGATCTTCTAGAGTTTTGAATATCTCATCATATTCTGGCAGAGTTGGATCACCACCAGCTCTTATAACATCGCAAGCATAAGCCAATATTTCAAAAGAAGTAGTGGTATTTTTGGCAAATATAACTCCACCATTAGCATAAGCTCTAGGGCACTTAATACCAATCATATCATTACGGGTAGTAATACCTAATGCAAATGGCCATCTAGATACTGCGCTGCACCAATCCTTTACAAAACAAGTATCTGCATCAACAAAAGTAATTACACCATCTGGATTTTTGAAATCTATTTGATCCTGTAGGAATACAAATTTAAGGCTTTGCATTTCAGTGTCAAATCGTTCTTGACGAATTTTCACATACTTTATATTATGCTTCTCTAGTATATGGATTTGCTTATCAGTTAGATCAGGCCCATACATAAAGAAATCTGCTTTGACCTTATGCCTTGTTGAGATAAAAAATTTAGCATACCTGAAGTATTCTGAATTACAAATTGTAATAACCTTGTGCATTATCTCACCCCTAGGTGGTTCTTTATATTGTCCCATGATATCTGTAGAGTATAGCTGTTTAAGGCAAAATCCCGACAATCTTGTAATTTTATAGGAGACCAATTTTTTAGAGCATATTCTGCTTTAGTTGCCAATTGCTTTTTCTTGCAAAGGAAAGTATTGACTCCTTCGCATACATACACATCGTTAATAGGAGCGCTGATATTATATATGACAGGAACTCCAGACATAGTAAATTCTAAAAATGTCTGAGGGAATCCTTCTGCTGGGTGCTCTGTGAATAGGATACCCACCTTGCCAATAGATATACTATGTGATACTGCATCCATATTTGCAAATGGAGTATATTCTATATAATGGTGAGTATCGCCTACTCTATCTTTGTGTTTGGCCCCTCCTATCCAAAGTATGCGTCGCGGTTCCATTACTTGCTTGGTAAGTTCCTTGATAAAATGAACTTCATTTTTATCCCCTCTTTTCCCACAAAGGATGTAATCATATTCATGACCTTGAGATGGGAACCAATAGTCAGGATTCTTACCTTTGATATGTAATTTAGCATTTCCCTTTATTCTTTCAGGAGTATCTACTAAAGAAACATGAGCATGCTTATTATACATATTACGGTTGCAACAAGAATAATAGACTTTCTTGTTAGGTATTCTATCAAGAATCATATCTTTCTTAGGATCGTGCTTAACAGACCATACTATTGCCTCAGGGTGGCTCTTACAAAATTCTACTACATCATGCAAATTAGTAATGCTATATTCCCAAGGCTTGCGAACTGTCTGTTCACTTAAGTATATCACGCAGCCATACTTCTTTGCATACTCTCTGTATCCACAAGTACACTTACCATCTATCATCATCTGTTGCTTAGCATTGTGGCCTTTAGATAGACCGCCATAAAGCATTATCAGCTCCATGTAATACTCCTATCCTTATTTTTGTTCCACTTCTGTAGACCTCTTTCTGCTCTCCAAGATCTACCATTATCCTTACAGTATGGCCCACCACGCCAATCTGATCTTTCGTTAGCAGAAGGTAATAAGCTATCAATCATCTTGCTAACAGATCCTACTCTAAGCTGCTTCTCTGGATCTTTATCATCCACCATAGATTCAGATAACTGTCTTACTAGATCACCTTTCCAAAGAGAAGGTTGGCAAGCTACTTTATCCAATCTTGCAGCGCCTTCTTTAGGGAACCGTATGTATCTTATACCGTGGCTGATAGATGCCAATATGCTATCTAATTTTATCTCTTTAGTGAATAACCAATCATCCTCTAAGTGGAATACCCAATCTGATTCTGAATTTTGCCAAACACTCCTAACAGCTTTGGCAAAATTTGGATTATCATTTGTACTTAATTTCCTTACTGGGAAATAGTGCCAAGCTACCTTGAGACATTCGTGAGCTAGATCAGTAGCCTTCCTTAATGACATCCTAGGTGCAAAATCTGTATTCAGTATAATCTGAAATCCTTCTTTACTACTAACATTTTTCTTGAAGCTATCTAAAGTCTGATTTAGAAGATCAGGACGCAAGGTAGCAACTAAACATATATCAATCATTACATCTCCAAAATTTTGATTAGCTGTTTCATATTCTTTTCTCTGCTACCTATCTTTCTGCGTAATACATTATTTAGGTTCTCTACCTTATCATCTTGGAAGTCAATACCTTTAATAATCTTTGCAGCTCTTGATATATTATGATCATCATAAATATAGGCTGTATCACTATCTGCATAATCCTTCATCCCATTACGCGGGTGATCTCCGCAAACAATTCTAGCTCCACATAGAGATGCTTCCATAGGAACATTATGTAAGCCTTCTAGTTCTGTTGGCGCAAACCATATATCACAAGATGAATAAAGATTGCAAAGCTCCTCTCTAGAAGGATTAGATACAAAATCGCTTACCCATATTGGCAAGTTCTTTGGCCTCTTTGTACCAAATGACACATACTTATACTCTGGCCCTAATAAATTGTGTAATACTTTGAAGCTCTCCCATCCTTTACTTGCAAGTTTACTCCATAGACAACCAATTGTTATTCTTTCACTATCTCTATTGCTGAGGTCTTCCCACCATTTGAAGTCTATGCCTTGATGGACTAAATGACATTTACCGCCGCAGATATCTTCTATGAATTCTTTTATCCAAATAGAATTTGTAATCTTAATGGGAGTACTACTCTTGTAATATTTCATTATCTTATCTTCATCAAATCCTGGCACCCAAATCTCATGACCTCTTATGTACCAGAATTTCTTACCTATGCCTGATCTGACTGTAGGCTTAACAGATCTTATATCTGTAGCTATTACTACATCAACATCATTCGGCATTTTACGCTTTGGTTTATCGTGAGGAAACCAATTGAATTTATCATTATTTGTTACTAGGCTACAATCGTGGCCTAATTTCTTTATAGTCTGCTGACATCTTATTAATGTTCTACTTCCACCGTTATTGCCAAGACCACCGCTGCAGTTGAATGCGATCTTCATGTCTAATCACTTTCTAAGTATTTCTCATGATTAGCATCATAGCAACTCTTGCAAATATTTTTCTCTTCCATATTCTTTCTAATACCGCATTGGACGCAAATCCCTTGAAGCTCTCTTTTTCTTTTCAGATACATTAAGCTCAAATAGGAGTTGTTATATCTTTCAAAGCGGTCTTTTCTATCAAGTTGCCTGAATTTTGACCAATCAATAGATACTTTGGTTACTTCTGATCTTTCGCACAATGCGTCAAAGAATCTCTTCACTTTAGGATTAGTCCAAAATCCTGTCTTGTGTCTCTTTTTTTCTGGTACTGACATATATCTTCCTTCGTTTAATAAATATAGTATTTGTCAACTACTTAGAATAGCAATACATTAGAAAAGTTTTAACAGCTGAGAGTTGACTAGAGATGGTATTTGATACCCATGACACAACTTCCTCCATTTTGCTGGGTCTGGTTTATCTATTTGTTCTGAAATATACGGCAAATCTTCTCTTAATTTTACAACAGTACTGTTAAGTTTGATCAGATCTATGTTACTTTTTAACTGCTTGAATTCTTTTGAATCTTCTCCGCAATCTTCTCTTATACAGTTAATGTAGTTTGCTATAGTTCCGTCACATCGCAGATATGATCCAATAGTCTTCTTGAAAGGAAATCTGTATACAGATTTCACAGTATCTCCAGAATCTCCTCTAATTATTTTATGTAGTAGGATATGTTTCCAACTACCACCATCAAACTTATCAGATACTGTTTCTTCAGTAGGCGATTCTCCATTATTTATAATAACTGTAAGGTTAGGAAATCTAGGTATTAATTGCCACATATCTTTATCGTTAGAGAATAAGTAAATTGTATCACCAGAATGTCTTGCAATATAAGAGGCTAGTACATCATCAGCCTCTTCGTTTTCGCAGTAAATCTTTTCATGAGGAATACAGTCTACAAATTGTCTACAAATATCAATAGGGTTGTAATCAATATCTTTTTTAGGTCTGTCTTTATATATGATTGTCTTTGGAGCGTAATCCTTAAACACTCTCTGGTATTTTTCATACAATTTCTTTTTTCTGGTAGGATACCTATCTTCACAGATTACAAGATTAGGGAGAGAGTGATCTTGTTTAACTCTTGTGTGAGAGAAGTTTAGAATTTTGATAAGCCCTATAACAACTCCTGTGTTGACTCCATCATCATTAATTAGATTTTCTTTCTCAGTAGCATGGTAATTACGCCACACTATGTTATTGAAGTCAATTAGGACGGTACACTTTTTAACATTTTTAAATCCCATAGTAATCCCCTTTCGTAACTTAAAGATAATAAAAAAAGTCTTTGTTACCTAGGTTTTTTAACGGTTGTATTTAATAACTATCATGAAGTATTTTTCTAGGGAGAGTGTTTTATATATATTAAGGTCACGCTTCCGAAAAACTCGTAAGAAAACCCTATAGGGGGTGTTTTGTCTATTATATAGTTTTTAGGGGGTAATAGGAAAGATTATAAGAAACATAATCTAAATAAAATTGGGGATTACTAAGGGGAAATTGTGATACCTTCAACGCAAGCAAATAAACAAGAAGAAGTAAAAGCTGAGGCAAAAGTAGCAGAAGATCCAAGTCAGGTTAAATGTACGGAATGTAGTAAGAAGTTGGTCAACAAGCCTCAAAAGAATACCATTAGTGATCACTCAATCTATATGATCAAGAAAAGGGAAGAAGATGTTTATGCTCCATATTGTTCACTTTGTTGTAGTGGAATGGAATATCGCAAGATTGGTCAAATAGAAACTTATGACACTTATCAAAAGAAACTGAAAGCAGGATTACTATGAAGCCAATCCGAGAAGCATTTGATATGGAAATAAAAGCAGGATACCTTAATTGGGAAAAATTAGATAATATGTTGCATGCTGCTCTCTTTACTGTTGACAATCAGTTTAAGACTGTGCGTGATGATACAGGAGAGGTAAAAGAAATGAGGACTACCGATACCTTAGACTTCTTTGGTAAATGCATAACAGGTGTAAAGGCTTCCTACAGGGTGATCTCTCCTAGGTTTGCGAATGGTAAATTGATGTGTGCTGGAATACAGATAGGTATTGCTGATCTTGAAGGAAAGCCTTTCTACTCAAATCCTCCTGTGATGTTCTAATGGCAGGATTATACAAGAAAGATAAGGTTGGTAATTTTAGAGAGATTAGAACTACACGTGCAGCTAAAGAAGCAGGTATAGATAATATTGGTGATTTTTATATGGATACCTACATGAAGGAAATGGAGGATCTGTGTAAGACTCCAGAAGAAGATTTGGTAGAAGATTCTAAGAATGATGAACAGAATGAACTTTACCCGATAGGGTTCAAGCCATTTAATGATACTTGGAGATACGAGCCTGTTACATCAGAATACTTTGCAAGAGTTATGTTAGGGGAGACATTCACCCCTCTACAGCAAGAGACTATTGACGTAATATGTGGTAAAGATCCATTTCAGTTTACTGATGTCAATAAAGAAGAAGTTGATGATATGTGGGGGAAGAGAAGTGGTAAGGACTCCACAATAGCAAAGGGCGTAGCTTACCAAGGGTATAAACTTGCCTGTATATTTAATCCTCAAGAATTTTTAGGTATGGGTTTGGGAAGTACTATTGATATAGTTAATGTTGCTTCAACTTCAAACCAAGCTAAAAAGGTTTTCTTCAAGTACCTTACCTCTTTCATAAAATTAGCAAAAGACCCTGCAACAAAAAGAAGCTGGTTTGCCACTAGAAACTTTTGGTGGGATGTAGGTAAGCAGAAGTTTGTGTATATGGATTTGAGGCAAAAGGATGGTAACATAAAGCAGGACAATATAGATTTTGGCAGAGGAATTTGTTGCCACTCTCTAACGTCTGATAGGTTTACGGCAGAGGGCCTTAATATCATATTGGCAATAATGGATGAGATAGGAGCTATGAGAGCTGAGAATGTATTTGGCTCTGATGAGAGAATGATTGGCCAGTATGACTCTCTTTCGGCTACGGTTAGAGCCACTTCTACTAATGGTATGGGAAAGATGCTTTGCATATCATATAAGTATGCTAGGAACTGTCCTATGTCACTTTTGGTTAAGCGGAATAAGTCTGATCCTAAAAAGTTTGTTAGGATATATTCTGTATATGATGTAAGAACAGATACTCCTGAGAAGCAGCTTCGGAGTTCTTTTGCATCAGAGTACACTAAAGATCCAGAAAAAGCTGCTATGATGTATGAGTGCAAAGATCCTAAGACTGATAAGGATAACCTGTACAGTAATATCTTCATCCTTAACTCTGCTATTGATAGGAAGAATAAATTTACAGTCAATCCGATTAGGGGTGGCATAGTAACTATTGATAACATATATGATGGAGCAGATAATTTATTAGAGAAATGGTTTGTAGGTGATGAAGATCAATTCTATACTGCACATCTTGACTTGGCTAAAGGGCAAGTTTGGAAGAAACACGATGCTGCCGCATTAGCATTAGGTCACTTGCAGGAAATGACTGTAACCTATGATGAGCTTTGGAAAAAGATATACCTAAGAGAATATGGTATAGATTTATCTGAGAATGAAGGACAGCTTAGAATGGGAGTTGTTATTGATTTAGTTATGCAGATTGTATGCAAACCTGAAGATCAAGAAGTAAGGTTATCTGATGTAAGGAAGTTGCTGATTGATTTACAGCATATAAGGAACTTCAATATATTTAAAGCTACAATTGATGGGTGGATGTCAGTAGAGATGTTGCAAGAGCTTAACCATAGCGGGATTGAATCAGAGTTATTATCCATAGATAGGACTACTGCTGCACACCACACTCAGAAGGACTTTCTACAGCAGGGGTTGTACAAAACATATGATATGCCAATTTGGCATAGAGAGACTAGGGAACTGGTTGAGAAGAATAACAAGGTAGACCATCCAGAGTTATCTACAGATAGATTTGAAGAGGAAGGCTATGAGCATGGTAGCAAGGATGTTACTGATTGCACAGCTGGTGTTTGTTATAATTTGAGTGATGAGATATCATCTGAGGGTGGCAGTTTACTTCTAGGGTAAAAAGAGGATTTGATGCAAAAAAAAGAACACAAAGAGTATGAGAAATTAAAGATGGGTGAACTGAAAAACCCAAATGATACTAAGGTTTCTGGCGAATTGATGGAAGCAGATCTTTTTGAAACTAAACAGACTGCTCAGAAGATAGATGAAGAACGTAAGGCTGATCAGAAAAAAAGAAGTGGCGAACAAGAAAAGCAATTTAAGTCTGAACAGAAACGTAGAAAGCGTAAAGCGTTTCTCAATCCTTATAAGAAATTTTTCAAATCTATCATATCTATGAATACATATGTAGGTATGATACAAAATTTTGAAGAATTAATCCTTGTGATATTTATTGATTCCTTAATGCTTTTTACTCTCGCTAGTTTAAGCTATATTATCTATATGATGTTTACATCTAAACCTGAAGATAATTTGCCTGTATTAATATTCAAGGCGTCTGCTGGAATAGTAGTGTCCACTATTTGCTTAGTTGCGCAAGCTAATATTCCTATAGCCAATAAACCTACCAAAATTATTGATGAAGAGGATTAATTATGTTTGCTACTTCAAAAATGGCATTAGCAAAAACTGTTAAGGGGAAATTGAAGAGTAGTGATTACTTCACTCAGAGTAGAGTATCTACTGCTCAAGTTGAAGAGGAGGAAGACTATAGAGTTGATAGAATGTTTATGACTGACGCTTATAGAGTCAACTCTTGGGTTAGGGCAATTGTAGATACTACAGCAGAGAGAGCTTCTCAGCCTGAGATATTCCCCATTCCTTTATCTATTAAAATGGATACGCAAGAAAAAGACTACTCTGATGATATAAAGAGGAAGATGGAGAATGTACTTAACCTGATGATGAAACCTAATGATGACTATGAAAGTTTTTCATCATTACAGAAGAAAGTGCTACACGACATTTTAGTATATGATGATGGCGGAATGGAAATTGTTAGGGGTACTCTTGGAGATGGCAGTAAAGTGCCTTTTGCTCTTAGGAGTAATGTGAGTGGAGAGGAATTGTATGTTAATGCTAGAAAGAATGGCGTACTGAAATCTAAGGCTTATGTGCAGCTAAGAGAAGGTAATGAAAAAGCGTGGTGGTCAAAACACGACTTTATGAACTTCATAAAAAATAGGCGTTCTGGTTATGCAAACGGAACATCCCCTATTGAGTCAATTGCGGCTTCTATCTTAGGTGATATGGAAGCCATGAATTATAATATCCAGTTTTTTGAGAATAACGCTAGGCCTAATCTGGCATTCCTATTCCAGAATCTTGGTTTTGGTCAAGGCAAGGGAGCTTTGACAAGAGCTAAGAAGTGGTACTATGAAGAACATCTTGGTCAGCCTCACAAGCCTTTGTTTATGGGAACTAATAAGGGTGAGGTTGAGATACAGCAGCTAACTGTACCCAATAAGGATATGGAATTCTCAGAATGGCAGAGAATGCTTCTTTCTCGTATTATGGCAGTATATGGAATGCAGCCGATGGTTATTGGAGCAATTAGCGGTTCTACTGGAATGCTAAATTCTGAGCTACAGGGAGAGCAGTACAAGAAGAATGCAATCATCCCTCTTGTGAAGTTATTCCTCAATACTATGAATCCTGTTCTTATTTGGGGCAATAATAATTTCAACTATGATGATATATTCCTTACATCTGCTAGGTTAGATATTGATGATGAAGCCAAGCAAGCTGAGATTTGGGAGAAATTTCTTAGATCAGGAGTCATTACTATTAACCAAGTACGTGGAGAGCTTCAGATGCCTCCAGTAGATTGGGGTAATGAACCTTTTGTACCACTTAACTTTTCTCCCCTAAGTGTGCTTACTGAATTCCAACAGTCTCGTATTGAAGCCAATAGGCGTAATAGTATGAGTGCTGGAGTTGACAATAATGTTGGTGGAGAAGGCGCAGAACCTCCAAAGAAGAAGAAAGAAGATGAAGGTAAATCTCAGATCAAACATATGGTTGATAATTTCGATACGCCTACTGGCTTAGAAAGAATTGACCCAACAATAATCAAAGACGTTGTTACTCAGATACTTAAAGAGAAGAATTCTGCTCCAGTATATTTTGATACTGGTAATAAGAGTATCAGTGGTGTCGCTAAAAGATATGGATTAAAATGGAACAACATACTGAAGAAACGGTAACATACCGTACCATTAGCGGAGCAAGGGCATCCAACTATGGATTTAAGGAAATAGATGGAGCGTTAATATTCTCACACTATCACCTATATAGCAAGGAAAATATTTGGAACAAATTTATTGCAGCTAATTTTAGGGATGTTGCTGATTGTCATTATCTTGCTTATAAGAATGACTGCGAATTATTGAGAACACGAAAGCGTAAGCTGAGTTCATTTATTAAGAGTATTTGGGATCAAGATGAAGATGTAGCTTTGATAATGATAAAAGCTATTGTGGCTATGAAAGATGAACCAGAACCTGAAATTATTGATAAGATACTTAGAGAAATTTTGCCTGGTATTGGTTTTTCAAAGATAAGGAAACCAGATGGTAAGTATTATTGGAAGATAAATGAAAGAAAAAAATTTGATGCAGGTATAGGGAAGGTACTTGTTTTAACGTATATTAATAACAGTTTTAATAAAGATAATACTTGGAAGTATATTAAGAAAAATTGCTACCTTAAAGATGGAACTTGGCACTACAAGAGTAATATTGCTAAAAAGAGAATTGAAAGCATATTAAGTAATTACATCAAAAATGGAGGAATACTTGTGGAACACGTAAATATGGAATTTAACGCTTTTGTGCCGATGACTGTCGTGAGCAAAGATGCTTTGGGTAGAGATAGATTTTTTGGTAATGAAACTGACGATGAGAAGCATCTATTTGTTTCAGGTGCAGCTTCTACTACAGGAGTAGATTTTGATACAGAAAGAGTATCAAAGAATTTTATTAAGAAAATGAAAAAACAAGCAGTTGGCCTTCCTCTTAAAGTAGGTAGTCATTTCAACGCCGATCTAGATAGCACCGTTGGGGTAGTTGTAGATAAGGGCGGTAATGATGATACTTTTGAAGTAGAGGGAAGGCTCCAAGCTTTTGATCATAACCCTAATGTTCTCAAGATTGCTCAGAAGATGGATGATGGTATTGCTTTTGGGTTCTCTATTTTCGGGAGAGTGACCAAGACCTTTCGGGAGATGGACAAGAAATTGGGTAGGGAAGTAGTTGTTCTGGATGATGGAGATTTGTCTCACATCCTTATAACTGACCAACCTTGCAATAAAGAAACTTTTGCAGAAGGTATTGTTAAGTCTCTTGTTGATAAATCAGAAGGCGCAGGAAACGGAATCAACGGTTCCAAACCCCGCCAAGAAACTGAGTACAAACACTCCTCTGCCATCCTAAAGCAAGAGCCTGAGATTACAGCTGCTACAGAATTACCTGATCAGGCTTATCCTATTAACTTTGCTACCAATAAAGTACACAAGGAATATCCCCACCACTATGTTAGTGATGGCATCTTATATTTACACAAAGCGTCTCTGGTAAGTTCTTTCAATACTGCAAAAGAGTCTAAGGCTCCTAGCATTGTTGTGAACCACTTACTTAACCACTTACAGATTATCGGCCTCCAAAAAGAGGTTGATGATTTTGCTAATTTAAAGAATAGCATGGAAGAACTGGCAAGCGTGAAGGAAAAAATTGATGCTTATCTTACAAAACTTGCAGACGACTGCAAAGCTAAAACAATTGGTGTAGAATCTAAAGAAGAAAAAATGAAGATCATTAATGAACTAATATTGCAAGTGGCACCGAAAGTTACAGATCTTATTAATAGCTAAGGAATTCCAAAATGGATTTCAGTAATGAAGAAATTGCAAAAATGATGGAAGCTGGCGTTGCCAAGATTCTTGGTACCTCCGCACCTGAAGAGAAGAAGCCTGAAGAGAACCTTGCCGTAAAGGGCCTTGAGGCTAAAGTTGATGCTGTGATGGATTTCATTTCTAAGAATGTTAAGGTTGAGAAACCTAAGACTGTTGAAGAGCAGTTTGAGGAAATGAAGAAGTCTATTCTTGATGCCGTTAAGGACACCAAGAAAGAAGATGTTGCTGATGAGGACAAGCCTCTTGAGAACATTACCGCTAAGTCTCTTAAGGAGATGGTTACTGGCGTTATCAAAGACGCTGTTGACACTAAGAAGATTGTTAAATCAGATTCGCCCAAGGGCCAGTCTGCTGAAGAAGATGCAATTGATGAATTTATCGGTCTTGTTGCTAAGTCTGCTGGTGTAGAGATGGAAGCTGACGAGGTAGCTGATGAAGATGATGCTGATGATGCTGGTGAGAAGCCTGTTAAGAAGGTTGCAAAAGAGGCTAAGGATACAGTAGTCCAAACTGTAGAGCAGTTTGACGAACAGGGTACTGAAATTCCTATGGCCAAGCGTCAGAAGATGCAGGAACTTGATAATTACATTGGTGACAAACTGACTTTTGAATTTCAGAAGCGCGGTATTGTCCCAGGTGATAACTAGAAATACTGATGTTAATTGAATAGTATAGTTTAACACTCACCCACACGTAATACGATAACTTACAGTATTTTTGGAGCAAACTATGAAAGTTAAGAATCTGAAGCAGCTTTCGCAGGCTCTCAAGAAGGCAGTGACAATTGGTAATCTACCGTTTGGCCGTGCGTCATCTGGTACAATTGCTCAGCCGTTCCTTCCTGATCCTCTTGCTGCTACATTTATTGATATTGTTACGGAGTATAATAATTTCCGTAAGGTTTTCAAGGTGCAGCCCATGAACAGTCGTGTTCGCACGATTCCTAAGCTGCTTACTGGTACTAAAGTCTATTACCAGCCTTCTGAAGCAACAGAAGGTCGGGAGACTTCCTTCAGCGCAAGTAACATTGAGCTGCTGGCTAAGAAGTTGTTTGCTTGGATAGAGATATCTGAGGAAACTTTTGAAGATGGTGTTCTTGACATGCGCTCAATGATCCGTATGCTTTTTGCACGCGGTATGGGCGAAGGTGAAGAAAAAGCATTCCTTACTGGTGACGTTGACCATGGTCAGACCACCGCTACGGAAGCTGATGGAACAGATGATTATAATGGTGTATGGTTCAACCGTGATGCACGGCTGGCCTTTGATGGTATTCTCACTATCGGAATTGAATCTGGTGTGAACTATGATGTCAACGGTAACTGCACTGTCGATGTATTCCGTCAAGGAATCTATCGGCTTGGTCGTTTTGGCCGTCAGCAGCCTAAGTTGATAACTTTCCTCAATCCGTTTTCGGCCAATCAGATGCTTGCAGATGATGACCTACGGACTGTTGACAAGTATGGCGCAAAAGCAACTATTCTCACAGGTGAGATTGGTGAGCTTTTTAATAAGTGGAAGATCATCCAGACAGACTACATCCCAGAAGGATACGGCGTATCCACTCATCGGGATAATGTCATTATTGGTGATCGTCGGCGTGTGAAGTTTGCGGAAGATGCTATCATCAAGAATGATAGTGTTGTGTGGGCAATCTCTGAGCGCGTTGCTATGGAAGTTGAATATGATGATGCAGTTCTGGTCTTTAACGGCCTGACAACTGGTTCAGCTTCCTAAGAGTTGAAACGCTAATATGATATGAATTTATGTGAGGGAGAGATTACATTAGTAGTCTCTCCTTCTTTAAATTATTTTTACTTAAGAATGAAACACGGAGATATAATGAAACCTAACGAACCAAAAAGAAGAAGCTCGCGTTTATCATCAAGGCAAGCATCTCGCAGAAAAATGATGCCAACTAAAGAAGCTGGCAGTAGCGGTAAGCCAACCTTACGTCCTATCAATAATGTGATGAAGTTTGGAACAAAATCTTCTGTCAATCATGAAGGTGACAGATTAGTTATAGAAATACATGAAGATGATATTGACGATATATCCCCTATGGATATTGACAAGTACATTAGCTTATATAAATCTCCTTTGATGAGATTGCCTGAATTAACTGGGAATGATGTTAATGATATTTACAAGCTAATACCTGCTAAAAGGAAAATGATACACTTTGCTCTATTTATGAATAATATCCAACACTATAGCGGTGGAAGATATTATTTGGTATATCTTGCTTATATGTTGGCTCAGATGGGCCATAAGGTTACTGTTGTTTCTGACAAGAAGGCATTTTTCCTAAAAGACTTTGATCGCATAGATGTTGGTAATAGAGTTGAATGGGTTGTTGCAGAGAAGTGCCGCAAATCTAATTGGTTCCTAAAGGCTACAGAGAATCCTTTTGATATAATTATCACTAGCCCTTTGGCTAGCGCTGGGTTCCGTTATGCTATGAATTGGGGCATACCTTGCTATGCAGGAATATTTGAGACTCCTAATTATGTTAGGAAGTATAGGTATGGTGATGATGCAACAGAAGGATACTGGGCAGCATATAAGAAGGGTATAGCTAATTATGCTCACCGCCTATTTACCATATCTCACGAATCTTTGAATCATGCAAAAGAATGGCTTGATGATGATAACATGAAAGTTAAGTTCAAGGGCAAGTTTGATCTTATACAACCTGGAATTAATACTTGGGCTGCAGATAGTGTAGAGTGTGAAGAGAAGAATGAAGTAGTATTTGTAGGTAGACATGTTGACTTTAAGAACCCAAATGATATCATCTTTGCTATATCAAAAATAGATGAAGAGATACGTCCTGCTGTTAACTTTGTCGGATCTCATAGCTCCAAGCTAAGAGTTGTAATGGAGAAGAATGCTCAGACAGTAGGAGTCAAAATACGCTTTTATGCTAATGTTACTGATGAGGAAAAGTTCTATATCATTAAGCGTTCCAAGCTAATGATTTTTCCGTCAGTATTTGAAGGGTTCGGGATACCACCTGCAGAAGCTCTATATTGTGGCAAGCCTGCTGTAGTATATGATATTCCAGTTCTTAGAGGCGAATATGGCGATACTTTGGAGTACGTCCCTATCAACGATGAGAGCGCCTTATACCTTAAAGTAGAGGAACTACTAAAGGATAAGGAGAAACGGCTGAGATCAGGGCTTAACGGGCGTATGGCGTTCTTTAATAAAGATAACCCGATCCCCGTTCTACCTTCGTTTACTAAGAAGCAGTTGAGAAAGGCTTTCTATAATGGTAAAGACCTTTCAATAACTGCTGGTATGATTGTTCTTAATGGAGCAGATACTATTGAACTTGCTCTTAAGTCTATATATGATTGTGTAGATAGAATTGTTATTGTTGAAGGAGCTGTTAAGGACTATGCTGATAACAATCCTAAACTTCACAATAATTGTAGCAGTATAGATAACACTAAAGAGATACTTGGAAATTTTCCTGATCCATTTAATAAGATAGTTGTTATTACTAGGTCTAATGGGAAGTGTTGGAAGAATAAGAATGAGATGCAGAATGCTATAGCAGAAGAAATTGATACTGATCTATATCTTAAGGTAGATGCAGATGAGATATTTATTGAACCTGATATAGAATATATGAAAAGATTCTTCATGGAAGATCCAGAGCTTACTGTTATACAGATCCTTAAGCACGAATTTTGGAAGGGTTTGGATATGGTTGCTTGCGGAGGTATTTGGGATAGGACGCAAGCTAGGATGTGGCGTTGGAATAAATGTTTCCGTCATTCCGTAGATAAGAAGACTGGGTTCAATTACTTCCTAGATGTAGTAGGTGTTGAAGTAAAGGCCCCGAATTATAAGGCGATGAACCTTGTGGAGAAACTTTGCTACCATCTTGGGTATGCGAGGGATGAAGATCAGATTCGTGCTAAGATAAATTATTACAAGAATAGAGGTATTGAGCAAGGCGTTACAGATAACTTCTCTAATTGGGAAATGGGAATGCCGACCAACTCTACTCACCCTCAAGGGACTACTGCTAAGACGTTTGATGGTTATCTACCCAAAATTTTAAGGAAGGGGTATTTTGATATCAAGACTGATCTGGAGGTGAAAGAGAGAGTTGAAAATAATACAAATATGATACATTCTCCTGTCAAGAGAAAAGATATTGGCAAGGAAGTTGAACGTCCTCAGAATCATTAAATTGGAGAAATGAAAAATGCCTCTTAAAAGAGCACAATCTGTATACAAATGTTTAAGGGTTAAGAAGGCCAAAAGCCCCTTGAAGTCAAGGTGCAATAAAAAGTTGTCAAAACAAGGCAACGGCTTTTTGTGCGATAATTGCCTTATTGAAGCAAAGCAGCATAAGATTCCTATCCTTATGTGCGGCGATGTTGGCAAGATTCTGAACATACCTTTTAAGAACCAAGTATACGTATGGTTAGACCTTGCTAATAATAATGTTAGAAGTGAAGATGATGAAGCATCAGAAAAGAAGAGGGAAGTCCAGTCTAAACTTTGGGATAAGTTAGATGACCTTTCTATGGAGAAGTTGAGAGAGTTTTATGAGTCAGTAGGGTTTCGTAATTGGGACACTTTGGCGTTTAAAAATAGCAACAGAGAAACTTACAAGTTAAGGTTTGCTGTTACTAAAACTATTGTAAATAAATTTGTAATGGAAGGAAGTTGATTATGTCAATGTCATCAGAAAATTCGCTTAACAAGAGAATTGCAAATATTGATGAAATAGTTTCTTCTCAAGATATAGTAGAGCGCGGAGCAACGCAAGATGATACTGTTGCACCTCAGACTTTATTTCATCTTCACGAAGTAGATCTGAATGTAGCTGGAGCAACTGAGCTCAATATATTCATCGGAGAGCAGATAGTATTTCATAGATCTGTAGCAGCAGCTGTTGAAATACACGTAGTTGATACTGATGTGTCTACTACAGAGCAAGGCGCTGACTTTAGAATTACTTGTAGTCCTGCTGTCCTTGTTGATGGTACTATTA